CCCATGTACATCCCCTCTGACCAGGAGCTGGCGACCTTCTACCTGAAACACCATAACTGGACAACCGAAGAGTGGGTGAAGACGTGCGACATCGGTGACCTGGGTCCGCTGTATGGCAAGATGTGGCGCGCCTTCCCGAACGGGGACGGTACCACCACCGACCAGATCCAAAAGCTGGTGAATGGTCTACGGATGAACCCCACTTCTCGTCGGCATGTGGTCTCTACCTGGTTCCCGGCCTTGCTGCCGGATGAGCGCCTGTCGCCGCAGGAGAACGTGGCACGTGGTAAGATGGCGCTGGCGCCCTGCCATTGGAACTTCGTGTGTAAAGTGGAAGAGATGTCGGCTGAAGAACGGCTGGCGAACCACAAACATAGGTTGTGGACGGATTTCTCCAAGTATGTGATAGCGGCAGAGATGAAAGTCACGGGCGGATGCATCTCCCAGGAAGAGCGGGAAGCCATCGTGTTGAAGTACGCGCCCAAGTACCGACTGAACCTGCATGTTAGTCTGCGTTAAGAGAGAGCGCCTTCGTACGGTGACGTACGTCGAAAACCTTACCTAAAACGGGGAAGCTGTCGGCAAGACCGGCATGTCAATCCGTTGCTAAGTTACTCGAGCTGTTATTCATAACGAATCCATCTAATCAGTGTGTTGTTAATGATTTGGATTTGGGTATGATTAAAGATAAACCATACGTGTATGTCATTTTAGAGGTTGGTACTGGAAAGAGGTATTACGGAAGCACCAGGAATTTCAAGAGGCGAAAGGCTGATCATATTGGAATGCTAATGGGCGGACGACATCATAGTAAATCTTTACAAGCAGACTTCGATAACGGTGGGATCTTTAGAATAAAGCCGCTAAAGTCGTTTGATACCTATGAAGAGGCGTTCCAATTAGAGTCTGCTCTTGTCAATCGCATTATAGCGACTGGGAAGCTTTATAATGTCGCTGCCGGCGATAGCTTTAAAGACACTTTGACATACAACCCAAACCGAGAAGACGTAATTTCACGTAGAAGCAAGACGCTGTCTGAGACATGCGCCGCGATGACACCAGAGCAGAAGGCAAAGCGCTGGGACATTAGCGGATGCAAAAACCCAATGTATGGTAGGACACATACAGACGAGGTTAAGGAGCGACAGCGACAGCGAATATTGGGAACGACCCCACCAAACAAAGGCAAGCCAATGCCACAACGCCAATACGAGGAGATGTGCAAACGCATGCGCGACAATGCACATCTTTATCGAGGTGAGCGCAACCACTTCTACGGTAGAACTCATAGCGACGAAACCAAGAGACGCTTGCGCGAAGCCAACCTAGGAAGACTAAACGGGACTGAAATTGGCGTGGTTATAAATGGCGTTGCGTATGATTCCATGCAGCGGGCCGCCGATGCGTTAGGAATATGTCGAGGTACGGTTCGACATCGCGTTAGGTCGAAAAACCCAAGATTCTCGGAATGGAAAATAGCTTGAGTATAAATGCCCCACGGACATCGAAAGGCACCGTCAGGTGAACTGAGTAGAGTAGGCTACGAGCGTAGTCGAAACGGTAAGTGTATCTCAACCTTTACATATAAAGTCATGTGCAGTGACTTGTGGGTTGAGATAGTGATTTGTCCTCATTCCCATCGCGAGGTGGGCAGTACATTCTGGCCAGATGTACGGGCTAGGCCTAGCGAGCCTAGTTGAAGGTAATGTCTAACGATTGGCCGGCCGGCGCGCCAGTGAACATCATGTTCTATGCACTGCTGACCCATATCCTGGCGGCCGAAGTGGACATGGACGTAGGTGAGCTGTGGCTGACTGCGACAGACGCACACGTCTACGAAAACCAAATCGAACCGCTAAAAGAGCAGTTGTCACGGGAACCGTATTCGTTGCCGCAACTGAAGATGCTGCGTCTGGCACCGACGGTGTTCGACTACAACCCCGAAGATTTCGAGTTGGTGAACTACCAACATCACCCAGCTATTAAATTTGAGGTGGCAAAATGAGTAGTGAAAGATTGGCGTGTTATGTCGACGGTAGTATGGAAATTACCCGTGCAGGAAACACTACGGTGGAGTACTACCTGAAATCGCAGATTACTGGTCCAACACTGACCATGTTGCCCGGCATTGCCTGTCCGACATTGGAAATTGGCGACAAGGTAACAGTAGTTGATAATGTCGCGTTCTCCGACAGTGGGGTGATGGTTGGTCGCATTGTTCCTGCTCACGCACCATTGCGTTACACCTTTGTCGAGAAGGGCCCTGCTTCGCCCGCAAGTGAGAGCTAATGGCGATATTGGAGGCGAAAATCGGGAGTGTGTATCACTCCCGTTCTAAGATACCATGTAAAATACTGGATGTGTGTCAGCACGGTCAGGATTGCAGCATTAGAATGATATACTACACCAACTTAACACCAACCTTCGACAGCCCTGCTGGAAAACGGTGGGTGATGGAAGAGTCGTTGTTTTTGTCTATCTTTAATGAGATAGCAGATTGACCAATGGAGTCGTTATGACGAAGTATGGTAAGTTGAAGGAGATCGAGGAGATCTCCATGGATGAGGATGGTCAAACGCTGAAGTTAGTGTTTGAAAATGACGAGACGGTACAAGAGCGTAGCTGGCCAGAACTGGCAGACGGGAAGTCACTGCGGGACCATCTCTGGAACAACAGCGAGTTCGTGAGCTTGCTGAAAGACGAACCAGACATGGCATTGCTGCTCATTGACATCCTCAGTCGTAGAACTGCCGGCCCTAACCTGCGCTACGAAGACGTGGCTACAGAAGAGTTCAAGGCAGAAGTAGCGGACATCCTCGAGAGCGAAGTTCTCTACGAGGGTTGGTTTAAGTTACTACGGCTGAAACTGCGCTATCAACGCTTTGACGGTGAGTGGTCTGAACCCCATGAGCATGTTGGGATGTTCGGCAGTAGTGGTGTATCTGTACTGTTGTATGACCCGCAAACCGAGCATGTCGTGCTGGTAGAGGAATTCCGGCAGGGGGCAGCCTTTACTGACAACCCGTTCTTGCTCGGTCTGGCTGGTGGTGGTGTGGGTAAGGAAGAATCGCCTAAAGACGCTGCTATCCGGGAAGCCAAAGAAGAAGCCGGAGCCACTGTGTACGACATTCAGCATCTCATGACGTATTATGTGTCGCCTGGATTCACGGACAATCGCAACCACACATACGTGGGGTTCGTAGACTCCACGAAAGTGGGCGGCGTGCATGGTCTTGAGCACGAAAATGAAAACATTCGGGTTAAGGTGATGCCATTGGCGGAGGCATTGTCTTTGATCAGTGAAGGTAAGTTGGTGAATGGACCGGCGATGACAGCACTGCTGTATTTTGGTTTGCACAAAGACAGCATTTTGAAGATAAATTAACCGTTAACGTAGGTGGGTGGGGCAGTGCCCCACCCACCCTTCTTATGTTACTAGATTATCGATAATGGGAGTTAATCATGGCTAACAGACACGGTCAGATATCTCGCGTGGCCTTCGCCATTCAAGATGGTCGTGATCAAGAAGGGTTCCCAAATTGGGCGACGGTGGTGAATCGGGGGTGGAGGGGCGTCAATGCAGGAAGAGTGGTGGATCTCATGGCGCTGTCTGTCCCGGCGCCAGGTTGGATGTCTGAAATAAAGCCCGCTAAAGAAGCGGTGTCGCGCGAACTAGTACATACACTAGGTCGGTACCCTGGACATGTGAATCAGGTTTGGGAGTACATGATGGACCATCGCATGGAGGGACGTAGCGACACGTTCAGCTATGTGTGTTTGGTGGCCGAGGTGTTGCGCGGATCACACCAAGGTCTTGATCAAGGCGCTCAAAGTGGTTGGGTGCGTATTGACGCCATCACAGTTAAGGATGTAGATGGAGGCGTAACTAAATATCATCAAAACCTGACACTGTTTAATTACATCAACGGTTGGGAAGGCGGCCCGGTCTGGAGATCCAGTCGCACCATTAAACACCCAAAAGCCATCCAGAACGTCCATTTAAAGGCGACAATATACCACGGGCATGAGGCCTTCCATGATGTGGGGGGTGGATGGAACCCTGGATATGTAGTGTCTACCGACCCTATCCGAATAGGGCCAGCCTTTGGCAGTCCGAGCATTCCCTCGTCCACTGTAAACATACGCACACACGACCGGACTGCCTGGTATGGGTCACTGCCCGGAAGTCACACTGTAGGTACTCCGACAAAGACCCGTGATGAATATGCCATTATTCGTCCGTTTGAAAAATGGGTGTGTGTTTATAAGTATTTTGGTACTAGTCCAGCGTGGGGTGCCGGCGTCACTCCGTACCATGGCGTGAGCGTGCGCGGGGTCCAGAACGGTCATCATTACCACGAACACCTGTATCATGGCGGCCGTGAACTGATGATGGTCGAGCTCGGACATAGTGGGGATCGAAACGGACGCAATGACTTCAGATTCTGGCTGGAGCGAAAGGGCGCCATTGCCTTTAAGGTGATGAAGAACGGCAACCCAGACGACATGTCTATTGGTCAGGATATCACCAGCGGCACGCAATATGCCAGAAATCTTCCATTCTACATCTGGCTTAGGATCCAGTAGTAATACGCAGATTGCTTTCACGTAATAAGCGAACAGTTAGAGGGGGCTTCGGCCCCTCTAACTTTTTATTTGCGCCATCATTCATATAGCCAACCATCCAGCATTTTTCAGGTATATGTTATCCAAATGCATCTGAGCATTAACCAAACCAGTTCTTGGAGATCAACGCATGGAAAAGTATAAGCAAGTCCCCTTACGTGCACATGGAGAAACCGAAGCACGGGACCTGGATACCAGCGAATACATGGGACGCAAACATCGATTGATAGCAACGGTTAACGAAATGCGGAATAACCCATCTATACCAAAGCCCTCCCCGTTCGGACGCGATATCGTCAGCCCTCACCAATTCGATCAGTCTGTTGGTCCTCGGGGTCGCATGACAGACATCGGCCCTGATATTTTCCACAGTGCAGTTACGACAACTCTGACATCATCCGCGAGAGCCGCAACCAGTCACACTGACCAAACCAGTGCGAACGCATTACAGTCAGCTCTCGGCTATCGCCGCCCCAACCCTGCGGTCGGTCCTGACGCTGGTCGTCCGGCACCGTTTAGAGCACCTAGTTACCACGTCTTGGTTGGTGTGTTCCCTCCAGTCCCTCGGGAACAGGTATTGGCGATGAAGCCCAAGGAAGCGTTTTTCAGTAAGCTGACGCCGCGCTCACAAATGGTGTTCAAGCTACTGGCTAGTTTCAATAAGGCCGTGATTTACCGAACCGACAACGGTCCCGACACGGTCGACCTCAGAAGCAGTGTGGCATTACTGCCACGGTATGGCGATGGTAGTCTCCAGCCGTGGAATATTGTCATTGAACAAGGCGGCGGCGAGTTGGAAGCGTACAGTCTGCTAGCTTTTAAAGGTAAATTAGGAGAAGAAGCATTTTTGCTTAAGGATTGGCGGAGCAGTTTGGCTCAGGACGCCTTCTACATGTACCACATCCCAAGCGAGTCGTTTTACAGCTACGCGTCAGAAGATGCCGAGCCGCACCTCGTCTTACCATGGAGTGACGAATATCGTCTAGCCGAGTTATTATTAGGCCGTTGTGGTGGGGTATTTAAGGCGCGGCTTGATGCGTATGAGGCGGCCATTGCTGCCCAATTGCCCGTTAAACGCAAAGTGGTGGAACAAGAACTGAAACGTGAGGCAGTCATTTGGTACATTACCGATCTCGAGAAACAGCAAGCTACTACCTGGCACCTCACCACCAGTCGCGCTATCCCCAAGCTGGGTCAATACCGCGGGCCGTTATCTAGACACACTGGTAGGAAAATGATCCCACATGACCGTAGCGAACACAAAAATCGGCGTTACAATGCCGATGGGACTGTGAGGTTGGAGTGGGAGGTTGCCGCCACGAAAGTTAATGGCGGTGTCGAAGCCCGCCACGGTGCCCAGATCTCAGACATTATCACAACCCAATCACGGAGTCACCATGACTAAAGTAGTTGAATTCAAAGTCCCAAGTAAGCCTGCTAGAATCACTGTCCAGGATGAATACAACCTTGGTGATGCAGGGGCTTATGTCCCACTACCCATCAAGCTGAGGCTACTGGAACGATTAGCGATGCAACACATCGATCTGGAATCTAATCAGCCAGATCTGCTGATCTTAGCAGACCACCTCAATCATTTTCTCGGCGAAGCGTTAATCTATACCAACGTCGTGTCTAAGGTGACGGTCCGTACCAGATCAGACCTCGAGTGGCAGTACGATGTCCGCATTGACTTACAGCACATGGACGATTCTCGACGCACTGTCGCAATTGAAACCGCGTTGATCTCCACACCGCCCGGCTCCACGTACAAACGCCCTGAAGATGAGCTGGCGACGCGTAGAGACTTCCTGAACCGGTGGGTGTCCATAACTGCTGACGAATGGCTTGATGAACGAATCTTTAATCGCTACGGACACCGTGAGCTTGGGTTCGGCCGGGCTGGCAATAAGTTCACCATCATCCGACGTGCCTCACCGCAACGGTCAGTCATTACCTGTTTTGAATTCAGCAGCAAGTAGTCGCTCCTTACTAGGGTGGACATATGGAACGTATCATACATTACGTATTTAAATACGCCAATCAATGGTGGTTTGATCTTCGCTTTAAGTATTACTGCTGGCGTTATGGTGGCGCCAAACACATACCCGGAGAAGTCGTCGGCAAGTTGTTGGGGCGGATGAGTGATCATGATGCGAAAATCATTAAGTTTGGGGTCAAGTTGGATAAGCTGACGACCCCCATCGGTCTAGACCAGGAAACTTCGGTGGTTTGTTTAGAATACGGCACTTATGTGCGTGGGGAGCCGATGGATGCAGAACGTCGTTCCAACATGCATCGGTTGATCGAGTCGGCGCGTACTGGAAGGGATATTCTGAATGCGCTCGAGCTGGCAGGTGACGTTACTTACATTACTGGTTATTACCGTGCAGTAATGTGCGGAAAAGAACACGAATTTGAACAGCTACTGACAACACATATCTACTCCTTTAAAGACCAGTAATTAATATCAACATTCACTGACTTGCTCTATTTTGAAGATAGCCTTATCGAAATGATAAGATAGATCTACGCTTTAAATAACATCAAATTCCACGAGTAATAAATCAAGGAGAACTGGACGAATACGACATTGGCAATGCGGCGATACTTTTACCGATCGATGTCCAGTTTCGTCTGATTGAGGATAGCGTCATCGACCACCTCTTCGAGGACGAGCAGAACACCACGATTTTGGAATTGATCAATCACCTGAAGGTAGTGCTTCGCGATGTTCTGCTAGACCGTCCTGTGTTTTCTAAAGTTACTGTCCGCAAACGCAAGGACCTTGGTGACAGCTTCTCGGTTATGGTCACGATCACCCGACATTGCCGAGAAACTGGAAAAGTCAATAACGTCTTTATCGAAGCTGTGATGGCCGACATGGAAGAGGAAGAACAATACACTGGCAGAACCGGCACAACGTCTACAACGACTCCGTTCGATATGTTGGGACCTCGTTGCCGTAACTTGTTGTTAGACAACATAGCAAGATACATCAGAAATGGGGACGATGCCGGGGCTTTAATCGAGCGGGACCAAATCTCAGCATGCCGTCGGATATCGAAACACCATACAGTGGTGATTTGTGTTATACGAAGCGAAGATGTCCTTGTGTGATACGTTGTCGTACATTTGGAGTAAGTATCAATGGAACATCATCCTCCCGATACATTGTATATAACTAACTCAACTCGCCCATTAACCGACGCCACCTTCGAGTACCGCTAACTATGAAGCACCCACAGTTTAATCTTCAACTACCGCCACAGCGCCCCAGGACAGGCAAGTCCGCAATCGGTGACATGAGTATGCAGGAAGAAGCATTGCGCTTAATCATTGCTGAATATAGGCGCTTCTTCCCGAGTGATCAACAAAACCTCCTCCACCGGCTAGAACACGGCGGCGTGGGTATGTATGATCTGGAAACCACGACCACAAGGAAATAACCTAATGAGTATTGTTGTATTGCAAGGCATTATCGTTGCATTGGCGATTGTGATCATGTTCTTGCTCGGGAGTTTGATCCTGACTTCCAAACATCTGAAAGACCTTAAAGGTCGTCACCTTAACCTCAGGGAAAAACTGGATGCGATCTCAAAACAGCTCGATGATGAGCTGGAGCACATTGCCGCATGGAAAGAGAGGAATCGTGATGAGTAACATCAAAATCAACGAATACCTGGAGGTGGTCATCCTCCCCCTGAACGATGACAGTAAACACCAAATGGTCTCGATGATGATTCCTGCCGTGGGTCGCGACACCTATTTACAGTCATATATTCCGGTGGCGGTAATGTACAGCAACGACGTTTATCGACGTTACGTTGAAAACGATCGTGATGTGGCGACCAAGCTGCAAGATAAAATCATCGATGTTGTAATGCGAGCACTGTCCACAGACACCCACACTTACGTCACCGACATCGGCTTCACCGCTGACGTGTGGGAACTCGAAAGCCTAGACGGGGTTGTGTTGTCTAACCGTCCTGAGTTTCACGCACTCGCCAGTCGCTATTTGTATCTTATTTAATGTGGGGATGATATGCGTTGGCCTGACCCGTTTATTGAAACATCGACTCGTATATTGAACGAGTACGCCGTGATACTAGGACTGCCTGAAAACGGCAAGTATTGGATAGCGCAGTATCCGAATCGGGAATGGTGTTATATCGCCCTGATGCAGTTAGCGTTAGCCAAGAAGCTGGAACAGGACGTTGCTGTCCCTGTGGATGCGGTTGAGCCCCTAGCGCATGGCGGTGCTTATGTGGTGATGGGACTGATGGCTGGGTCTGACCTTGATAAAATAGAAGAAGTGCTAAGGCATCATCTTGCGGTCAACTTAGACCATCACCACCGGCCCCGATGGGACGAGTATTTGCGACTTATGGTGGAGGATGCACAGAAGCTTCACGCGGCGTGTAAAGAAATCATTCGACTAACCACACATTAACGATCGAGGAGGGGGGTCAGCCTCTCCTCCTTTTTTTTTGTGAAAGTTTACCAGGACTGGTGTTAATGTGTTACTTGCACTGGAGAACCCAACTATGAATCCTCCCATTTGCTGGACTCGAAAGGGTCTTGAGAAGTCACCTAACTTACTGGTACCTGCATACCTCACTGCCAGCTACTTGTATTACTTGCACCCTGAAGAAGAGCCGATCATGTCCGACACGGACTACGATTGGGTTTGTATTCAACTGTTGAAACACTGGGACGACATCACACATCCCCACAAAGCAAACATAGAGATCGATGACGTTAAAGCAGGGACTGGGATGTCGTTACGTGAACACGATTATCCAGGCATGGCCAAGAGCTGTGCCATCGCCATGTCGCGCGGAACCCTTCACCCAAAGCCTTTAGTTTAAGGAACCTCAATGAAAACCGTTATTGTCGCTATCACTTCCACCCCAAGGTCTAACAAAAGTCAGGTATATTTAATCACGTGACTTAGGTTGCGTGATTATTTTACACCATACAAACATCCCGTTACATTTAAATATTGGATGTTCTAATAGGGGTATTGCCCCCCCCCCTCCTTTACGATTATTTTGAGAGGTTTCATAATGAGCGACGTATTGAAACATCCCGTAGAACGTAAGTATGAGGTTCTCTCGATGGAAGTTATCCTCGAAGACCTGCGAGTGTTTCATCAGCCCTGGAACTGTGGCTTTACCGACACCACGAATGAGCTCCTGCTGAAATTGGAAGCCCGCGCTACGCTCCGCACCCTGAACTACCATGCCCTTCTGGGCGAGTGGATTACCCGCCTGAAATACACTTCGACCACACATGCTGAGAATTACTACCTGACCGAAGGCGCTCCGCGTTTCTCGTGGGTCAGGCTATCGATGGATGAACAAGCGGTAATTGAGCGTTACCGTAAGGAGTACCCGATCACGTTCATAGATGAGGGGTTGAAAGTCAACCAACATAAAGGCATCGACCTGATCCGCTTCATCCTGCAACTGCGGAACCTTACCGCTAGAAAATAACCCACGCTTTCATTATCTTGGAGACCCCATGTCTGGAAAACAAATGACCAAAGCACAGAAGTACGAAGCTCGCCTGATCAAGAACTACCGCCGGGCAATTGACCTGACTATCTCAGGTGTCACGTATATGGGATGCAGTGTGGTCCGTGGCGTCACCGTCGAAGGCATTGAACGCATCCGTCGACACACGCGGGAAAAATACGAGGCAGACGCACTTGAAGAAATCGTGCGCAGTCTGCTGCGTCAGCACCCACGCACTTTCAACGTCTGGTGGTGTGTGTTCCTGGCAGACGACACCGAACTGTGGGTACATGAAGACACCCAGAGCTTTGAGCGCCTTAAGGTGCGGGAGTTCGATGTGGTGTTCGGACAGTATCTGCAATCCATCATCGATGACCTGCGTGGCAAGTACGGCTACGACGCCGTGAAGGGATATGGTTGGGTGGCAACCCACGGCGATGTCAACAAGATCACTGCTCGCAGTGACATGATCCTGGACCAATTCCTCGACCTGGACATTCTCGACACCGAGAAAGCCAACCGGGTTCTGACCGAATGTAAACTTGAAAAGCAAATGCTCGGCGGCGGTAATGCCACTGCTGAACAAATGGAAGCCATCCGTGACGCACTTGCGGCTGCGGAAGCCTCCAACAACACCAACTCCAACACCAACCAAGTAGAAGGAACTGTATAATGACTATCTCGAAAGAACTGCTTCCCCTGTTTCCCGCTGATGAGCATGGCGTACACACTGCCAAAGTAGTGCGTGTCAGTAAAGGTGACGTCACTCTGGCGATCGATCCTGACATGTCGCCCAAGGAAGGCCCACTGGCGGCCTTCGGTGCGTTGAAGTCCATTGTCATCGCGTTCGATAGCAAGAAGCACGACGTCGCGGCCGGCGATAGCCTGCTGTTGTCTGTGAATGCAGCAGCCGGGGAAGTGGAGGTGAATGTGAAACGTTCGCCTCGTAAAGACACCACCACTGACGGCAGAACGTCCATGTCGGTGATCGAGCGGTACTAACAGTCGACTGGGAGGTGGTTTCGACCGCCTCCCCTTGCTATGTTTTATTTTTTATCTTGGAGTTTCAATGACCACAGCAATACTGGCCGACGGGTTTTTAGCCATGGATAGTACGATCTGGGCAGGTTCCAATGAGATCAAAGAAGACGTACCCAAACTGTTCTTGTCGGAAGACCAACGTGTGGCGGTAGGTATCTTGGGTTCCTACCCTGCCACACGAGTGATTCGTGACCGAGTAAAGAAGATACGGGAGTTGGTGGGTGCCCATTACGCAAATCAGCCGCTGAACAAAGAGTGGCTGGCACTGCTGGCGAATGGTGAAGATGAGTACTTCATTCTGACGCATGACAGTTCATTTTATTTAGATGATAATGGATTGTGCGAGCTAGGACACGACCGTCGTCGCTGGGCAGGGACTGGCGGACAAGCAGCCATGGTGGCATACCTGGCCGGTCTTGAGCCGCATGCCGCAGTAAAGCTCGCAGGTGAGTTCGGGGAGCTGCAAGGAACTGGTGTAGACATTGTCCACGCCGCTAATTTAGAACCCATGGAGACCGTCTAATGTCTGGCGTTATCATTGCAAACGAAACCCATCTCACTGTACCTAAGCGAATTGCTGGCTTGTCCGCGGAGTACATCGACCTGAAACGGGAGTCGCTGTTCACACCTTACGGGCTGTTTCTGCCGCTGGATATCGTGTCGTTCAACGTATGGAACCTGTTAGTGGGGAATTTCAAAGCGCGTGACACGGGTGCGTTACCTGGTATCCTTCGCGGGGCACTGTTGCGCCACGATGGCACGCTGTACGACGTCAAGCTGATCCCGGAAGACCGGCATTACGTCAACGCCACTATCCCGTCGGTGCTACCCTACTCCACCCGGTTTATTGTGATGTTTGAAGTACGGGCATCCGCTGCCCACGTCGCAATGCACCTTAGCAACGACGACATCAAGGGTGCGTTGGATCTGCTCAGTCAAGTATCACTGATCCGCACGGAGAACTACGATATCTTACCGATGACGGAGTTGTGTCAAGAACTCAAGCGCAGGCGGTGCTTCAAGAACCTGCCGAGACTGACCAGATTGAGCCGCCTGTAAAAAAACAATAGTAGACCACTTCTTATGTTAGTGGTCTTATTATCTTGGAGGACACAGTGAAGACAACCGAATGGCATATAACGCAGGCGCATTGGGCGATGCTGTTAGCGATCGCAGCAGTATGTACCCAGCTGGGTAACTTGGCACTGCTATACGCCCCCGCATCCTGCGGGCTGATACTGGCAACCGCGAGACAGGGACCAGTGGCAACGGTGTTTTATAGCGTGGGTGGACTTTTGTACCTGGCTCTGCTGATAGCCTGGGCCATGTCTGGCGATATGTCTGTGGCCGGGCCGGTGTTTGTAATGCCAATTACGTTGGCGTTATTCATTCGCTGGAGCGTGCCCGTCAATCAACAGTTAGCACAACACCGAGACGTGGCCAATGAAATCCTAATCACTGCCATGCTGTCTACCGCAGTGATCCCTTACGGTCTCGATAACAACATCAATACCCTTTACTGCTTGATGGTAGGTGTGGGTGCGGCGGCGATCTCGACAGTACTATTGAACCTGCGACGACAGTGGTATGTGTTGTTGCTAACGTCGTGGATGATGCTGATCGCTTCCACCAAGCACTCCCTGGATCAGCAGGCAGAGTCCGTTGAGTTGTTGGTCTGGTGTGTGTTGACTCCTATGATGATTTACATGTCGCTATTCACCGCCTATCGTTATTATAAGGAGAACTCATGAACGCTAAAGTAGAATACGTTGCTGAACAGTACATCAACGACGTGGAAGACCATCTGGCGAGCTGTGCCTCGTTCAGTGGTGTAGTCCATGCTACATTCAAACCAGGCGTCTCCATGACACCGCTGGAAGCCATTGAGGCAATCCGTAAACATTACCCCAGCTTTGAGCGGCTGCCGGTTCATGCCGCGGTTATTGACGGCGGCGTGATTGCGTTCAGTCATGCCCACCCTGACTTCGTGGGACGGTTGAAAAAGTTCGATGAGTTAGAAGGGGCCGATGGTTACGGGTTGGCAATCATCCAACCGGGGTCGGTGGGTCTGCACGACATACCGTCGCGGGCCATGCAGCGTGCAAAAGACCTGTTGTTCACTGAACACCGTGACATCTACTGTAATGCCATTTACGTACGAATGTTAGAACGGGATTACATGAAAGGTGGTGGTGAGGCCATTGAGATCTCCTACAGTCGTCGGTTTAAGATGGTGACGGTGGCTGTCCCTGAATGCCTCATTGTCGAATTCAGACTGGGCGATTAAGGATATGTTACTGAAGAAACAGGCAGCGCTTTATCCCGACCACCTACACGAAATCCATATGGTCATTCGGGATGTGGCCACAACCTTTGGCATGGAGGTGCCGGACATCATTTCGGAACTTATCTGTCGTCGTGACTTCCCGCGACTAGCTCGACAACAGTACCCGTTCGAGTGGTTGACTCGTTATCTCGGAAAAACTGGGTTACTCCCTGAACGTAAACGTTTGTATCTTACACGACATTACCAAGTGCGGGAGTGTATTGAGCGTAAGTGCAATGCACCCATTTTCATTGAAGCTTAACTATAAGGATTACACATGTCTTTCAACATGGCACTCACCCAGTACGTCAAAGATGCCCTTTCCGATCAGACCCGCGATGAGCGCGCGATGCGACAATGGTTCCGACAGCTCGGATACGGCGGTGGTCGAACGGCCGCCATCTTGCAGGCGGTCGAACACGGCATCGAGTTCCTCAAATGTCGCCCCGAAATAAAGAACGTCATTCATCGGATCGGTGGTGTGGGTCGCCTTGCGCCACATGGACACAAACTCATCATCGGTGGTCCGGTGTTGTACTTGGGTGTTGAACTGCCGGTGAGCTTTGCAGTGGAGGTAACTATCAATCAGCACGATAAGCTCACCCATGACGGTCAGTACGCCGCAGGCGTCACGCATGTTAGCGAAAGTGACAACGAGTTCTTCAACAACGCGTTGGTGTTTGTCAATGCGGTTACCTCTGCGATTGATCGCCGCTACGATCTGTATTCGGCACAGACGGTGGTAAGTACGGACGATGAATTCGAGGCCTGCTGGATCGAAACACCTCAACTGTCCACCCCGATGGGTATTGAGGTCAAGGCACGAATCAACATCGATCGTAACCTGCTTAGTAAACTGGCGCAGGTAAAAAGAAGAGAAGCCTAAACTTGTCGGCGGTCTACGGATCGCCCTTTTATGTGTCAAGGAGCGTACCATGCTTAAGTTAAGTAAAGAAGCCATACTGGATATCATTGTTTACGGCGTGGCCACTGATGTTAATGGCGATGATGATGCAGACTGGACCGTGCGGGAAAATCAGATCCAAGAGATCATGGATACACTCCATATCGACCATAAACAGGCCACGGATCTGCATGATCGTATCCGCAATCGCGGCGTGGAAATGTTCGAGCAGCTACTGATCGACGAAGATCTTTAACCTAAAAAAGTAAATGGTATAGAGATGGCGCAGTGCCATCTCTTTTTTTTTTGTAAGTGTGTCCAAGTAAATCCTATGCACACACCATAGGAGCTTGAGTTATGATAGATATATCCAGACACCCCACTGACATCTTCATCGATATGTTGCGCAGTGCTAACCCTAACCTGCCACCACTCACCAAAGATGACATCAGTACCCGCAATTTAGTGACCACACTGCCGCCAACCACCACTGAGGTGGACGTGGACCTGTTAATCGACCCTTCTGAGGTCGACGGGGACTACGTCACGTTCGAATACGATCGCATCGACGTGGATCATTTATTCAGTCTCATTGATCAGGACGGGCAGGTGGCGGGCGCGCAGCGGCGGTATTCCACTGACTACCAGGACGTATTCGCGGGAGCGTTGGGACTGCCTGCAGTCAGCCAAGACTTACATCTCCATCTGCTTACCAAGTTCGGCTTAAATGTCGGCGATGAAGCCAAGGTAGTTGCCCATACAGAACCTGACAGTTACCAACTGCAATTCAATGGCTTGGTCTACACTGGCAATATCGAATTTCTCCCCGATTATCGCATGGTGAATCCCAGCGATTTAATTGTGGATGGCTACCGATTCTCACACAATACTTCCGGCCTCTTTCCGGCCATTGCCAGCGAACTCACCGGATTTCAATACGATGCTGTCAATAACCAAATAACTTACGATGCAAACCCGAGCTCTTACGTTGGCATCGTATCAGCCAAGTTGGGGACGCACTACACATTTAAAACTCTCATCAAGTCTGGTGGTAATGGCGGATTACCAGTCGATGTCGTTGCCATGTTTGCCATGGATGCGCAAGGTAATGAGCACGTGCTGTCGGTTCGTGTCGATGTATCTGAGGGTGTTGTTGACGGGCCAGAGTGGGGTATCCGATATAACCCATTACAAGCAAACACCGCGTTACTTGACATTAAGTATTCAACCACAGGACCTTATAATTGGGACGGTATTTCTGGACGTGAAGTTACGGTCACTCGAGCCGGGAATACTCTCAGCGTAACTGGCGCAGTACTCGGAACGGATCCAGGCACACCCTACAGTTTCACGATAGATCTAACGTCAGATCCACTTCTGGCACCTTTTCTCGATGGGTCTAGGTTTGGCTATGCAGTTAGCGGCTCACCCTTAACCAGCTGGAAAAACATCCCACTGTAAGACAGACATATATTATCAAAACGAATGCTAGGAGACCTCGGTCTCCTAGTTTTTTATGCGCCTACTTAATACTGTAGCGGTAAATAAAAGGAGCTTCACATGACAACCATCACTTGTTTCGACGATGCTAGGACAGGTGTTCCTCACATTGGAATCGGCTACCATTGGGTTGATCCCGATGAGACGTTGGATCGCGACATTCGAGACGGCACGTTCTACCTGTCGGACGATTTGTACGAATGGGCTTCGCCTTGGCTATCCGGTATGCACGCATACAAAATCAAGTACCAGGTCACCAATCCTCGCGTCTGGCACCGGTCGAGGGATAACTATGAGCTGCAAGAGCACAATTATCTTAAGGTTCACAAAGAAGTCGATGCGCTCATTTACACGCCACACAACGACATCTACGGCCGTAGCCACCGACAGCTGCTGCTGCTGGAGCCGAAAACGCAGATCCTGGAAATCAGTCCCATCACTCTGAAGGACCTGACGGATAACGTGCGACTGCAAACAGATGCTGGTGCTGACTACCATGACCAGTTCCTGCCACTATTCGCCAATCTCAAAGGTACTGAAGAGCAACCGGAAGAGTTTGAAGTGTATGCACTGGGCCCTACGGGTCGGCTGGTCAAACATCACCTGAAGGACACACTGCCTGAAGGACAGTCCGCAGCAGATCACTTTCGGATGAGTGCGGCTCGACTCAACATGCTCTCCGATCGGTTCGAGCAGATGGCCGCTGGGAAAGTTGTCCCCTATTTGGAACTTGCGAATATTCGTAAGAGTACATTTGGACCGTTCTTTACGGATAGTGTGACGCCACCCACTCGACCGTCCGACAAAGTCCAGTTAGGGCCGCCAGACCACCTTGACTGTGACATTGACGAGGAGAGGCTATGTAGGAAGGCGATATTGTCAAGGATCGCAGCTGACAATCAGCTGGAACGCATTAATGGTGAGGTTTCGCTGACGTATTCCGGTGACGAGACGTTTCGTCGCGCCACCAAGCACCCCATTCAGCGCGTGCAAGTATCCGAGGACGGCATTTACCGGTTTGTGCCAAACGCGATTGTCAAACACATGGTTGAATATGGGCCATGGACACTAAACGACCTCAGGGCGGCTGGTGACGATAACGACTACGCGCAATTGGCACAACAAATCGGTTACTCGGTTAGTGGTTGGGAAGATCTTTCAGTGGTCAAGCGGCGACATTCTGCCGCCGCTTACGTGGAGCAGGAGTTGGCGATTCGTGACCTTGAAAGTGCCACCGAAGTCAATCTCGACAGGGTGCGGGAAGTCCCGCCGATCCCCGGCATCGTCCAGGAGGTCATGGTTACATCCACACTAACGTTCGTGCCTGAGGTACTGCCGATTCTACTGTACAACATGGTGCACGTCGACCGGCTAGCTTTCCATGTCTCGGTAGATGTGGACGAAACGACGTTAGAGCTCACATTCAATGATGATCTTGCGATTGCGGGGGAAGTTTACACTACGATAATGGCAGGCGTTGAGGTGGAGGTAACTAGCGAGGGTAAGCTGACCTTCAACGATGGTGAACATGCTCTGTTAACTCTAACGATCGACGTAGATCGGCTCGGGAACAGACTGCGGCAGAATGCTATCAGCTTGCCTGCGCACACTACAGTCGGCATCAGCACTTTGTTCAATGCAGGGTTGCTAACCAAAACCGCAAAGTGGCGGCCCGACACGTTGTACCAACTTTGTGAGACCGTCTGGCGCTTCATAGCAATCCGCAGTCAGGTACTGATACTGTTGGAGCAGCCGACGTGCGACCTCAATGAAGATGTGAAAACGTCGATTCGGGTTAGTTTGTGGGCGTCGGGTGTGGATCCTGAATCGCCAGAGAATATTGAAGGATTCACTGCATTGCAAGATTTGATTAAGCGCAAGCCCAAACCAACGTCCGTTAACGGTATCGTGTTACTGGCCATGTATAACATCTCGCGGTCTCAACTGGGATTGGAAAATGGGGAGTTGTTCATCGATAGTGACAATTTGAAATACGTCGGCAACCTCGACCTGTTAACCCAACACATTGTGAGATAACTATGTTTGAACTTTTATATAAAGGACCGGATTATGTCCAACTCCGCATCGCGGGTCAAGTACACAAGGTTAAGACGCTTGACCTACTTCAGTTCACGAAAGCACTTTCAGACATCACCAAGCTGCCCGACGGCCCCCGTGGCCAGCGCATCAACCTCCCAGCCACCCCACCCATCAACTTGAGGAAAGTGTAATGGAAAAACAACCTTTTGACGTGCTGCTCGATGAGCAGGGTATGACCTTGCATGTGTCGAAAATGTGATATGGTGGTGGATACACCGCTTTCTTGTCGTACGATTCAATGTGTGCAATGAACATCATCGATGGCTTTGGTGGGGGTAATGTCGAACACGACCGCTTGTGCCGTACATTGGGCACATGTCACTGGTACCCGATGATACTTGATGGACTCAGTGTCCATGATGCCATCGGTCGACTGCGTGATAAGGTCAATGAAGAATTGCAAACTGGTGAGTTCTTCAAATACCGACGTGCTTGTGAGTTCTACTAGGATCAGATCGCGACTGACGAATCAGTCAGTTATGTACTGCCGGAAGGCGGCTTCTTAGATTACTTCGCACAGCGTTAACAGGTGGAGGGGTTGTCCCCTCCACCGTCCTTTTTTTATTTACTGTTGGAGAGTTCCTATGGAAAACATTCTGTTTGTATTAGCGATGGCTGCGATCGGACTGGTGGGTATTAACGGCACCATTTGGTTGTCTGCCGTTGTTGGTCGGCGTGCGCTGTCAATGTCCGACATGCGTGCAATGAAATGGGGTACAGTTGGGCTGGTCGCTATGGTTGCATGGGTGGTCAGTTACGAGGTGCACGCGTTCTTGGAATTAAAATAATCTCAGATATATATCATCCTAGTGAATCAGCATACAAAATGCGATTCATCTGCACAATACCGTGCACTATCTTGGAGATACCGTTATGTTTAATTCCCTCAAAGTAAAGATGAAATGGTCCAACGGTCGCAAGCTGGTTGCTCGTAAGGAAGCCCTACTGGACCGCTACCAAAAACTTGGCTACTCTTCCAGTCGTGGCCGTTGCATTAACAACGAAATGCGCTGGCTGGACGATGTGCCTGTCGTCGAGTGGTCACACACGATCCACTTCGGGCAGACAGTTTACAGCATCAACGGGCTGGTGCGTAAGGGCGACTTCAGCTGTCTGAGTCGCGCATGTCTGCATGCCACGCTGGGCATTTTCTCCAGCGCTCGGTTTTCCGCTGGACGTATGAAGTCCAACATTGTTCGTGAGAACGGCAAAATCGTTGATATCGTGTTCAATCCGCATTTCCAATGATGCGGCAATAGTCATGTTAACGAGGAGCTTCGGCTCCTCTTTTTTTATCGATGGGAGTTTACAGGTGGAACTTTACAAAAACGTCCAGCGCATACCGCAATATCGTCGCCATTACGAAATCGATCAAGAGCGACTCGAACAGATTCGGGACATGATCCGTCGCGGACAGCGCCCCAACAAGATTCAATGTAAAGGCCTGCTGAGGGTCGTTAAAACCGGAGAAGTAACGGTCACCTCGAATCATGAGAGCATCTACTTTCGTCACTTGGTCGTCGATGGGACCGTCTGTCGGTTTTTGGTACGTGGTGAGTTACTACATACTGCTTGTGGCTGGGTTGCCTTCAACAACACCATTGAGATGATCATAGGTGCCACCCGACGCAGTCGCAGCACCTACGACATCTACCCGGAACATGCGCCGGAGATTATCACTCCACGCTGTGTGCTGCAAGCATTGATGAATGACCCCACGCCACATGTGGGTCCACGTACGGTATGTCAAGCCGCCGTAAGTGGCGAGCATTTCCTGCATGAGCTGTTCAGTGAGCTGTTTGAGTTTCGGGACAGCAACCTTACCTCTGAACAACGACTACGTGACGTGGAGGAGGACGTGGTGGGTCCCACTATGTTGACCAGTACCCTTGATAGCCTCGGATTGGAAGGGACGCCTCTTGCGTTCCACGACCCGGTAGAGCTGGGACATGGCAGACCGGAAGACCTGCTTAAGCAATACTTTCCGGACCTTATGGTGGAAGAGAACTGGCGATGTATTCGTACTCGACAAGATAACCTGCAATGGCATGGTAGTCGTGTGACGCCCTACACGGCACGCAGCTCTGAACATCGGCAACAGTTAATAACCGACCTCTCTAAATTAGTCACCCCTCTTTTGTAATAAGGACTTAACATGAAACAACTTGCACTCGTTTGTCTGGCGTTCTCCGGTTCCGTAGCGGCTGTTGCCCCGACGTGGTATCCGTGCATTCCCGGCCAAGGACTGACGTATTGCACTGACATCAACGACCCTCTCGTCAAAACCATTTCGTTCTTTGGGGAAAAGGGAAAAAGTGAGTTTAATTACGAGACCAACAGCCTGGTCGTCTGCGATCCGAACACTGACTGTGTCCAGGTCGCTTCCAATGAGACCTTCGGACGGGCACCCGCCGGGCTGTACTTGGTCGCCGGCGAATACCGATTGTCGGTTATCGACGGGGAAACCGTGGCGTTCTGGGACGGATACGGACCGTACACTGCGATGCAAGTTACGAACTACCTGCGCGAGTTTGGTAGTAGCGACCTGTACATCGGTGAAGACGTCTACGACGTCGATTGTACGGACGTTAAATGCACTTACAATGGTCAGGACGTTTCCGTAGATGACCTGATGTTTGCGGTACCGATGGCCAATGCCATTGGTCAGACCGAATACTATCGCTGCGAGGGTCCGGTTTGCATGACCAACAAAGGCGAGCGCGTTTTCGGTCTGAACCCTGAATTCTACGCAGAACGTTATCAATGATACATAGGTAGGTAGGGGACGCCCTACCTACCACCTTCTTTATCTTGGAGATCCCATCATGAACATTTATACCCCCACCCCGATGCAGCGTGCTGACATCCCCCGCGAACAGCTGGCGATCATTGACAGTCGTGGGTCGCTGGCCGACTTCCGTCGCCGGTCGTTAGCAACGATTAATTTACCGCACCATGTGGATGATCTGCTTAGTCGCCCGCACGACATCAATGGACTGGAGCGCTGCAACGTGACCACCGTCGACTGTGTTGCGTTTCGTGAGCTTTGTAAGGACTACCAGATCGATTGTATCTTGGACCAAGTTACAGCATTCGTCACCCTTGACGTGGCGAGCAATGTCCCTCACATTGTGGTCCCAAGCGACTTTCTCGCTGACTCAGTAGACGACCCATCGTATTTTGACTCGGTGATGTTTCATGAATCCATCCACATCGACCAGATCGCACGCAGCGACTTCCTCATTGATGTATTAGGCGGACGTTTCGTTTGGAAGGGGCAAGAAATGCGAATGGCCATGAAGGCCAGTGAGGTCGAGTGTCTGCTTGCGGAGTATGCTGACATTTACCCTGATGCAATACCTGCACTTCGGTTCATGATGGCTGAGATGAAGGCCAAACCGTGGGAACTGGAAGCCCACTATTTGATGTTTGAACGGATGGGTTCGTTCAAACGACTCCCCAACTATGTGTGTGAAATCCTCAATACCTATCAAAAATAACCGGGAGTCTAGTCCTATGTTAAAGTGTGTGTTTAAATTAGGCGTCGGGGTGAGTTTTACGGTCACTGTGGATGAACACTTACGGCGCGAACTGTTTACATGTCTGGGGTCGGTGTCGTCCATGCCAGTCTACGTCATTGGTCATGTGTCCTGGCAGTTGGACTTCGCAGGATCGCTGACCTTCTTGGACCGAGTACGTGAAGATGCGACGCTACAAGCCGCAATCGTCGAAGGCATGCAGTATATGTGTCAGTTGTTCAACACGACCGAACCACTGACGTTCGACTGGCTATTGGCTAACGTGTCCTGCTGTACTGTGGACGTCATCACACCAGGCGAGCGCGGCTACACCGCTGTTAATCCGCCCCAACACAGCATGTTAATTTCAAAGGGTATGTCACCATACAGGAGCGAATAATGGAACGGAAGGGGATGTTTGTGGTAGTCGAAGGGTTCGACGGTGCCGGTAAATCCACATTCTGCTGGCGATTGGAGAAGACCTTCAAACAGCAAGGGCTCGACGTTGTGCTGTGTCGCCAGCCTGGTGGCACGCCACTGGCTGAGCAAATCCGCAGTTACCTTAAGGACACGTCGGTGAAGGAGACCATCCACCCACTGTCTGAGTATTTGATGATGTCGGCTGCCCGGCACCAACTGTGGATGGAAGTCATTAAGCCTGCCTTGGATCAAAACAAGGTGGTGATTTGCGATCGACACCTGGCATCGTCCTTCGCGTACCAGAACCACGCCATGGATGAAGTAGATCAGTCGGTGGCGAGCTTACCCGACTATACCGTATGGTTGGACGTCGATTTCACGGTGGCCATGACCCGACTGCGTGGGAGAGCGGAGGATTGTCGGATCGAGCAGCGTGGTAGCGAATACCTCAAAGCCGTACATGAACGTTATCGGCAGGCCTGGGACCATCTTCCCCACAACCGCCGACTCCGTGTGCGCTCTAACGACTTCGACAGTCGTGAGTATCAGGAAGATTGCTTGGCTGCTGCCAACACCATCCTGTCGGAAGTCAAAAACATCCGGCTGGTGTCCGCTTCTGAATTTGAGCGGCAGGTGGCAGAAGTGGAAGGCATTCGTATCATCATCAAGCAAGATGGCACGATACCGCTGATGTCGTACCCCTACACCAAGCAGCTGACGCCCGACATCGAGGCTTCCAAACGTCGGATTAGCAGTGTGTTACAAAACATCCCATATTTGGTCGTGCCGCGGGGAGATAGCCAAGTCTTCCTCGCGACCGACGGAACCCCCTGGAATTAATTAGGAGCAACCATGCAACAATTTAATACTCATTATAAAGGTCAGCGTGTTAGCGGCTGGATGACCGAACGTGGTGCAGCCTACGGCCTGGTGTTCAACAACACCCTACACCTCCTTTACACGGACGATCTTGCGAAGAAGGGGTTTGCTGGCCCCACTTACGTCAAGGTCATCAAGAAGGCCAAAGCCAAGTTTGGCGTCGGTCGCGTCGTTGAGCGCGCCGACCGTGCTGCGGTTGAAATGAATGGTCGCCTTTATGCGTACGAGGTCGGGTCTGCTGGCGACATCACCGAACTCGAAACGCTGGATTTTCTGGAGCTGGAGGAAAGTCATGTCTAAGCCCTTTGTGCCTAAACCGATCGTTGTGAATCTCGGCGGTCGAAAAATCACCCTGCGGGCAGATTATCCCATCAAAGGCACGGACGTGTTTCCGATCCTGATGGTGCAAGTCGATACCGTGCTGCACGCATTTGTCCGTAGCGGTCCGCCTGAGTGGGTAAACAAAACCGACGACGAACGTCGTCGCTACATTACCGGACTGCTAGGGCCAGAATACGTGGCTCGCATCGTGATCCATCCCGACATCGAACTGCGACTGGAGATGGATAACGAGCACTTCATCATGCGCAATCGTGAAATGGTGGAGGTGTTTAGCCTGAAGACCAGCCGACTTGCCGACTATCTGGAAACTCACGACAAGCAGGTGCAGGATGAGCAGCCGGTGGTAAAGCAGTTGTTGCAGCTCGAGCACGTGTTCGACGACACCATCGCTCGTGAAGATGTGTGGAATAGCAAGGAACTGATCGATTGCCTGGACCGTCATCCGGTCGTGGATGCCCGTCATCGGATGACGGTGGGCGCGCATTCTATCCATTACGGGCTGACTTTGCGGAGTGAAGGTGTCACGATCTCTGTGAACTTCAGCACCGATGGGAAACTGTTTAATATCAATCGAGGTGAACTGCGGGTCAGTGGGTGTGGCTACTATTACACCCTGAACGGCACCGATGGGTTTAAACTCGATTATTACCCGCTGCCTAACAAAGCGCGGGTGGAACAACAGGCAGAACGCCTGATTCGTAAACTGGTAGACTACATCGTTACCAACTCCGCCGTTACTGTAGAACAAGTTTAAGGAACCTAAATGAAACCGCAACACATTCTCGCCATCGACACGAACATCTTCCGCAACATGCTGGGTTTTCACCTGGAAGAGGCCGCCGTCGACAATCACGACCTGGTGCTGATGCAACGGGAAGGACTGGAAACCAACACCGCGTACCGCCAACTGATCAGCTACACTATCATCCGTCACGACCAGAAATTCCTGGCGTATGCAAGAACCACCAGCGCCGGCGAAGCGCGCCTGCATGGTCAGGTGTCTATCGGTTTCGGCGGTCACGTCGATCTGGAAGACTGTGTGCATGTCGACAGCGTCCTGGATCTCGAAGCCACCGCCTTGAACGCCGCGCATCGCGAACTGGGCGAGGAGCTGACGCTGGGCCTGACTGAAGGGCTGCGCGTTACCAACAAGTACATCATCTCCATGGTCACTGAAACTGACCAGGTACATGCTGGTGCGTTATCCATCATGGACGTCATCGACGAAGCCGCTACCGCGAAGGAAGACCAAATCGAAATCCTAGGTTGGTTCACCCGTGACGAGCTGCTGGCACAGTTCGCTGACCGACTGGAAAGCTGGTCCTACGGTCTGCTGGAAGAAGGTCAGGCTATTTACGGCTAATGTACTTGGGGTGGCTTCGGTCACCCCACCTTTTGTTTGTGTTGTTAGTATCTTGGAGTTTTGACATGTCGAAGGAATTTGACCGTACTGTAATCGAACAAACTCTGCGCTTTTTCAATGCGTACTACAGGTTCCCTCATTACATCGCAGTGGGGGCGTTGAAAGTACAACGCGATGCTATCGTTGAGGCGGTAGAGCGTCACCTGGACGGTCGTCCTCTTCAGTGGCACCGTCGCAGTAAACTGATCGGTCAGTTGAATGACGCCCTGCACAACCTCGAGACCGATAACGAATTACTCTCTGCCTAATACAGTGGCACTACTTGCATATTTCAATAATGGAGCTTAGCATGAACACCTTTCACATTTCCGTACTCGAAGCCCTCAAAGAAAAAACTTGCTCAATGGGCAAAGTGCGTATTAACTTCCTGGTTGATAGCTATTCAATCCGGGACATGATCACTATCGATGCTGACCTGGTCGGTAAGTACCTCAGTCTTGACGACGAAGCCAACATTCTGGAATTAGTAGAATGGATCAACGAAGGATCTACTGTTGGCAGTGAGCTCGATACCGCACTGCGGATAGCAATCATCGATTTCATCACTACTGAGCTGGATGAGCCTGAAATATTCACACTGCCGTTGGGCGGTAGCGATACCATCCATGTCGTTGCGCTTAACCATGCCATTAACAAAGGACTGGCAGTGAGTGCCTTTGAGCAGGTAGGTAATCGCAGCGGAGCAGAGCAGGCGGACTGGCCTGAGGATCTGAAGGTGCTGTATGGCGACAGTCAGCTGCCAGTTGACACCCTGGTCAGTTTGTATCACACCTACGGTAAGGTTGTGTGGCGTCTGGCGAAACACACTCACCCTAGCGAAGTGTTGGTGTCAGCATTGCGGTCCGTCGGCACGCATCCTGAAGACATAGTACCTATTGTGGGGATGGCCAACTTACCACACGATCTCATTCACCAGCTTCCTGACCACTGGATCATACATGCTATCGGTGGGTTAAGAGACATCTCGCTTGACGATTACTACCTGTTGATCGAGCGCCTCCGGGAGCCAACGTCTCGACACAACAACCGGCGCTTTAACCAGATGATGCAGCGCTTTGGTCGACCTGGCGCATTTGCCTCTTATAACAGGCGGCATCTTGGTTATGACAATGGCGCTGAGGAGGAGGTCAAGCGGCGCCCGGTGGGTAAAATAAACATCGAGTGGTCCCCTATCGATATTGCTGTCGGTTGTAGCATGCTGTTGATCGAACCGCTTGTGGAGCAGTTGGGGGCTAAGGGGGCCCTTTTCACCAAGCCGGTTGTCGATGTTACCCCAACGACCCTACCGCGCGATGGCGATCCGTCGGTTATCTACTTAGTGGGTAGTTATGAAAATATCTTCGACCAGTTCATCAGTACCTGGATTAAAGCAAACCCTGAGTGTCGTGTAGTGTTAAACACCGCACAATGCGACCTGCCGATACCGGCCTATTCATTGAGTATCATTAACGGCCAGATCTACCACGCTACTATCTAAGTCAAATTAAGATATATATCATCCAGGTGACATGTGTTATGTCGCCTTCTTTTACTATCAGGAGAAAATCATGAACGAACTGATCACCACGTATAAACACGCCGTCACTCATCTGTTTCGCAACCTGGACAGCCTGGCGGTAGACTGGACACAACACCCTGCACTCCTTGACCACCTCAAGCCTGTTCATGACTACATGGTGTCAGGTGAAGTGGACTTCGATAACCGATTGCCGTACCAGTCGGAGATTGCTGACATTGTTCTGGCAGATGATCCGGTGGCGAGCATCGTGAGTTATCTGGGAACACACGGCGTCGCCTGCGAATCGACCGACGAATATCGAAAGGTCGTTACATCTTGCAAGTTCGATGTAACGGCTATTCGTGACGACTACGGAAGTATCGTGCTGACACTCAAGGAGTACGACATACACCTTAAGGAAATCACCGAGCGTCTTAAGTGCCGGATCAAGGCAATTATGAAAGTGCTGATCTGTGACAACCCCTATGCCTGGTCTACTGGTTTGGTGTATGATACCGACCTGCTTCGGTTACGTGGCAATCGGCAGTCGTGGGACGTAAAAGACCGGAGTCTGTTGCTTGAGCTGGTAAGTCACGACGATCCGGTGATGTTCACCAATCTTCCTGGTTTGACGCCGCACATCATCATGGACTTGCGGGAGCGGCTGGAAAAGACAGGCACTGCGCCGGTATGTATCACTTCCCTGAAACGTCTGGGTCTGTACAGTAAGTTCATGGACGGGAAACTGCTCTAATTGCGCTAAAGCGCACAAAGACGAGGAGGGCAGTGCCCTCCTCTTTTTTTTTGCCTTATTAGAGACCTGGAGCGATTTTTCCCCACTCAATGGGCTGTTGCTTGACCACATCCACCACACCACGCTTCGGTGACCAGAACGTGATGTCGGGCTGGTTACGTACATCAACATGTAACCAGGTGATGTCCGTCTCCACGAAGTGCAGGAACGGGTACAAATCCGGATTGGCTTTGATGTCGGCATGGATGTCGACGAGTGAGGTGTCGAGCGGGATACAGTCTGCTGCATCGCCACGAATGTGTGCTGAACGCGAGGCGATGTATTTTTTGTCCTGTTGCGACCGGTTAAGCTTGCGGTATTCGCGACGGTAAAACTCGACGGTGCGCAGGCCAGACTGTTGGCGATCTCGGCCTGAGGAATTAACGATCAGCCGACCGTGTCGTTTACGCAATTGATCCAGCGTGATGCACAGCAAGGGATTGATCACCATGATCGCTCCCGCACCCCACCGCGCGTGCTCCTCCGGCGGCACCAACTCACTGGCACTAAAGTGTTCAGGATGGTACATGACTTACTCCTTTTTGTTGAGTATATCTTTAAGCAGTTGCTCCAGTGTTTCAATCCGCTCCTGCTGGTAGTTGTAACCCGATACCAACGCCGCGATGATGGCATTGTTACGCACGCTAAGCCGTTCCTCGCCTTCATTGTTCTCACCAACCACGATGGCTTCCGGCATTACCTTCTGCACTTCTTGTGCAGCCAGGCCAGCCGTGCGTGCGGTTTCCTCCAGCAGTCGATAGGTGATACCCCCACCAATGTCCGTGAGGATCTGATGCGCGCGCTCGCCAGACAGTGCCTCCACATCGTTCTTATCCCGGAGGTCAGATCGAATGAACACGTCGATGGCATTGTAACGCTCGGTGTTGTAGATCTCCAAGGCATTGATGCTGGTGTTCATCCGCGCTTCTTCACGAATGTCCCAGTCTTTTTGCGAGCCGGCAATATGGAAATCGATGACGTGACAGATCTCCAACGCACCATTCGGTCGGATTCTGGGGATACGTCCGATCATCTCTTCCTGCGTGTGATCGTTGACATCACCATACACTTCAGACTTCTTGACATAGTCCTTCATGTTGTCTTGCAGGCTGTTGGCTTTGTCCGTCACCGCATCGATTTGCTGCTGTTGTGTGGCGTTTTCCTGCTCCAGTGCATTCAAACGCTGATCTTGCTGTGCATCCTTCTGTTTGATCAGGGCGATGTCTTGCGCGTTCTTGTTGATCGCTTGCTGATGCGCGATGTCGGTTTCTTTGAGGGCGTTAATCTCTGCCCAGACACGAGTCAGGTCCTCATTGATAGCCTGGATCGCATCATTTATCGCGGCGATGTCAGAGCTCAGTCTAGACTGCTTTCCTTCCACCACACTGACGCGCTGGTTATAAGCTGTAAGGGCATCCACAAACGCCTGCAGGTCCCTCGCCAGTTGGTTGATGTCTTGATCGATGCCGTCCATCCGCGATGCGTGTTGCGACAGCGCCTGGTTAATCAGCAACACCATCTGATCGATAGCTTCTTTCGAATACGCGTTGACCTGATCTGACGTGACCTTATGCGGATTGCTCTTATCGTTCAAGTGGGTCTGGAGTGACTGGTTGAACTGACGTACGATCTCATCCAGATGGTCCCGCAGTTGCTCCATCTTGGCATTGTCACCCACCAGAATGGCATCACGAATCGCACCGAGTAGATCAATAATGAACTCGAAGCCGAATATATCGCCCAGGTCATGCAAATGCGGGGTGGGTTGGAACAGATCCGGCTTCTGAATCACGTTCGCCCAATACACGTTGCGATTGTCCAGCTCCAGCTGGTTGATGGCATCTTGGATGGCCTCTGCCGAAGCAGCGTACGGTCCACCTACGATGTTGACTTCCACAGACAGATCGGTGCCGATGTTGGTGTTGTGCACTACGATTACGCCGCAGACTTCGAGCCCCGCGGTCATCCGACCGATGTTCTCGTAGTAGAACACACACTCGTAGTCCAGACCACGTTTCAGCGGGGTAGTTTTACCATTCTCACGAACCACCAGATCTTTGGTGTAGAACGGACCGGTCTTCAGCGCAAACGCACGGTAGCGATCCACGCCGATGGTGTGGAGTTCGGTTACTCGGTTCGAGGTGCGTGTGCCCGACAGGTCCAGTGGATAAATGAACTGTTTCAATGCCATGCTAGCTAATCGGGACAGTTACCTGCCCCGCTCCAATCAAGATTTCTAATTATTCAGGTTTGGCAGGCCAGCCTGATTCGGTGAAGGCGTCATAATCGAGCGACCAGACTTTGGCACGGTAGGCTCGCCACGCCTCGTACAGCGGAGTGGCGGTTTCTGCATCGCCGTAATCCACCACATCCTTCAGTATCTGGATCTGCTCGCCAGCGATACGCAAACGATCCTCGCGCTCTACCTCAAAGCGTCGTTTGATGTCCTCCAGGGTGTCACTGCGTTCATTAATGGCCTGCGTGCCATCATCGCGTTCAACCAGCTCCAGTCGAGTGATGTCTGGGTAGTTCACCTCCGACGTCACGATGACGATACCGGGAGGCGCCATCACATACCCGTCGGCGGAGAAATGGCACCGCTTCGATTCTTCATTAAAACCGTAATAAAACATATACTGTTACCTCAATTAAGCTTTTCTGGCGACCAGGTAGTATTTCACAATGCCGGCATTAGTTACCCAGGTTGAACCGTTGTGGTACTCCAGTTTGGTTACCAAGGTGGCGGGATCGCAAGATACCTTGATCTGCGTTTTCACGAGCGTTGGCTCACTGTTAGAATGGTAGTCCACCAGGACCTTGCACTCTGCGATGGTGAAACCAGGTGGGACAGGGACCGCTTGTCCAGCAGTCACCAACCCCTGACGAAATGCGACAGAAGTGGCTTGGTGTTCTGCCGCTAACCGTACGAGTTCACCTGTGGCGTAGTAGTTACCAACGTCTTCATCTGGGCGGATACTTGAATCGAACGTCGCCAACCCTTGCGACTGCGAGCAGAAACCGAAGTTGGCGGCACCTTTGAAGATTTGCAGGTCAGGCTCGTTAAGGTCGATAACGTACTCGTGTATTACAGTGTCAGCATTTCGAACACTGAATTCGTAATACGTCACCGTAATCCGATCGGCTTTACGCACCGCACGTATGCGAGCCGTGCCCTTACCGCCCCAGCCGCCATCTTTGCCCGGTTTAGCTGTACTCAACACCCGCTGTCCTTGCCTCGGCTGTCTCCAGTTCTTAACCACTGCGCAATTGTAGAATTGGCCACTGATCACTTCCTGCCATTCGGCGCCAGTCGACCTCAGTGCGGACAATGTGTGCTCTCGCCCATTAGCATCTACCGCATACGCCAGTACAATACCAATCCAATCGTCGTCCGCATCGACCGATGAGACTTTCACGTCAAATGTATAGTCTCCCACCGGTTGTGGTGAAATGAACCCAACGAACATGTGCTGAGTGACCGAGTCTGCCATCGACCGAAGCACGTCTTGGTCTTCAAGATATTCCCAGGCAGAAAGTGGCCCAGTCGCCGCAGGCTGCGTGTCTGTCGTGTGCCAGTGTACGAACCGCTTCCAACTATCAAACACCTCCTTAAAGGTCGGCATTGTCAACGTACTCAACATTGGCATGTTTTGCAGATGCCCTGCACCAAACTTTTCCTTGGTGATGGTCAGAACAGTGCCGTGACCATTCGGATTGTGGATGTGTTCCTCCACCTCCCGCAGTTTACCCATGCGCAGCACTGAATCGACCTGTAACTCCGTGATCTGACGATCGTCGGTTTTACAGTAGCCGATGTACAGCATCTCATCGCTATCGTCGATGTGGTCAGTAAGAAACCGATACTCGGGTGGGATAACTTCTACTACCCCCCCGTTGTCAATTTCCAGGCCTGGCGTGACGTAGATGTAGAACGTCTTGGACTGGTACGCGTTAGGGAACAACTCCCTCAAGTCAAACGATTTGACCGGGGCGTACGTTAACTCCCCATTAGCGTAAAAGGGCACAGGCTCAGTGAAGTACACGATCCAGCCCGAGGCTACTCTGGTGGAGTGGATAATGTGCTTGGTCACAGTTGTCGTGTTGAGATTTCTAAGATCTTTTGTGTTCGCAATAATCGCCTCGCCACTATCGTCGCTACTTATTTCAAAATAGCCCAGCTTGGGATGATAATGCCAAGATGACGTGAGGTGGGCATTTATGCCAACAAACTTTGCCTCCCACGACGTGCCAGTTCGCCTCAATACTGCACTGCGCGCCGCTGTACCACCAACAACATGCACAGGCGGCGTAGTGTTGATTATAAACATGGTTTCTGTATCGCTATGCTTGACTCGATGATTCATCCCCCAGAGAGCGACCTCCCTGACCACGGTTGATGTGTCAGCAATAACGTCATTCAGCAACACGGTGCCGACAGATATCGATGTGATCTGGCCATTCGCGATAGTCAATTGCGCAGGAAATACCAGCAAGCTTAAGCTTTTACCCGGCTTAGATGGCTGCTGATGCTGGCAACCCATTACGATGAAGGCGTCGAGGTCATTTGCGATCGTGTAGTCCCCAAACACAACGAGTGTGAATGTGGTGTCAAGTATCTGACCCTCCACAAGGTCAGGCAACATATTGAGGACTGTGGCATTTGCAGCATCGTGGACAGCGAGACTCATCGAAAGCACATTTTGCAGCTGTTCGTTAACACAAACAGTCGCAGTTGACAGTCGTGAAGTGTGAAATACACCACCGGCGTTACGAACGCTGCCATTAAGATCCACCACGTTGGCCACCACCACCATATCGTAGTGTCCGGTTGTGGTAGTAAGCCTCCGATCTGCCGTAGGACCAAAACCGCCGTCGCCGGTGACGTATTCGCCGCTAGGGTCGTATTGCAGGATATTGCTAGTGCCCGCACGTTCACGTGCAATAATTTTATTGTCAGAGAGAAAACCCACCGACATCGGCACGGATCCAGCAACAGAACCGCGGGCGCCGGCAAGATCCACCTCGTTACTGTAGCTAAACGTTATTCGTTTAGTTGCAGCGCTGAGGTGGTCAAACTTGCTCACCGTCCCGTCGTTTTTGGAGAATGGTACCACCTTCGGAATCATGTAAGTTCGATGGTAAGCGACCGCACACATTCGGTCACCCGCGTCGATTACGCCAGCCAATCGGTCCACGTTACCATAAGGCATTGCGGCCCATTCACCGCTCGGCGCGATCGCCGTCGTCTCGGCACCAGTAGGCTTAATTTTAATTGGGAAGGCACTACGATCATCTAAGTTAACAACCCCAGTTTTAAAATCAACGCGGTAACTATAACTAACTCGGTGATGTCGGGATTCGGTGGCATTTCTCAGATACACAGTCGTGTAGTTGAACACCCTGACCTCATCCTCTCGAATTGCGATGTCGTAGTTATTTAACGACCTGACAGGCATAACTGTGGTCCAAGTGCCGTTATCTTCACGTAGTGCGTACGGTTTATCTGAAATGTTACTTGACACATTTACGCGAGACAGGGGGGCAATATCTACGTTAGCGAAAGCGTCGCCATAAATATCGATGCCAGACAGCTTAACCGCCGCAGGCGCTAATGCCACCCCACGCTCGACGTCACTAACTGACACACGCCACAACCTGACGGATAAGCCCAACCCACGGCCAACTTCTTGATGTAAGATATAAACATATTCACCGGCAATGAATGGAATCGTATTCCAGTTCATCCACCATTCACCCAAAAGCGGTGAGCCGACATGGTGCTCGCCATCCATAGTGCCTCGGGTAAGTACCAAATGTGCATTACCGTCCGACATCTTGGCAATAAACACACCGGCACTGCCGCGGGATGCGGCCAGCACCCGAACACCGAACGGTAAGTAGCGAGGTCGATACTCAGCCGCTGTGTTGATAAACCTTGAGAAACCGCCCGATCCGTCAAGGTCACCATACGAATAATATACACCGCTGTCAATAACGTCCGCACCATTACGAAGTAGAACTAACCTACCGCCCACCTCGAACTCACCAACAACTGCATAATTGCTGATATTTACCCCGGCTGCAGGATAGCTCCCGCGGGCAGGAATGGGAAGATAGCTTGCATCGCCGTACTTTTGAATGTCAAACGCTTCACTTGGGATGGTTTCGAACAGGTCGTTTTCAACGGCCTCTGTCCGGTCGTCCAGTCCTGCAGCCACTGCGGTGGTGATCACACTGTCCGTCGCACTACTGATGTCGGTAGCTAATTTAACCAGCCCCCGACTCTCAGGTCCCGCAGCCTCCAACCCTTCCAGATCAGCCAGGGTGTGTGTATGATCCACTGCCGGCTTCGCAGCAGCAGCTGTCTTGAATGCGTTACTGGCAGGTTTGCTATTGGGATGGGTGTTGTCCACACGACCCAGGCCAAAGTCAGTCTTGCTGAATGTCAGGTTGCCAGTTAAAGCACGTCCATTCACCATACGCGAGGTGGGCACCAGCGTCGCCAGTAGGTCATGGATTGCTTTCAGGGCGCTCGGTGTGGCTGCCTTGTCCGTGTCGTTAGACACTGTTGATGTCGACAAGCTAAACAGACCGTCAGCGGTAGCGGTGGCGATGGGGAACGACACATCACCAGTCAAAGGGCGAGACGGTGTGCCAATACCGCGTAAAGTAATATGGTCGCCAGCGCCCGTATATACCTGCTGACTACTACTACCTTGATCAGGTACGTAATCGGCGATATTACCTGCATGGATCACATAGAAGCCGTTATACACCAGTGGGTCAGTCACGTCGTGGCTGTAACTGCGGTGAAGTGATAACGAGTTCTGGCCAGATTGCAGACCAATTGCGGTTTTGTCTTCGGTGCCGTTTGACGTCAGAGTCACGTTACCTGTAGCGACCAGTGCCAAATCCCCAGTCTTCAGGTCCAAGGTACTGGCACCGCCCTGACCCTGAATCACGCAAGTATCGCCCTCGAGCCGCAGCCGCCCTTGCAGTTGGTCACCGATCAAATCCGCCAAGCGTTCCTTGTCACTAATTTCAATCGCAGCACTTTCCACAAAGGCCACAAACTGTGCCAGTGTGAGTCCGTACGCTTTCAGTGCATCAACCGCAGTACCGTCCTTCTTGATGGCGTTAAGCTGAGTGTAAGTAACTGCATGGGGGTATGTGCGATCTTCATGCACTGCCACATCAAACGTATGGATTTTATCACCCAACGCTGCAATGCTAGCCATGACATTTTCGTAAGCTTGACGTTCCTGCTCTGCCAGTTGGCGCAATGTCGCAGCCAATTTATCCAATTTCCCAGTAATGGCGTCATCGCGAATGGCCCCATTGATGTCATCAGGGGCAACGATCACCGGCACCATGCGTGGGAACTTCATTACATCAACCCAGTCTGCGTTGCGCGGATCAGGGTTGTCTTCGCGTGCCAGGTAGTTCAGTGCTTCTTCAAACGGGATGGTGTGGGGACCGCCCAGCGTCCGATACTGCTTAAATTCCACTTCGCCTGCCAGGCTGCGATCCAACAACATGATGCTGCCGTACACTGGCATTTTGTTCGCAGTGGAGGCCTCAGCGAAACGATGACCGAGGTAGTAGTCGATCCCCTCCAATAGCGTACGGCCAGAAGGACGATGCCGCACCACCAGGTCTTTACGGTAAAAGGGGGCAAATTTAGGGATGACTGACCCCCACTTATTCGGGTAGTCAGCCAAGGCGTGCCGCTCGTCCACGACCAAGTTAGCGGCAGACGAAGCAGTTGAATCGTACGGATAGGCGTAATCGGCCATGACGAGAAACCTCAAGTTAGATACATACAAAAGATGGCCGTCCCTAAGGACGACCACCTGATTCATTATGGGTTTAGATGTCGCGATATGCGATGATCATGTAGTTTAACGTGCCGGGATGGGTGGCTGCTGCGGCGGCGCCCTCCGACTCGTACTTGGTTTTGATTGTCAGCGTGTGCGTCTTGAGGGTGTCGGCCCCCTGCACCAGCCTGGATGTGATGTCTGCATCACTCTCCGCCGGACGCGACAGTCGAATGTCGAAGCCGTCGATACCAGGACCCGTTCCGTTACTCGCAGCGCCCGCGGTACCGATATCGCCAAAGCCATACAACACCACATACCGTGAACATGGAGGTGGTACTGGGAGCGTGCCTGTTGTCTGACCGGTCAGTATCATGACGTTCGCGTTGGTTTTAATGGCATTATACGCAGCCTCGGCAGTTAAGTACTCCTGCGACTGCCCTAACGCGCTGTCCCCAACGCAGTTAATGGTAACCTCCGACTGCCACGGGCCCGACCCTGCGCCGACGCGTGGCCCTACAGTGAGACCAAACACATCCGGCCCAACCACATCACGCAAACCTGCAGACGCACCAACACTTTCAACCGTCACCGCGTTGGTGGTGTATACAGGAATTGAGCCAGCCGCATACGCCGTGCGCTCCACATGAAACTCCAAATTGATCCCTTTACGTACTGTACAAGTCACCTCCCGGTACGTATTGCCGTGTGCCATCGTGACTGTGATCACAAACGGAGTATCGCCATCTTTATTGATCGTGGTTTTGACATGGTACGGGATGTTGGCAGGCATCTGGCTATCGCCGGTCAATAATACCGTGATTGGAATCAGTTGGAAGCCGCCGTCTTTTACTATCACCTCGAACGTAACGTCGCCGCTATTGTGAATGCCAACCACTACCACTGCCGGGGTGTTGTTAATAACTCCCTCACCAACACAAATCCCGACTGCGGTCTGATTCGCTGTACCGCCCGGTTCGATCACGTACGAAACAGTACGCTGACGTATGTTGTCGTCCCACTGCGGCATCCGACTATAAAGGATCGTGTGTCCGTTCTGCGTGACCTGACTGGACATTATGGTTCCCATCGCTGCTGTAGACCCCCCTACTGAGATTAGTCGCTTACTAAACGCCACATCACTGTACGTGGTCACGATATCCCAACGGTCCAGGTTATCGTGCGAGTAAATCGACACCCCGTCAGATGTCGGTACGTTCTTCAACAAGTCAAGTCCCAGTTGGGTCAGACCGTCGTTGGCACCGCCGCCATGAGGGAGTGTTTCATCAAGGTGGGCTTCCAGTTCTGAAAACATCCCCACGGACGTGACAGGCTGTACATGCAGAATGCCGTCAGACGGCACCGCAAAACCATAACCACTACCGGCAGTGAGTGTGGTGCCATCGGTCTGCACAGCAAACAAGAAACACTCACTGTTTGATTCTACAACCTTACGGGAGGTGAGTGCGACATAGTCAATGTTACCGTTAACCATCTGCATGTAGATGTAGAATGTACGGTACTTATGATTGGTTGGGAACAGCGTCGCCAAATCTAACGTAGCGCCATTAACGGTTCTGGAGCGATCGATGGTAAAATCCACTTGGTTAAGGTAGACCTTAGCACCGGCAGGAATCGTGATCACAAACCCACTGTACGTGATAATCGGTTCCTCGAAACCCACGGCATCATCCAACGTCCACCACTTGAGGTTCAACGTCGATGAATGCTGCAACGCCCCGGTGTCATATTCCAGTTCCTTGATCACTGCGTCAATTTCCGACGCCACCTGTGGTGTCGCACCACCTCGCATTGACGTAATCACCTCAAGGTCATTCACCATGGACATGATACCGGCGGTGGTCTCGTCGGCGATGGGAACCTCGATCTCACCCACCGGGTGTTTGTGACCCGGAGCGGCATATCCGGCTAACAACTGCTGTTGCGGTGTGGAGATCGGCTTTTCCAAATCGTTGGTGTTGTCAACGCGGTCCAGATTAAGATCTGCAGTAGTGACGGTTACGTCCGCCGTTAACTCTTTTCCATTGACGCGTCGAGACGACGGCACGTAATTGTTAACCTTCAGTCTCAGATCGTTGATGGCTTTTGGTGTGGCGGCCACGTTTTGTCGCGTGCCAGTCAAGCTGCTGGATAAACGGGTGATCCCCCGCCCCGTAAGGGTGGCTGCTGGTAACCGCAGGTTCGCCACCAGAGGTGCCGCCTCCCAGCCAGCGCCAGACATCTCCACGTACTGTGTGTTAGCAGTTACAATCCGCGATGGTCCAGCACCAATCCCCAACAGCTCGGCACGAATGTTCTTGGTGGTGTAGACCATCTTGCCGTTGTACTTCAGGGACGTTTCAGCACGCACACTACCATCACTGATTATTTCCAGCACGTTCTTGCCGGCCTTTAGCCGGTTAGGAATCGCTGAGGTCAACACACCCACTGCCGCCGCCAACTCGATCATTCCGGGTGCATTCAGCACCACATCCCCACTCGCCAGGTTAAGGGTCACATTGCCTAGCTGGTTGCGCAGTACCGCTTGACCGTCTTGCAGCGTCAGCGTGTCTGACAGTGTCTGACTGGTGACCTTATGCAGATAAAGGTCCATATCGGCCTGAGTGATACCTCGCACGTTGATGTATTCAGCCAACTCCATCAAGGTCTTGTTAAACGCCAAGAACGTGTCTTGCGCAGCCTGATGCGCCGGGAGCGCCATGGCCTGCACTGCGGTAGTGGCATGTGGGTTGGTCTTATCAACAATATGCAGGTCGTAACGGTACTGGTTCAGCAACGCGTTCAATGCCACAACGCGTTGCTCCAGGTCCGCCACTGCGACCGCGGCTTCGTTTGCACTAGCATCAAGAATCGCTTGATTAAGGTCCTCCAACGCATCCGCCACCCCTTCTTTGTTAAGAAAGTCAGCGTAGTGCATTTCGTGCTCGTGTGGAGTGTAGTATTCGGGACGATCAATAATCCGCTCAAAGGGTGTCTTCACCGGATCAGTCAAGTGATTCGCCAAATACGTCATGATCTCAGACCGCACCCCCACGAACGTGGAGCCAACGGTTCGGTAATTCAAGGTGAACTCCCCAAACAGGTTAGGGTTGATCAACACAATAGTGCCAAACAGTGGAGAACTGGCGATCGCTTTCACGCTAGTCAGTTTATTGCCGAGGTAATAGTCCACCCCCTCTTTTAATACGTGGGCGGAGGCCGTATGCACGACCTCCAGATCCTTCCGAAAGAACGGCGCCAGTTCCGGTGCAATCACCCGATACGTGTTGTTGTTGGTGGTGATGACGTGGCGCTCGTCCTTGATGCGACATTCTTCCCGAGACCCATCGGGGTCGTATGGGTAAGCGACGACAATAGACATGCTTGTCTCCATGGATTAATTGTTGGTGTACATCCGCACATCGTTGAAGATGGTGATAACATAGGCAATTTGATTGATAGACCAACCGGTGTCCTCGGTCACCTCCACTCGGTTGTTATACTTGGTGAATGTCAAGGTACCGGTCTTAAGACCGCCGTTTGTATCTTGGATCTTGGTGTGCCCCAACCAGACGTGATAACTGGCAGGATCAACCACCCGTGGTAGTGGGATGGAATACGTGCCATTGACGTTATTCACCGCGAGCTTGCCGGAAATTACCGTGGTACGCACTCCCCATGAGTAGTTCTGGGCAAGGAGCTTGCCATCGGCGTAGTAGTTACCCACACTCTCGTCAGGGCGTTTGATATTCCGCCATGTAGAATAGGCTTGGGATTGAGCAGTATACCCAAACCGCGTAGAGCCTCGAAACTTTTCAAGGTCTCCAGTGAGTTCTACGGTATAAGTGGCGCCCACACTTTCTGACGCACCGCTAAAAGGGGAGAACTCCAGATCAATCCTATTACCCACCTTAACTGCTCGGATGGTGCACTCGCCCAACTCATCCCAACCTTTGCGAAGTGGTTGGTTGAATTGCCACAGCACTCTACCACCGTGCAACGACTGCGTGTAGTTATATGCCACGAAGAAAGAGTAGTCCCTAGTATCGGTCCCGGTGGCATATGCAATGAGCGTATGCTCAACCCCATCAATAATGGCGAAACCCAGCACAATGCCGATATGGTCATCGTCCGCATTGGTTGATGAGACTGCACACTCGAACTCGTAGTCTCCGACCAGTGAGTTACTAACCATCCCCACGCAGGACGATGAATTGGTCAGGTTACGTATGCTGTCAGTGGCGGGCAAATATTCCCATGTGGTTGTTTCAGCGGGCAGTGATGGGTACACGCCGTCACTGCGATGTGAAAACCGATACCACGTATCGAAGACCTCCCGAAACGACGGAATCACCAGGCTCTCCAAGAGTGGCTTGTTCTCCACTAGACCCAGTCCGACATCCTGAGGGGTAACTGACTCAGCATCGAACCCGTGCGCACTGCGTGCCTCGATATGGTCGGTTAGTTCCCGGAACTGCCCCAGCCGACATCTGCGCAGCACCTCCACCGTTACAATGCCAGTACTGTTGGTGGTGAGCTTACCAATCCGTAACATAGCGGCAGAATCCACCACAAAATCACCCCTAAGGACATATCTAGCGCTGCCCCCCACCACCTCCACGTAGATGTAGAACGCGGTGTTAAACCGCGTAGTGGGGAACAGCACCGCCAGATCCAGTTCAGTGATCGGTAACGTATATTGCACCTGCCCAGTGTAGTAAGGCTGAGTTTGGGTGAAGGTCAACTTCCACCCATTCTTGTTTACCGCAATTGGAGACGTACCATAACCACCAAAGTGGGACACGTCGATAAGGTTCTTCGGCAGGCGGGTGAAGATCTGACTCACTGCAAAGTTTGCGCGGTCGGCAATCTCCGCCACCTTAATACTGTCCGCCACGTCAGTGTTGTTGGGTGCAGACAGATCTTCCGTTACTCGCGCCACGCCCTTTACGGTAGTGGTGGCTGTCGGCACTGCGAAATCCTCGATACCATGCTCATGCACAGCTGGTGCCTTGTTCTCCAACAACAGTGTATGGTTGGGGTTTGCAGGCAGGCCCGTGTCAGGCACGTTCACCACATTGCCCAACCCAATACTGTCAGCAGTTAAAGTCACGTCACTCGACAAAGGCTGTCCATTGATCGTGCGCGTCTTGGGCACCTTGTTGGTAAACTCATCGTTGGTCAACTTAACCGCGTGCTCGCTGATTGCACGATCGGTTTGGGTTCCCGACTGGCTTGTTACGGTGGCGATGCCTGGCAAGCCAAGGCCCGATTGCGGTATCATAGCCTCGATCTTGAGGGGGCTGGCTACTGTTCCTAATCCGCTGAATTTCAGCACGAGGGTGTCAGCTGTACGTAAGTCGACGATATACGTACCTACCGAGGGGATATGATCGGTAAGGTTTCCTTCATGCACCACAGGGTGGCCGTTGAGACGCAAGTTATCCTTTTCTTGCACACCACCGGAAGAAATCACCTCCAGTACGTTAGTGCCAGCTTGCAGCTTCACTCGTTTGCCAGGTTGATTAGCGTTCTTGTCAGCGGTGACTGCCACCCCCTTCTTACTGTCAACTGCAGCATTGCCGCAATCAAGACTCAACACCACTCCAGCACCATTCTTCATACCCTCAATCAACATGGCACCGTCGCGCAAGCGCAAATCACCTGTCACGGTTTTCCCACCACGGAGTTTGATGTAGGCGTCCAGATGCGCTTGGGTAATGCCTCGAGCATTCACATATGCGGTCAATTCAGCCAAAGTTTTTCCGTAGGCTTTTGCTGAGTTCGCAGCAACCCCATCCACCTTCAATGCGTCGGCATGGAACCATTTAGTGCCGTGTGGGTTGTTTTTATTGGTCAGGTGAGCAATCATCGGTGAGGTGTGTACTACCCGCTCCAGCTCCCGCAACCAGCGATCGAGGAACTGGTAAAGTTCGTCCTCTTTCGGGTCCTTGGCGCTGATGCCGTCGGCCAACGTACGGATGCTGGCGGACAACACCTGTTCGTCGTAGTATGCGGGACGATCAAACTTGATCTCCACAGGTGGGATGAACATTGGCTGACCCATGACATCAATCCAGTCTGCCTGTTGTGGGTCAGTCAACTCATTGGTCAGGTATTGCGTAATGCGTGATCGCGGTAGGGTGTATTTGTCACCTACTGTGCGGTAGTCAATGCGAAACGTCCCGGCGCGTTTGTCGTCAATCAACCAGATGCCACCGAACACCAACTGGCCGAATCGATGACTGGCTTCCCGGTACGCAATGCACAGGTAATAGTCTCGTCCTTCAATGAGCTCCTCGGACCCAAGACGGACCACCAGGTCCTTAAAAAAGAAAGGAGCGAATTTAGGGACAAGCACACGACGCTGGCCAGTAACCGCCGTCGGATGCTCCTCGCCCAGAATCCAGTTCTCCGGCGCCGACGCGTGCGGGTCGAAATTATAGTCGTACTGGGGCATTTCACACCTCAAATAACTAGAGTAATAAGATAAGATCCAAGACATACTATTTGTCGGGGCCGATAGTATGTAAGTCGCAGACACCATGATCTCAAGGAGCTTTATACATGCACGGTCATTATCAATTGGCGGGATTAGCAGTGGCCAAGACCCGTCAAACGCGACGGTGGGATACCATCGACATCGAACTAACACCACTAAACGAACTCATCGCCAACTATCGCCAACTGGAGGTCCCGCTGACGGACTTCTACGGGGCGGACAAGACCCTCGATTTGTTCCAGTATGAAGGGCGAATTCGAGACAGTCGTCGGACACTCCCACAGTGGCTCAACGACATCGGCCATGAGGCATTGCAACTGACTGACGGCCATCCTTCTTTAATCATTGGGGAAACGCGTTACGTGCCACTCACGCTGCGTAAAGGCACCTTTAAGATGGCCAAGGCCGGATACCACCCCTCACACGAGGTGGCCGTCGAAGATTACGATGATTTGGTCATCACGTACGACGACATTGCTCCGGCTGACTTGCATTATAAATGCCTGTTCACCATCAATGGGCTAGTGGTCCCCACTACCTATCACCAATACGGCTGCCGGTTAAAGTACGCTGGCGATATCATCCGCAAGTCGGGTAGGATGGACGCAGGCCTGCTGTCATTTGAGCATATCGGCACCATAGCCCAGGTTCCGATCACTGCCGATAACATCCACAAGGTCAGCGAGCAGCACACCTACTTCGATCGCATCCTGATCGACGTTCGGCAGAACATCAACCGGAAGACGGTCGGGTTGGTACTGGGCGGTCATTTACACTTGCTCGATAATGTAGTGTCGGTGATTGGTGACAACACCATCGCGATAACGTTGCGGAACAGTCGTTATGTCGAGCGGGTGCTGGAGACCCAAGACACGTTGGACTTGGAGATGATGGGACTGGATGACATCGACAGTCAATCTGTGATGAGTCATGTCACTAGCGACAACGCCATCCACAAGTACCTGACGTCACCCTACAGTTTTCTGGTACTGATTGACAATCCGGACCTGATGGTGGATAAAACCGGCGTGAGTCTGAGTGCCAAGATGGGAAGCTACGTGGTCCCGATCGATCGCACCCATTCTCGTTTAGTGGATCATTTGGGGCGGGGGATTGAGTATTGGCCAGTGCGCGGAGAGTTCGTCTGGGCGCTGTGTGGCGTGGAGTCACATCGACAGACCTACATGCACCACGACACCGACTGGCTGCAGCTGGTCCGAATGAATGGCGGAGCTGCACCCTACCGGCCAGTGATGGAAATTGAACCAACGATGATTCATTACCGCGCACGCATCAAATAACCGTGCAGGGAGGCATGTGCCTCCCTGCACGCAGTTGTGTCAATTAATGTGGTCCGTGGGATTTAAAGTTAGCAGTGTCTGCGGTCATGGATTTGGCATTGATGGCGCCTGAGGCATCCACACTCCCAAATTGACCACCGTTCGTGCAGCTCATTGAATCGGCCTTTACCAGCCCAGTGAAGGTGGCGACTGGCGTATCGGCCAAGAAGTCGTTGGTCTTGATCTTCAAGCTGTCGGCGGCTTGGATTGACATGGTCTGACATTTGAAGCTCACGTGTTTCACAGCGGTCCAGTGTATACTGTCCGGCGCGTAGGCCTCGATGTTCTTGCGGTTGAGACGGAGAAACGTTTTGTCAGCATTGATCATGCCAATGTCCGTGCGGGAACTATCCATGTAGATACGGTTCCCGGCTGTGTCCTCTAACACCACCTTACCGTCTTTGGTGTTGAATTGATGCACATAACCGAATGGCTCGCCATTGGCCCGGGAGGTAGTGAACGTAACCAGACCACCATGCGTGGATATTTCTAGCCGGTACGCATTAGAGAGGTCGTCTTTAATGGGGTTGTTGGGATCGCCTGACCATGCCCACACGGCCGTTTCCAGTCGCTTTACATTGGCGATATTAAAGTCCATCCAGTAATACTGGTCAGTGTTGCCCATGCGTAAGATGATGACGTCGTCATTACGTCGAACGTTGGGCGGGGTGACTCGGTTACCGTTAAGATTAAGCCACTGACAGGGGACGGCACCGTTGTGGAAAACCTTGACAGTTTCCATCCCGTCCTCAGACGGATAGGTGACCACATCCTCCTGTGGGTTATCAATCACCACCTCTTTATGGCCGAACCGGTATTCAACCGGCACCACACTCACCACCTGCTGACCGATCGCAGCGTTTTCAGCCACTAACCCCCAGGAATGAAAGTGCAAATGTGAAAGTTCCATGGACTGACTCCGATTTAGTTTGCGTCTATAGGATGCCTGATTTTTTACCGCCATGGGAAATGATATAGAACCTCAACCATGGTCCGAACAACATGTACCTCATTGAATCAATCGAACTGAAAAACTTCGACGGCATGTGGCTGAATAAAATAGAAAGCTTTAAAATGACCATCGAGGAAGCCATCACCATTATCCTTGGTCGTAACGGCTGCGGTAAGTCACGTCTAATTGCGATGTTGAGTCCGCTGGCACCGACTCGGTTTGACATCTTGGCAGACGGACACAAAGCTCAAGTGGTGCGGCTGGACAACGTACGCTACGAATTGCGCAGTGTGAATCGCAACGGCCATATCAAGAACACCCTGATCAACTTGACCGATAACGTAGTGCTGGTTAAAGACGCCAACAGTGCGGTGTTTAACAAGCTGATCAAACAACTGTTCAATTATGACAAAGACCTGCACGATTTGCTCACCGGACGCGTCAAGCTGACTTCGATGTCAGTAGGCGATCGGAAGAAGTGGTTTAGTTCGCTGTCAGAATCTGACCTGTCGTACGCGCTTACCTTCTACAAGAAGACCAAAGAACACCACCGCGACCTGACGGGTAGTATTAAGTCGCTACAATACACCATTGGCGAGTTGCGTCCGCGAGTGGTGGCGTCGGAGGAAGAACGCAATGCCCTTCGAACGCGGCTACAAGAACTCCAGCAGGACATCTCCGCCCTTGATCGAGAGATTGACCGCTGTCAATCCAACCCCGACGTATCTATCACGAACCTTGAACGAGTGGAAGCCAAGCTCCAACATATTCACAACGAAGTGATGAAGTTGGACATCGCTGTACCACGTAGTTTACAGGCCCTGTCAACGCGTGAGTTGGAACAGGAGCTGGTAGCCATCGACGCACACTACCAACAAACCCTGGAGCGGTTAGAGGACCTGCAAGGCCGACTTAACAAGGCCATCCAGGTGACACAGATCGACGTTGGTGAACTGCGCATGCAAGAACAAGAGCTCATGCGCACCAAACAGACACTGGACAACGAATTAGGACAGTTGTTGTTCCCGGACTTACTCCAATACACTTTGGCTGAACTTTCACACGCCGAAGAAAGCACAGGCAGCTACATTGAAACGCTGGTGAATGGTCTTAAAGCATTTGCCGTGGACTTTTCCGTTGCGGATTTGCAGGGACAATATACGGCCAAGCAGCAAGAAGTGGCGGTCCTGGCTAATCAACTGACGCAGCTGGAGCGACGTGAGCATGAGTTAACCATGCGACTCAAAGCATATCACGAGGCCAAAGAAGTAGTTTGTGACCACTGCAACCACACCTTCAAGCCAGGAATGCGTCAGTCAGACGTGGCGAGGTTACAGCACGAACTGTCTATTGTCGCCAATGACTTAGCAGTGGTACGTGAAGGGCTGAAGACTGGGGAGAGTGCGCTGAAACAATTAGGTGAGTTACTGCATGTTAAAGACCGCATCAATGACGTGGGGCGGTATTTCAAATCCTCACGGCCCGTGATGAGCCTATTTAGCTACCTGTCGGTCAATGACGCCTTCTCCAAGGATCCGCTGTCCTACTTGCCCAGCATTCAACGATTCCAGACCGAACTGTCTGCCATGGCACGCCGTGCCAATATAGACGCGCGTATAGAACGCATCGCTGACGAGATCAAGCTGGCAGAGGCCACGCAGGCTGAAGATGTGGATCAGCTCAAGCAGCTGGAGACCGAGCTCAACCAACGCATCAACGACTTACTGTCGCGTAAGCACGTTGCCAAGACCCACCTTCAGCTATTCCACGATGTGGAACTACGGCAGCGGCGAGCGGCCGAACTGGAAGCCGAGCACCAGCGCTATTTGGACGAGCATCAGCGGCTGAGTGATGTGGTGGTGGCTAACATTAAGCAAGAGCTACTGGCTGAGCACCGCCAACAACTCTGGGACCTACTCATCACTTGTCGGCAACGTTACGATGAGATGGAACGGGAGCGACTGCGTCTGGAAGACCAGGAGCAGCAGCTTGCGACCCAAGCCACGCGCCTCAATGCGGTCAAGCACATCATGGAGTCCATGTCTCCCGATTCTGGGGTCCTGGCTAAGTATCTTTACCAATGTATTGAACGCATCACCAACCTGATGACAGAATACGTAGAGCAAATATGGGGCTATCGTATGCAGGTCCTGCCCTGTGACGTGTCCGATGCCGATATGGACTACAAGTTCCCATATTGGAGCGGCGACGACTCTCGACCCAAAGCGGACATTTCCCTCGGGTCGGTAGGGCAGAAGGAAGTGTTTGACTTCGTGTTTGTGTTGGCAGTGTACCGTGCCCGCGGGTTGGAGCGTTACCCGCTGTTCTTGGATGAGCTGGGTAGTGGTTTCGACCAAGGCCATCGCGCATCCATGATTGACTTTGTGAAGGGGTTATTGGGTGGTGGATTTTGTAGTCAGGTGTTTATGGTTAGCCACGATCCTGCCAGTCATTTTAAATTGGCTAATGCGGCAAACGTGGTCATTGATCCGGAAGGCATTACGTTGCCACAATCGTACAACGAACGCGTCACCATCACGTACGCAGGATGATAGGAACTAGCTCCAATGAAAGCAAAGAACTTCAATCGTATTCCAGCCGACATTTATCAGCAACTGATTGGTGAGGCACGTCGACTGAACTTTAGCCGTGTCAGTTTGGCGACCAATATCCCGACCACTGACAACGTCAACCTGACGGTGGCGGTCATGGACGACAGTGATCTGATGGTGCTCTACAACGATGAGAGTGGTCGTTGTCAATACATCAACAATGCTCGCAGTCTGATGCGTGTATTGACCCACCCGAACACACGACCTCAAGTCACGGCCAATGCACGCCGACTGCTGGCAATAGAGGCGCCCACCATCCTTGCACATTTGGACAGTAAGGTAACTCATGCACACCGTTCGGTCGCGTGACGCATTGCCAGGCCGCGACATCCTTAACGCTCCAGAACAAACGGTGCTGATCACCATCAACGTGGTCGGCGCTATGGGGCGCGGTGTGGCATTGTCGCTGCGGGAGCGGCACCCCGCCATTTACCAACACTACCGCAAGCGCTGCAAAGCCGGGCTAGTATTACCAAACAGCCTAATGAGTTATCGTGTGTCAACCGAGCGGAGGATCTTGTTGTTTCCTACGAAGATTGACTGGCGGGACCCGTCCCCGCCAGAACTGATTATTGACAATCTCCATAAACTGGCAAACCATTACCCCACGTTAAAAATCACCTCGCTGGCACTACCACCTCTAGGGCAGCTCAATGGCCGGCTGGCAGGTGAGGATAAGACGAGGGTACGGCAAGCCATTCATGATGTGCTTTCAGACATCCCCCTGGACAGCGTGCTCTATCAGGACGAGTGAATTTTACCTCAGGTATATATCATCTTCTTGAATTAGCGCGTGTATCATCAAGGAACTTTGATATGTACCATCCTCACTTCACTGAATACGTAAACGAGTACCTGGATTTAACCCTGCGTGACCTGGATTCGATTCATGTCACGGTTCCTATTTTTAATACCCCAACAGGCGAACCGCAGCTGTATATATGCAGTGTTGAAATTGGCCATGGGTTTACGGACGGACACCGTGATGTGGCAAGCCGCCTGTTCGAGCACTACGTGCGTGGACTCGAGCGCAAGAGTATGTCACTGTCAAAGAAGTTGTCTGGCGCCGATCCTGAACAATACAAACACACTAGAGCAAGGCTCACACAACACTACCCGCGACCAACCCAGCTGTCCTTGGACATTTGTATCGACACTGACCTGGGTCGTCAATGTGATTCCGAACTAACGTCCTGTGAGCGTACGCATTTAGGCGCGCTCTATTCTGCAATCTTTAATGGTGGTTACGTGCTCCACAAAGGCCGGGTCGCCACCTTTAAATCATCGTACTTTGGCCACTTCCCTCATTTTAAATTGAAGAAAGTTATTAACGTTATTCCCTATCCGAAAAAGAAAGTACAGAAAAACGAAGAAGCGGCAACCGTCGCATAACCAAACCAGACCAGAAATCTTGGAGAGACTTATGCTTAACTTGTACACCGTCTTTATTTTCGTGACTACATTGTTCACCAGCAGTATGGCTTCCGCCAATTGGCATCGTGTGGCCGACGACATCGTTCGTGCCAGCTTAGACAGCAACACCAACGTGGAAGAGTTGGCCGCCTTTGCGGCCATTGAGTCATCGTTCCGACCAACCGTAAAGAACGATCAATCAACCGCCACCGGACTGTTCCAATTCACCAACCGCACTTGGCGGGTGACTGTGCAGCGTTACGGTCACCAGTATGGCATTGCGCGAACTGCTAATCGTCGAGCAGCGTACGATAACGCAGTGATGGGGGCCGAGTACCTTAAAGAGAACCGGCGAACGTTACGTAACTACCTCGGACGCGAGCCCACACTGACCGAGGTGTATATGGCACACTTGCTCTCCCCACGCCGGGCCGCTGAGATCGCTCGCGCCCCCTGGCATCAGAACGTGGCCGATATGTATCCCAAGCTGGCTGCTGTCAATGGTCGCCTGTTCTACCGCGAAGGTCGAGCGCGTAACGTTGCCCAATTCATTGGTGTATTGAAAGCCAAGATTGATAAGGCACGCAGTACCTATGGACCAATGGCCAAGGAAGCGTTAGTGGCATATCTGGATCGCCAAGAGGAGAGGCGACGCTGGCAACAGGAGTTAGTGCTGGCCATGCAATCCACCTGCATGCCTGCAGTATTAACCAAACCTGACGTGCGCCTGACACCTACATCCACAATGGTACACAGCACATTCAAGGTCCATTGCAAGTTCCAATCCAAGCGCGATCCGCTTGCTCCCGACTGGAACCTGCAAGATGCCGTGATACGTGATCGCGAGTTAGCAGCATAACACCACCGTGTGGGGGCAACCCCACACGGCAGACTTTCTTTTTTTTTTGTCAGTCGGCAACGAACTCAGGCCGGCTGGCGATGATAGCCATCAACTCATCCACCTGCCTGGTCAGCTCGTCGTTTCTTGCGGTCAGCGTAGCGTTCTCTTCAACCAGGGAGGTTCTTAGAGCAAGGGCGCCTCGTCGGGCACCTTCTAGCTGCTGATGCTCTTCATGGGTCAGTGGACTCTCCAACGGTACCACTGCAACTGTTGCCTTAGCGGACGTGCCTGATGCAGACGATACTAATGACTCCACTTCCGGCAGCAGATAAGTGACATCAGCAGATTCTGGCAGTGGACCCATCTCAACCACCAACACCGTACGTTGATACGACACCCCAGACATGCCGGGATATGCTTCAATGTACGTGTTAGGGACGTAAACAAACTCGCCTTCAGAGGAGATCAAGGTGACGATAGAAGCATTGAGGTCCAAGTCTTTCTGGTAGTCGGCCTCACTGATTCCAAACGGTTTGTAGTAGGTGACATAGACATCGATGTCGCGTTTGGCCAATTCGCTAAAGCTACGAATGGCGTCGCACCGGTACGTCAATCGATCGCTAAGTACAAACGGCTGATACACTTGGTAAAAGCCGGACGTATTAATTGGCGGGGTGACTGTACGGCGCGTGGTTAATTGTGCCATTTATCCTCCTACGAGTTAGCCAGCGTTAGCAGCCAGACCTTCCAACAGCGCGTTGCGTGTCAAGATCAAGTACAGCACGTTCTCATGCGAGAAGCCGATGTACATGTTTCCGTCACGTTCAATGCGCGAAAACTCCACATCAACGTAAGAATACTCATCCATCTCCTCAGCAGTAATCACCGCCCGCACAAACATGGTCATCCATTCCACAGTGTCCGCCGACATCCGATTGAATTCGATAGATGTGCTCGGGATCAGGGCATAGTCCGGGAAATAAGCGCTGAGATTAAACACCGCATTCCGGTTATCTTGGCCACCCACCACGGTGAATGCCAGCGATTTAAAATGCACTGTACCAAACTCTAAATTCTCCTGCACATGCCCGGCTTTAGTGTATTTCACGAACATGTTAGTGACTGCGAGCGCATCATTATATGAAACCAAAGGAGAGTACAAGGACCCCCTTACTGTTTCATCGGGAATGCTGTTACGGTGCCACATCGGAACGAACACGAACTCGGTGGAGGTGAAGATATCCGGAAACACCGGTATCCAATCGGGACGACCATACGCGGAATTCTCAAGGATGTAGTCGGCGATGGCTTCTTTGATCACAATCGGGTTTCTACCAGCGATTCCATACACCGCCACCGACCAGGTGGTGGGAAGGGTCGCAGTTGGATCTTCACGATCGTACCAGTCGTATTCTTTCGAGATCAGGTAGGTGTACGGTACCCCATCTGTCTTTTCCAGCACTTTGAGGAGATGGTCTGGTTGGTTAAACGTCGCCAACGCGGTCTGTACCACTGACTTAACTTTCTGGAATGTGTCCACGGGCTCAATGGGCGGAATGACAATGATTTCGTAATCATCATACTGGTTTTGGAACGCTTCGTCAGCAAACCAAATTCGGATGGTGTTTTCTTCGACGCCGGCTTTATCCAGTGTCCATTGAATATAAGAGGGCATCCAGTTGGATTTGGCCACCACCATCTTACCCACTTCCACGTTTTTAATGTCGACGCCGAATTGGGTGAGTAGTAGTTGACGAAACGCTTCAGGATCGTCGTTGATGGTATTACTGACTGCGTTATTAAACACCCACTGAGCAATCGTCAGGACGTGACTGTGAAACGCGGCCGGTGTGGTGATCACATTACCGTCTCGTTCACTGGTGAACGTTACCAGCTGAACATTCGGCGCGTCCGCTTTGTTATAGAAGCCCTTTTCGCGGGCGTAACTTTCTGATACGCTCGACAATTCACCAAGAGGAGACACGAGGTTAGGCGTGTTGTTTGCCAACGCAGTAATGGATATAAACCCTTTCAAGGTAAACATAAATGCACTCCAAAGCCATTTTTTAATAGGTAACACATGAAATAGAAGGTAAAACTGATATGGGAGCCTTATCTTGGATAAAAGTACTTCTTCCGATTCTCTTGGAGTACGGCAAAGAGATCCTCAATCCTCAGGCAGAGAACAAGCGCAGTACGGTACTGGAACGCGTTAGCGTACTGGTGATCGTCAGCCTGTTCTGCATGCTGGTGTATGTTGGTGAGCAGTTCTTCGTCTTGCATGGCGAGAACGTCCGGCTGAACACCACCATCGCGCACCTGAATGACACCGTCGAGGCTCAACAACTGCGTATCGGCGAATTGGTGCATGCGCATTCACGATCAGCTGTTGAAGAGCCGCCTAAGACGCCCGAGCCATATGATAAACGCGGTGACCGCAATCGGCTCGTTGTCAGAGAGGAGGATACACGGACAGTGAATCAGGATCGGATGATCGACTGGATCAACGGAACAAACTGAGGTAATGATGAGATTACTTTTGGCGTTGCTCATAGTGGCGCAGTTGGGGGGCTGCGTCCTAAACCGAGATACGACCACTATCCCTATCGGTATAGTTACCCAACCACCCCAATTAATCACGCAGAGGGAAGACTCACCCACGCGTGAAGAGATCCGCCAGTACGCAGATGACATGAACCTGTACTTGGGTTATTTATTTGCTTACACGAAAAACCTGAACCAGTACGCAGTCAGCTTAGGATGGACGCCCCCTGCCGATCCAGCGCTCTGTCGTCTCACTGAACCGCCGCAGCTGGAGCCATTCCCCACGTTTGAGCGACGCCGTCAAGGACGTCGTGACGACTTCGAGTGGGACCTGACCGACTTTATTCGCGAGTTGCGACTGCGTCATAATCGCGACGTGGTCACAGTGCGCAGGGCCTACCAGACCCAATTAAAGTTTTGCGTATATTAACCAACGTGCGATGGGGACTTCGGTCCCCATCGTTATTTTTATTTATTACTAAGTTATCGATACTATAGACCCCGCTAACTTTGGATTAGTTCATTATGCGTATAACGATTCCCAGATACACAGTCGGCGCGGACATTGAGACCAAGGACACTGAAGCCTCTGCCTACCTCCTGTCCGTTGGTGCGGTGATGTTCGATAACTACACCTTGAAGCCGGTTAGTGTGCTAAACGTGACCTTCGATCCCGAGGACCCTGAACAGGCCAGTCGCACTAGCAGCCCTCAGACCCTCGACTGGTGGGCCGGGCGCGGCGAAGGCCACCCCACACAGTTGGCACACGACATGACCTGGCATGGACGCACGACCTTCAACGAAGGCATGAAACAGGTCGACAGTTACTTCCGATCGCTTCCTTACGGCAAGTTTGCCATGCCGATGAAGGGGCCGGACTTTGACTATGTGATTCTTCGCCATGCGTTGCGGCAGTTAGGTATGTACCGTACCCCACTCCATGCCCGCCCTCTAGACTCATCTCGGACCGTGGAGCGTGTTAATCACGGTCTGGAAATACCCCCGATTAGTGACATCGAAATACAGCGATTCTGGAACTACCCGGAACGGATTCCGCATGTGGCGGTATATGACGCCGGCTATGAAGGGTACGAAACTGCACGCATGTACCATTGTCTGCACTTAATAAAAACCATCGGTTACGATGGTATGTTAAAAGAAGTCGAAAAGTGGACTTCTGTTTCTGACAGTATTATTCCGATAGTGGAACCTGAGCATGATAACCCAACCTCTTAAATACAAATACGCAGTGATGTACACTGACGGTGGTCGACGTGAAGGAACTCATCGTGGCTCCGGCGGCTCCGGTATTCATGGTTACCTATATAACGAACTTCCCACCGTCCGTTACAGTAAAGTACCCAACATCATCACCCCGACAGGTTACCATCCCAAACCAACCGGCCCGGAGCTGAAAGACGAAAAACACAACCCGACCTATGAGCAGTGGGATCAGAAAATCAGTTTGAAAGCCGATGATGGTGTCTGTAGAGTTACTAAAGAGGGGGCTGACATCGCTATCGTCGATGCCTGGATTTCTTTCCCCGACGGCACCTCTCAAGTAGGGGAATTGGAAGCATTGTGCCAGGTCCTGGAAACTGACAAACTGGATGTGGAGTACATGTTAGTATATTCCGACAGTCAGTATCTGGTCGACGGCATTCGTCGCGACCTGGTCAACTGGAAGGCGCGCAATTGGTGCAGAGCAGACGGGACTGAAATTAAGAACCTGGAAATCTGGCAACGCATCGATAAGTTGCTCGAGGTATGGAAAGACCGGCTGGAAGTGAAAAAGATCAAGGCCCATAAAGGGCACTTCGGAAATGAGTCGGCGGACCGCAACGCCACCTTTGCTGTCGTGGCCGGTATTAACGGCAAGCCGACTAACCACTGGATCGCCACCGACGTGCACGACCAGGACTACTGGGAGCCGGAGAAACCAGTACCGCCCATGCTGCACCAAAAGTGGTGTTATGCGTTAACGTCGGAAGAGCGGCAGCAGGTTGATATCGATGGCGAAACCTACCATCAGTATTTCTTGGGCGACCATTCTAAGAACAAAGATGACGTTGAACTGCTAGGTAAGATTATCCCCGATGCGGGCTTCTCTGTGGTATTGTCAAAGGAGCGGCCTGCGTTAATCGATGAGCTGTTAGATTATCATCGGAACAACATGTGGACCACACAGTGTGAGATGTATCAGTCGGCCTTGGTCGGCATGGTCAACGTGTCGTCGATCATGTCGCCGCGGATTATCTGGGAGTTGAAGCGTGCGGGCAGAGAGTGCCTGTGGATGGGCAATGACCATGACGACCTGTTAACTATCGACAAGGAGCTGGTGGCGAAAGTGCAAAGACCGCCGCGATTATCGTACCGGGTGTTGGACGAAGAGCGTAACCTGCGGGACATTCTCAATGCTTACCTGATGACTAAGGGTTGCATCGTGGATGGCGACGACAACCCCTCACAGACCAAGATTGCGCTGACCGACCTGACTGACGCGTTTTTCCAGCAGGAGGTCAAGAAGAACGGAGAGGCGGGTGCTGTCAAGCTCACTGAGTTCTACACCAACGTCGACCGCTCCATCGAGGTCCAAGCGAATCTGGACGGAGTAAGCAAGCCGGTGAAGTTAATCCTGGCGCGGGGAATCGATTTGCCGTCACGAAACATGCTGGCAAAGCTTACCGACAAGAACCCCAAAGTTTATATTGTGACGTGGAAGTTCTCACGCATTCTGTACAATTATGGTTTTGTACTTGATTGCGATGACGGCGTGGGCATTTGGGCCGGCGTGTATCGCAATAAGCGTATCTTGTCTACTGAGGAGCAAGCATGGATACTGTAAGGAAGCCGTACTATGTGGTGATGAGTGGTCCGGACGCGGGACGATTGGAGTACGAGCAAGTTCCCATGTCGCGAAAGGCAGAGGGTAACTGGTTATGTAAAGTGGAGTATGCCGAAGTGTACAATAACTTGGGTGTGTTGCTGGAACCACCGCGGGTAGTGCCAAAGCGACTTACACTTACGCAGCGGGTTATCAACGGACTCTGCCGGAAGACTAAATGGAAATGGCCCGTACGCTGGTGGACGCCGCAATACGTACCAAACCCACACTTCCGTAAGGATGCCTTTCGGCTGCCCGACTGGCGCACTGATGACATGATCGATCTGATTTTGCGGCAAACTGCGTGGAAAGAACAACGGCAAAAGACAACAATATCCTAACCGCCATCAGGGACCTTCGGGTCCCTGACCGGTTTTTATTTCAGTTATATGTTATTATCATGAACTAACTATCTTGGAGTTTGTCGTGAGTAACGATTATCGTGTCATTGACGTCACCATAGACATCCCGCCGGATGTGCGTGACAACCTGCGAAGTTTATACTCCGCTGGGGTATTAGAGCTGGGACTGTCGGAAGGGGACCACATGCACAGTCTGTACACGAGGGTGTTTAGGTTGGCCATTGAGGAATGTATCGACACAATGCTGAGCTATGACATGCCCACTGCACGGTTTGCAGATTTCGCCAGTGTGTGGCGCGAGGTTGGCTCACATGAGAGTCTGTCTGACTTCTTTGGTCACACCATCCCAAGACCGGCAGAGCTATGTATGTTGTTAGCTCCATTACGGAAACTTTACGAACGGTCAGTACCTGATGATGCATTGGCCATCGATCGAGTGTACGTCAGTCCAGCACTAAACTATGTTAGGGTGAGGGTGGAGACATGGAAGTAACTTTAAACTTGGGACGGCGATCCCGTGATGCGATTCGTCGACTTTGGACGAAAATAGAATCCGATCATGACCTGGGGGTATTTTCTGATGCCGCACGACAGCTAGTGTACGATTGTTTCATCATGCAAGTTGAGGAGCTGATTTCATACATCATGAACGGCAGTTACAACATGCACCGCTACCGGGCGCTATTGGACATCACCGGACCGTTGGTGTTTGCAGAAGGTGCGTACATCGAACTGAGCCCACAAGACCTGCAAGAGTTGGCGGAAGATGGTAGTCGACTTGCCGCGGGAATGTTGGAGACCATTGACGACGAGGATGACCCGTACGGACCCAACGACCTCTCACCTGTAACCGTCGCGTGGATGGTGCAGGAGTGTCTACCGCACTTCGACGCCTATGCTGAGATCGAGAACGTCATTACAGCAGATCTGTACCGGCTGGGTTTGTATGATGTGGACTGCGATGTTACAGTTCGACGTGGCGGTGCTACACTGACCCTGACTGGCATCACACGGGAAAAGTTGCGCGGTATAGGTCCTAGGTATAAAAAGGCAGGGCAGCGGTAGCCTTCGTCATATCTGGCTATCGTCAGTAACAGTAATCTCAGATATATAGTCTGATCGTTCGGTATCTGCACAAAACGCGGGAGGACGCTAGCCCTCCCGACGGTTCTTTTTTTTTTATTTTTTTGAGATCTTTTTCAGTTTCTTCACACTGTCTTCCAGTGCAGTGCTCAACACCAGCACCTGACGTTGGTAGACAGCAAAGAACTCTACCCACACCGCGCATTGGTACAGCTGATCGGAGATCATTCCACCCATCTTCGGTGAGAGCGATTGATAGCGCTCATCGTCTTTCATTTGCGTTACCAGCTCATCGGCCAGCTGTATCAACTGTCGCATGTTGCGCTCGACAGCTTGCATATGGCTGAGTGGCAAGTTGTCCTGGAGTTGAGCCAGTCGCTGCACGGTCACGGACAGGTCTTGGTTTCGCTTCAGCACCTGTTTGTATTTGGCGGTGTCATCGCGGCTCGCTGCATCGAAACACTTGCTGATTTCTTTGGCCACGTCTTCCGGCTTAACCCCAAACAGTTTGCCAGTGAAGGCAGTGCCTTTGAGACCGGATTTGGACGCCGCCAGGCCGGGATTGTTGATCAGCACACCCACGGTCTCGATGGCTGGCTGGAGTAGCTCTTCGTTCAGCTTGAGAATATGCGGCAGTGCATTTTCCAGTGCGTCCAAGTACTCCAGGTACGTCACTTTCAGACCGACTGGTACAAACAGTGTCACATCGCCCAGTACCATATAAGACTCCCGGTCCGCCCACGCAAGCAGATCTTGCTCAACCCTTGGCGACCAGCTGTAATGACTGGCCATGTTCTTGCCGAACAGTTCGCTAACCCGTTCAGACATGCGCCCAAATAGGGAGTTTTTAAACACCCGTGCGAAGTTCTCATAAAAGCTGGACGCGGCCTCGTGTTCGATCGCAACATTGAGTCGTTGGAGCTCAATGAGCTTAGGTAACGTTTGCATCAGGTTAGTACCTCACAAAAAGTTTATTTTTTAGGATAGGACATCATCTTTTGAATGAACCACACATAGAATGATTAAAGGGGAAATGATAACATGGCTGGACCTAGCTCACGCGTTCGTGCGAAAACCATCCGCCCACGGTTTAACGTCTTCTCCATCTTGGACTTGATGACCGGTCGTTTTCTGAAAGGAAAAGATAACCTCTGGTACCTCGATGGCGGGTATGGACAAATCATGGGCTTCGGCGGACGCGGCAATACGTTCAAGTCAGCGCTGTCGTGTACACTGGCCTCCACTGCCTCATTGCGGTACCAGTTCGAATACACCGAGTTTTACGATTCAGAACTGTCAATGAAAGTTGGACGCATACAAGACTACATTGACAGCGTAGTACGCGACCATCACTGGGAAGAGCGGCCTGACATCCTTCAGTTGCTGGACGACCCTGACACCCCGTGGAACATGACCAACTCCGCGGTACAGCCGGGCGAGCTGTGGTGGCGGGACAACTGTCGGGGTGAACTGGCCAACCGTGAAAAAATCAAAGAGAAAGATCATCGCATCACTCCATTCAAAGAAATGGACGGCACCTACGCCACCATGCTCAACCCGTGGATCTTTACCGTCGATTCCTTGTCAGAATTCCACACTGGCTCCGTTGAGAAGAAGTACGACAAAGGCACCGTGGGTGAGTCTGACCTGAACACTGAAGCTATGGATGATGCACGCTCCAAAGCACAGCTGATGAAGCAGATGCCTACCGTGGCGGCGCGTGGTAACTACTACTTTGGCCTGATCGCTCACGCGGATGACGAACTGAAGATGGACATGTACGCCCCCTCCCAGAAGAAGTTGGAAGGGTTGAAAGGCAACCTGAAGTTCAAAGGCGTACCTGGACGCGGATTTAGTTTCCTGCCGAACAGTGTATTGTTGGCCACCGGGTTTCGTAACGGTCTCAACAAATCCGATAAGATGCCAGAATACCCCCACCCGGACGTGGAACCGCGTGTGGGCGACACCGACTTGCGGTTCATTGAATTCACTGAACTGCGAGGCAAATCCGGTCCAACTGGCGCCAGCATCGAAATCGCTTTTTCACAAATCGAAGGCCTACTGGTCGGTGTAACTGAATTTAACTACATTCGCGAACATGCGAAGGAGTTTGGCGTGACATCCTCCGGCTCAGGTGGGGCGTTCAAGAAGCTCGATATCTACCCGGAGGTAACATTCACCCGGAAGAACCTGCGCGAGCTGCTCGAGGCCAATGCCAAGTTCAAACGAGCCATGGCCATCACTGCGTCTCTGGCATATATCAACATGAACTGGTTCCACCTTGACCCTGAATATCGGATGAGTGCGCAGGAGCTGTACGACAAAATCAAAGAACGGGGCTTTGACTGGAACCAGATCCTCCAAGACACGGTTGAGTACTGGTACTTCCAAGACCAAGAGGAAGAGATTGGCAAGCCCACTATCACCATTATGACACTGTTGGACATGGCATTGGGCAACCTTAAACCTAAGATGCTCTCCTGTTCAAAGTGACAACAACGGGCGGGGTAGTCCCCGCCTAGGAGTTATTATGACTGGACGCATTATGCGGGAATTGGAACTGGAGATCCAGTACCAATATCCTGAACTCAGTTGCGAGCTGCGCGAAGCCTACCACGATTGGAAGTCGCGCACCCGTTCTATTAATACCCACTGGCACGAAGAAGTGCGAGATATCAACAGTTTTCTGAACTGGCAGTTGTTGTCCCGTTATCGTGAGCATCGTGGACGTGATAATCAGCGACTGCACGAAGAAGTTCGTCGAGCCCGCAATAGCCTGGGGACTTTGAACCGGTCCCAAGATGTAGCTGGTTGGATCCGCAACTTGATGGACCGCTATTTCCCCACTTATATTAAGTTGGATAGATAATGCGCAATCCCATCTTTGACAAGCTACTTGACACCTTGGAACACGGTGGGTTATTTTCGCACACAAACGTCGGTCATGCAGAACTGTTTTTTGCAGGACTTGATCCTGACACCATGGACCAGGTGTCTGTCGCCATCACAGGCGATAGCGATCTGACAGATAAAGCGGCGGTATCCAACTGCATTACTTCTATCTTGTCTATTTTTGAACGCAAGGTCAATGTGCGCATTCAAACTGGGCAACATGACGGCGTTGAAGCTATTGTGCGTCAATATGCAACACGCAATCACATTGAGGTGGACATACACGACTCTGGTCAAATCGAAGAGTGGACCCAACCGTCTGTGCGCTTAACCAAAGCGCGCGATCGGCGCATGGTGGCCGCATCCCATGTCGTCGTTGTGATCACCCAAGGGTTAAGTAAGGAATGTAAGTATATCACCGAGCAAGCGATCCAGGAAGGGCGCCTGGTCACGGTGAGAAAAATAAAGCAGGGGAAAACCACATGAGTAACGTTAGTGTGAAAACCGACATCACTGACAAGGGCGTCGTTACCACTATTTATACCGAAGTCCACGATCGCATCCAGGTCGATCGGTTACGAGCGGCCATTGTTCGGGCCGTTAGTGAGGAACTCACCGCCATCCTCAGCGAGCCACGCACGCAAGGAACCCAGTATGAAACCGCAAACCCGTAAGAAAATCGAGGCGTTTATCCTCGATTATGTACACCAGGTCGACCCCTCAGGGGAAAACAAACGACTGTACCAAGAAAAGATCTTCCCCCGCCTTGACGATAAGGCCCTGGAAGCATTTATTGCACGGCCAATCCCAATCTATGCGCCCAATGGCGGTAAGGTGAGGATCGACCACATGCGCAACGTAGAGATCATGCGAAAGCTTGGGTATGAGCCAGAGCAGAAGTGTTGGTTGACGGACCCACGTACAGGGGTGACTTCCCTGACACGCAAGAAGCATATCGTGCTGCCGTTGCCGGTTCGCCGACAAACTCAGATGATCGATAAAAAGATCTCCATCGCCGACCACAACCGGACGATTGACAAGACCACGGGTCAGGCCACTGGTGCGTCGAAAGGTTCTTCCTTTTCATTTCCGCAGATCTACGTTATGGCCACGAAAGGATATAAAGAAACCATTCGCGAACTGATCAAGATCCGTGGCGGCGATAACAAAGCCCGCCAGGCGGTTGATCGGCAGTTACGTCAGTTTGGTAGCGCCTCCCAATCCTTCGAAGGGGCGGATAAAACCCGCACCAAGTCGGTGGTCACCACTGGCATCATTTTCCGCTGCATGCACATCGGCACTAACCTGGGATACTAACGATGAACACGTCATCCATTTATCAGTACGCGCTCAATCTCGTCCGCGATCAAATACGGCAAGAGCTCAACACAGCTGACGACACTTCGGGACGTATCGAACAGTTCGCAGGGGTTTTTGGCTCGGTGACGCTGTCGATCTTCACTCATGAAGGCTACCAAAATATCCTCCAGGGTATCGATGCGCAGCAAGCAGCCACCCAGGCATACCTCACCAACTTCATTGCACGGACGGCAATACACCTGCGGATGGATCTTGACACCATGGGTCCAGATGTGAGTTTCAGTAAACTGCAGAATGTATTCTCCGAGACCTTAGGAGATCTTGGTGTTATGGAGTTGTTCGATACTCAGGTAACGGACCGCATCGACCACAGTCTGATTGAAAGTGGTGGACCGCTGGTGATCTATTTAATCACGGCGGCCTTCCGCTCCGTTCTGAGTGAGTTGTCTGCTGGAGTGTGATATGCAATCGCAAGATGTGTTAATTGACCTTGATTCCCTGCTCGACACCCGTATTGGTTTATTGCGGGCCCGATTTCCCTCGCGCGTACCCACGGTTGATATGGCAGCATATGTCAACCGCTATAAAGACAATTTGCCTGAATTATTTGGCGTAAATAAAAATGAATGGGATTCGGCCTGGGCAGAGCGGGACCTCAGCGTGATTAAGTCATCACACGCTACCGTGTTTGCAAAAACCTTAGGGCGTCTCCTAGCGCCACATAAGGTCCGTGGCGACGTTTCTCCAATACATGACCGGTTACACCTATTCATTAACTACTGGCCGTACAGACTCACTGAGGAGCTTCAGGACGAGTTTGTGGCGGCTATTAGCGAACTGGCTATCGAAGGTACGTTAGTGTCCATGGTGTCACACCCCGTGACTGAGTTAACGCCCAAACTGGTTGGCGATCGCTATAGCGCCATGATCATGTATAATGCTATCCCGTGGATGGACGCACAAAAAGAAGCGTTAGCGTCACACCGCATTCCGCGGGTGACGCTGTATACGCAAGGGGTTATTATCGATGATGACCCTGAACTGCTAGCCCACATTGAACGGGAATCGATCGACCCGTTCGTTCGGGTGAAGCAACAACTGGCGGAATACTTCAGCCTGCATTGGTGGAAGCCGAGTTATTTCAGTCTTCCGTTATCCCCTTCAGCTTAGCACGACCCTCGGCCACAATTTGGTCGAGGTCAACCACATCACCCACCTGACTCGTCTCGCCTTGGGTCAAGTTAAAGTCAGGCAACTGGCCACGACTGATATCAGGACCACGCACGCTACGCTCAGCGTTGCGGTCGATGCGCGGTGCTCGGTTCAACACCTGATCCAACAGCTCGGCAGCACGACGGTCGTTCTCAGCACCGATCTCATCAACAGTCAGGCGTTTCTTCGTGAACACGGACGAGTCGCTGTCTTTCAGCAGACTTTTCACCAACGTCAGGGCATCCAGGTCATCTGGGATATTGCGCTTGCCGTCTTTGTCCGAGATCAGGTGATTGATGATGTCGTGACGCAACGTCTGGTTTTGTAGCAGGCGATCATCATCGGGATCTTTTACAATGTCTTCAGCCATTGGATTCAATGCCTCCATGAAAAAGTTTTTAGGATATATTTTATCTCCACGTAAGCGACGACTGTGGCTTGCAGAGAAACGTCTTCATAAAATGAAGCAGGTCGGGGAAATCGTGTATGCCGATGCACTTTACCAGTTTCTATTGGAGTACCGTGAATTGCCTACCTTGGCAGAACAACGTCAGGTTAATATTGACATGCGGGCACATGATATTGGCGAGGTGGTGCAAGCGCTGGCGACGTTCCGTAATTGCGTGATTGCGGACAGTCCGAGCCAGAAGTACTACACTCAAATGCCAGATTGGTACGCGGATACCCCCACCCCAACCACACTCATCGAGTTTATGGTTGATCGTGGATATCTGCTTAACATTGAGGAGATCATCGAAACCATCGCTATTCAATTGCAGGAGATCCGACATGCCATGCCTGCGACCGTAAACGCAGAGCTGGTTACGTATTACCAAAAGAAGTCTCGTCGATTGTATCAAGAAGTGATACGCTTTGGCGAGGCATTGTTATGAGCTCGTCCATTTAGGACGCGATGTTGTTAAGCATCAGAGGTCACTATGTCAAAGAAACGGGCCAGAGAGGCCACGGAAAACCCACAACGTCAGATTGAATTATCTCACGGCAACTTACTCGGCAAATTGTTTTGGACCATCATCGATCGGGCCAACATCACCTACCCGCAATGGGATAGGTACATGACCAAGTTTGTGAATAACCCGCAGAACGTGCCCGAGCAAACGCCGGACCGGCGGAGCGAACGGCGATCTAACCTGATGGCTGCCCTGACTAAATATGACCGCCTGAGCTGGAATCGGTTTATCGAGGGGTTGAAGTCAGCCGGTTTTTCTGAGATCGAGCTGACCATCAAGGTTCGACGCAAGCGCGGTATAGAACCCGTCGAGGTGACGTTGATTTCCGACCTCATGGATATCGATACCCGTCACGACCACAGCAACACAAAGGACGATGATCATGAGTGAGGTCAGACCCCTCATCTTTAACACGGACCCGAAAAAGGTGCCGACGGTGGTGGACGTGTTTCGCGAGGACGTCCTCCAGAAAAAGAACCAGTTAATTGGCGATGACCCGCTTCGCAGGGCGGCGGCCAACTACCTGAAACAAGACGTATTGGACCCAGATAAAGTGCTGGCTACACTCACCACTCGAGCAGACAGCTTTCTGGAAAACATCTCTTCTGAGTTTTCTAACGTCCAGTCGCAACTTGAGCAGGCATTTGACATTCCCAACCTGGATCGGCTAGTGGGCGATTTGGAGAAAACCGAGTTAGTGCAGGCAGTTAAGAACTTTGACGGTCTGAATCAAGTAAAGGTTATGTATAATGGCGTTGCTCAGTATGTGGACAGTGCCATCGATGCGATTAACGTGGGACCCATGGTGGAGCTGGTAAACTCTGCCATCGGGAAAACCTCAGACATGCTGTTTTCGGTGGTGGACGTGACCGGACAGTCGGCGCTGGTGCGCGGGCTCACCGCCAGCCTACTGGCGTGGAAGGCACCGCAGTTGGTCGAGCTGCTGATCGACTCGATTGAGGATGACAAAGCTAAAGAGGATCTGTGGCAGGAAAATGCGGTACGTGCTGCCAACATGGGCGACCTATCCCAAACGAACCGGTTTCTCGACAAGCTGCCCACCTCCCGCACACGACAGGTGGAGATAGAACTCATCCGCGGCATGTTAACCAGCTACCGCCGCCCGCTCAATGACACCCGCTCACTGAAGGAAGTCGGTCAGGAACTTCTGGCGTTTTGCAGTCGCATCAATCCTCAGTGGGACGTGCACCCTTCCGGCGCTGCTGAACTGGCACCCTACATAGGTGCCAGCGAAGACACATACGCGGCGCTATGTCACACAGACCGGTGGGCGTTAGCCACTGCTGGTCAGAACGTCAAGGTGGAGCGCTTTGACACTTTATTTAATCGACTCTTCCCTCAATTCACTAAGGAGTAAACATGCAAACCCTTGAAATCAATAACGTAACCCTTACTGTCGGCGACCACCTCCGCATCAGTCGACTGGCGGCAGGCGACACGGTAGTTGAACTGCCAGACGATCATCCGGTCAAGCTGATTCGTGACGGTAACCAAATTCGTGTTACTCACACTTACAACGAACGGCAGGTGCTGACTATTCCAACATCGCCGGAAGCCGTAGAATCGATCGCGGTGTATGTCACGGACCCAGTGACTACGTATCGGACGGTGCTGCAGTCCAACCACGAGGTCCTGACCAGAGTGCGTGGTTTGTTTTCCAGCTTCGTATTGTACGGCAGTCAAGGGCTCCAAAAAGAAACCACCGACCGCCTCAGCTTTGCGTATCGCGTCATCGGCAGTCTGTTTGACCCTGCCATTGTGAAGCGTGTTGCTGAGAACGAGCATCAGGTACTGCCGACTCTGGCCGCCAAGGATAAACTCCGTCCGCTGATTGCTCGGGTACTGGAGCTGCATTACGGATATATCCTGAAACCCAAGGATGGGGTCGATCTGATGGATGCGCCGATTGAGAACATTATCTCGGGGCGAGCGCCGGACACCCTGACCGATTGGGCACTGGCCGTGGGACTGATTGACCAGGAGCAAGCCATTCGCGCAAAATCCTTCTAATGTCACTGGCAAAAGGAACCTGTCATGATCCGAGTACATACTGCACAAATGAACGTAGGAAAGTGTATTCCGCGAAACGGTAACGTGGTGTTCATAGACACCACAGTCAGTAGCGGGACTGAGATGGTCAGGGAGAACATCGCCCCCACCTGGGAGATGGTTCGATCCTTTAAGGCAGGTAAGCTGAGCGAGCGGGAGTACACTGACCTCTACCGGGATCGGCTGTCGCACATGACCGATGTTTGCCGTCACCGGTTTGAGCGCCTGGCGCTTGGTGAGAACGGCATCACCGATATTATCCTCGGTTGTTATTGTGCGCCTGGCACGTTCTGCCATCGATTGCTGCTACAGACGTGGCTAATCGATACCTTTGACTTTGTCCGCGGCTGGGAAGTCAGTCGTGAGATGGTGAACACTGTGGAAAAGCCCAACGGATCCGTGATCAGCATCACGGACTCAGGGATGCGGACAGTCGACGAGCTGCGACAAATCCTCAGTAAGGAGATGGATGCAGGCCACCTCCGGTTCGTGGATCGGGATAATCTCGGGGCGGACTTTGACTTGCCGGCTGCAGAAAGTGCCTACGATCAAGCCCTGACCGGGTTCGTGAGCCTGTCTCATCTGTTCCGGGCACGGAGTACCGACCCGCATGACAAAGTCACGTGTGTGGATGTGACGTATCTGGCAGCCAGCATGTACGATGTGGGCTTCCTTGAGAAAGGAGGGGAGTACCTGATGAAGGCCAACCCCACCACTACCGCAGGCGGGTTAGTGGGGGAACACTTCAACGGTCAGCGGGGCTGGCATGTTATTCGGATCACTGACGATATGTCCGATGATGATGTGCGTAAAATAATTCGACATCGCGGACTTCAATCGGTCGTAACCATAGGGAGTTCTTAATAATCCATGGCTGTTGTAACTATTGACGGTACTGATTACCGCGTGGGCGATGATGGCGTCACGCACCTGAACGTGTATTCCCAAGCATCTACTGAATTAGGTCGTTGGTTATCTAACTTCACCCGAACTGAGCTGGACTTGCCGGAAGGTCAGTTCGTGTCTTTAGAAGGCTATTACCATTACCTGAAAATTCAACAGGCGCTGACGGAACACGGACATGTCCCAAACAACATGTTGCAGCGCCGCATCGAACGCCTTAAACAACTTACCGGCAAAGTCGCTCAGACGTGGGGACGCGATGTAAAGCAGCAACTGCTGCAACTGGGGCTACGTACGCCCAACCGTCCGTCTGACGACACGAACCGTGCATTTGAAGCAGCACTTCTGCAAAAACTGGAACGTAATCCAGAAATGGCCGAGCGGCTTTCTTTGGTGCTGGAGGACGGAGTGCCGCTGGTGCACTACTACGTATTGCCTGACGGTACTGCCTTCTATAAGAAACGGTTTGATTGGCTGTGTGAACGTATCTACGCGGTACTGTAAAGTGCATGGAGGGGATGCCCCTCCATGCTTCCATCTTTGATCAATGAGACTATTTCCCAATGTTAAGCCCCGACACTAAGAACGCATGTCATTTTATTATCGACACCTGCGCTTTATTTTTGGCTCTTGGCCAATACGCCACAGCGGCAGAACGACGCACTGCGACCCAGTTATCTTTGCGTGCAAAGTGGCACTTGCGACAGCATCCAGACGTCTATCCGACGAAGCTGATGCGGGAGCGACTGCGCATCGCGGGTTACGGTCGCCGTGCCCGTGTGCTTAAGTCTCTTGTGGATAAATTACCCGAGGTGACTGAGTCATCTAAACTCACGTTTCAAAACAATCAATACGCTGTCGACATCGAAAACGTCATGGGCGGGTTTTTTATTGCAGGTACCGTAGGCGCGCGTCGGCCTGATCTCAGCACCACCATTGTTGCGGCCATCTCTAAACGAAATCATGAGCGGGAAGGGCCGTACGACAACTCCACACTTCGGGAAGTGATCCGTGGCGCGCAAGCGTACAACCTGCAGTTTGATGCCGGCATGGTGCTTCACCGAGAGGTGTCTGTATGAACTACCCTGAACAGGCATTGTTGAACGGCCTACTCGCCAACGTGGAATCATCAGTCAACTTGCACGAAGCGGTCGGCATTCTCACACGTCTAATCGCACGGCCCAATCTGGAATACAGCTCGGTACATCTGAAACTGCAGCGCCTGCTCGGTTATTGCTTACGCCGCATTCGCCTTCACGGACCCAACCTCACACCACGATTTAGGCGTGAGTGGGCGAACGTGCAATGGCAGCTTCGCAACGTGGCATTTGCTGAGTGCCTTACTGCTAGCACCACAGTACCAAAGTGCGACCAACATCACTATGAGGTTGCCGAGGACGGCCACGCGGTATTGGTAATTTATGGCATCACGCCACAGCACCAGCGCACCATCAAACACTGGGTGCCGAGAACACTACCATTCGATACCATGCAGTATTGCCCAGACCTGTGCATTTACAGTTTGTCGATTTTGCGCGGTCGACTGCGTTGCTGCGATGAAGTCTGGAATGCGATGTGACGCAAAAAAGGAGGAGGGCAGTGCCCTCCTCGGTTCTTTTTTTTTGCCTTAGCGGGACGAGCTGGCCGAGAAGGCCTTCAGCACGTTGATGGGGAAAGTGTTAGCAAACGAGTTGGTAATCCGTCCTTCCATGAATGCGGACTTCCACGATTGTTTCCACTTATTGGCGTTGAAAATCATTTTCTCCACACTTGAGGTCATTTCCTGCAACGACGCTCCGCCGATGGTGGCCATGTAATCCGTATACATGTTGTCATCGTCGAACATACCAGGATCTTTCAAGATCGGCATATGCATGACTTTCGACAAGTCCTTCACATTGAAAGTCACGTCGCATGACAACATCTTACCATCCGACCGCCACCCCACGTTACCAGTACCGCGTTGAATACTGACCGAGTCGATAATGCCCAACCGAATGTTCTGTCGGCCACGGGAATACAGCTCCACCAAGAACGGGCTGGTGTGGGTCTGCTTGCCAGTAGCAAGCGGCAAACAGCCCGCCAGGATGAAACACAACGGCAGGGTGATGTTCTGGAAGATGGCCAAGTCGTTACCATAGGGGGTACGCAACTGGATCGTAAACGATTCCGTCCCCACTTGGGCAGTGGAGGCGTCCCATACTTCCGGGATGTCAATGATGGAGCTGCCGTAGATTGCCGCCAGACCGGTAATGTGGAACGCTTCCAAGGCGCCGCCTACGAAGTCTTTTACCCCCGACATTGCCTGATCGACGATATCGAAGCCAGTTTTACCGCCGGACGTATTGACCTCCAACGAGCGGGCCGCTGACGACAGGCTATTCATCGTACTGGCAATCTCAGGTTCGCGAGTACTGTTAGAAAACGAATCTGACAGAGTCGTTTTGGCGTCGACACGGAACGTGATCCAGTCACCCCCCTCCTTCAGTTCCGAGGCCAACATGTCTCCAGCTCGAGCCACGGTAGATGCTGCTGCTTCGTTACCATCAACCGCCCATTCCCACAGGCCAGACCAAAACGAACTGTTGGTTTGGTTAGGATCCACCCCCGACGACGCAGACGTTGTGGCTGTGTCTGCGATTTGTCCTTCTTCCTGCTCGTTGACGATGTTGATGCCGCTGATGCCCGATTGTGAAGCGGCATGGGCCTGTACCGCGTCCCACGTTTTGGCCTCTTCCCGTTCTTCATCAGCGTTCTGCTGATACATCGGGTTATTGGCGTACGACATGGCCAGCGCTTTCAGTGACATTTCCCGTTCAGTCACCTGACTCTGCATAACGTTGGTACGTTTAACCTGGTCAACGTATGCCTGCAGTTTGAACAGGTACTCATCCTCACTTTTAGACTGCCGGTAGATGCGCTCAACCTCTTCCGCCTGGTAATTCGCCAACACCTGGAACCGGTTAACTGCACGGAACACGTCAAACTTACCGTTGGCCTTCCAAATGTCGGGCAGTGACTCATACAGCTCTTCGATCTGGCTATTCAAGACATTACCAGATTCCGTCACGTCCTGCTTTCGATCCATGCCAAAAGGCTCGCTGTACGGCACCAACTTACTATGCAGTAGTTGCGTATCCGCCATCACCTGCACGGCCTGCAAATACAGGTTCGGTGTCGGTTTCAGGTAATAGTACTTAGAGGGCTTCTTTCCCGTTACCATTTTCAACACTTGTGAGGTAACAATGAGTGGGATCAGTACTCCCAGCGGGATTAAGGTAAACATCGCCCCCAGACCAGCAGCGCGACCCAGGTCCCGCATGGCACTGGAGTACTTACCGGTTTTAGCCAGACGGGCGGCGTCTCGATCGTACATGTTAGCGAAGAACGCAATCATCCCGGTGTACTTGGGTACACCAAAGCGCATGTGAACGTACTGCGAGTTATCGTCAATAACTTCGGAGTAGAACCGTCCCATGCTGTAGCTACCCACCCGATCTTCCCGTTTAATGAGTTTACTCTGGTACGCCTCGCTCAGATCGGCACGCGTCAGCAACCCACCCACCTTCGGGTCCGCAAATCGGGTGTGTTGCGGAGGTGGGTTCAATGCTTGGTTGCCGCCCAGTGAGGTGTCTGCAAATTTAAACTCAGCACTGGTGCGGGGACGACTGCTCGTTCGTCGACCGCGGGCAGTTGGCGCTAAACCAAAAGCCCCGCGTATCCAGCGTGTGTCCTCCATTCGGATTGCCATGGATGAACTCCTTATGAAATGGGGGTGGTGGGCGTACCCACCACCGGATTAAAAATACTCACGCGCCATGGAGATCACTCCCCGTTGGTGTGTAACTGCAGGCTCGGCTTTCACTTTGCCCTGACTGGACGCCACAGTAGGTGGGGCGACAGGCGATTTTGGTGCATTCGATGATTTTAGTAACTGGTCACGAATACTCAGGAGGGTGGCGGCCATCTCCCGCTGAACCAGCAACTGTTCATTGAGGATACCGTTGGTTGCCTCAGCCATGGCTCGCTGTTGGCGTGTAATGGAGGCCATTACTTCCGACAAGTTCATGGCAGGCGCTACCGTGTTGGTCATCACCTCGTCTTTAACCGCGGTCTCATACCGTTCCATGTCGACGCGGTGGGGACCATCACCTACCTTTTTACGCATGGCGCCAACCGTGCGCTCGGCAATGCTGGACCCCACTGACGGTGCCTCAGACGGTATGATAGTAGACACCGCACCCTGGTTGCGTTCTGCTGTTACTTGACGAACGTCTTGCTTGGCTTTTGCAACCGTCACCGCTTCTCGTTGTTCTGGCGTGGATGACTCGGGCAGACCACTATCTGCTGCTGGCGAGGGCATCGCCCCACCGCCCATGTTCGGTGCTGGAGTATCCACCACATTGCCAGAAACCGAGGCTGAAGCCACCGACGCTGCCTCGGGCGATGAAGGTGGGGCCATTGGCGGCTCGATCGCCTTCTGACCCGGAACCGAAGCATACTGACTCACGGAGTTAAAGGCGTTCCGGGCACGCCGCTGCAGTTCCATGTACACTTCTCGGTAGCTGCGCGGACGGTTGCCCGCGTAGAACACCCAGGTATTTGCCTTGGCTTGTTTCTGCCATTCTGGCAACACGCTTTTATCTGGATGTTTCTTCAGACCACGCAAGAACGTTCGTGCACCGCCCGGCCCAAGGAAATGGGACAGGTACAGGTCCACTGGTGTGGCCTTACCGCTCGGCGACAAGTTCCCAACCGTTCGTGCACCCAACCGCAGATACTCCGCCCCCAGGAGGGCGTTAGCCACCGGATCGAACGCACTGGCATTAGACGGAATGCCGTACTTGTTGGCGTGGGCACGCAATTGCTCGCCCCAAGTCCCGCTCTTGCCGTCCTTACCCACCAAGAACTGATACAGGCCTTTGGCAGACGATGTTGTCGCACCTGCATTTGGATTCAATGACGATTCCATCATGGCTACTGTCAACATCAGGTTCTCGTCCATCCCTGTCGCTTTGGAGACCTCACTGATCATCTTGGCCACGTCGCCGCGACTATGCGAAGCCAGCTTGATCTTGGCATATGCACCGTTTGGATCTACCGGGTCAGATATATCTCCTATCGGAATACCGCTACTAGAGATAGGGCCGCCGCTGTTACCGCCTGGACCACCCACCTGCCGGTTATTCCAAGCGTTGTCGATGGCGCTACTTACCTGCTGCCGCTGTTGGTCAGCCGACCCCGCAGTGACCACCGGTCCAGTACCACTACCGCTGTCGGCGCGTGGCCGGTTGTTAGTGCCGGCGGTCAGCACTTGTGCGGTTGGCCGGTTTGGATCGATGGTCTTCTCTGCCAGTTCGGCTGCAGCCTTACGGCTCTCCAGAAACTCGATGTTGCCCTGGGTCGATTTCGGATCCGTGTTGATCGGGTCTTTGTCGTTCCAGGGGTTAAACATCACAGACCACACCCCAACGTTTTCACCTCCTATTTCAACCCTGGCCCACGTCAGCGATTTAGCCACGTCGGCAAGGTACGGGGTTGTGGACGACTCAACGATATCGAACGGGCGCGCGTTTGGCGCGTGCATGTTGAGTACAGATAGGTATTTCAGCAAGATCGGTAAGAAGCGGTGCGTGAACCACCCTCTCCATGCGGTCTGTTGTTCGGCATCGTCGTAGTTACTGCCAAACTCGGGCATGTGGACTTTTGCAAACTCTTCCACACTTCCTTTAAATTTGGCAATGCCGCGACTGATCACGATGTGCTCATGTGCATCCAGCTCCAATGCCATCAAGGTTAATACCTTTGATGTTTTCAGTTTGGTTAAGCCGTATGCACGCATCCGCACCGCCTCAGTGGCAGACAGTTCGATGATACCCATGCGGAAGTTGCCCGAGGCAGCATCCAACATGATCTCATCGACGCTGGCAGTTGAGGATTTTTTATTGTCGGTGTCGTGGTTAGGGTTCGCCGATTTCTTGACCGTTACCACACTGCCTGAACCTGAATCGGTTGGTGCAGGGCTCTTTATTGCGACCACGGTCGTGTCCTTCTCGGCTGACGCAAGAACCTTGTCTTTGGCTTTCTCAGCTTTCTTTTTCAAGTCGCTGAGCAGGTCCAAATGGATGCCGCGTACCTTAGTGCCAGACAGCAGGTCATCCCGACCAAACCAACCAGGCTCGAACGGCGACACCATTACGTTGAAGACTGGATGAGTCTCGGGCAACAGTGTTCGTTGGGCCATCTCCGCACGAATCTTGGCATCAGTTACGGTCTTTTCCAATTCACCCATGGTCGATGATGGCGATAACTGCCGAAGACGACTGGCCCACAACAGGTAGACAGAACAGAAGCGGCCGTAGAACCAATCTTCGTATGCCTGCAAGTCCTCTGCATTATCGACGTCAACGCCAAAGCCAGCCGCCACCTGAATGGCGGTTTCATCAGCAAAGCCACGAATGGAAGCCACCCCATCCTTATTGTAAGCAACGTACTTACCGACCTCTGCCTCTAAATACCGGATCTTGGCAACTTCGTCATGTTTGGCATCGTCGTAATCCTCCAGACCATATTGCGCAAAACGAATCTGATCCAACGGACCATTGTCCTCGCTTGTCGCAATGCGGTACGCAAGGTAACCAAGCCCCCCTACGGCGATGGCCCCCAACACCACAGGTGCGGTCAAGAACGACCCCACGGCGGCCGCACCAGATGCGACGGCACTACCTACGCCAGCCATCGAGATGCCTGACGCGGCGGCAGTCACGCCGGCAGTGGCCGCCATCCTACCTCCCTGTATAACAGCCTGACGTGCGGCAGTTTGGGCCGCCGCGCGGGAAGCGGTTTGTGTGGCGGCCTTTGCGGCGGCACGCTGGGCCATCTTTTCGGACACTTTGGAGGTGGCGCGCTTAGCGGCGTTCTTCGCTGCATTACCGCCACGGCGAAGTCCATCACGCATACGGCCACGACGACCTCCGCGCCTACGACCCTCCCGTTCCAAGTCGATGTCTCCCGCAGTGTCCAGCACCTCCCCTACGGTATCTGCGGCTTGCTTACCAGCCATCGCTGTAGCAACCCAGCCAGCAAACTTGGCAGCGAGCTTGCCAAACCCGTCGGTAAGACCGCCCAACACCTTGGTCACGAAGAATGTAGAAGCAGTACCCATCAGACCCATGAACTTGTCTGCCACGAAGCCGCCAACACCCATCAATGCGCCCAGTATTTTGCCGAGAGGCGATTTCTTATCGACATCCTCCGGGCGATTGGGTACCTCGTTCTTTTCAGCGGCGGCGGCCCGAGCCTCCCGACGACGGCGGAAGATGTCCCGGAAACTGTTGTCACGAACACCGTCGCCGTCGGCATCGCCAGCAACTTTCTCCTCCGGCTCGGACTTCTCACTACCGCCCGGCAGGCGCTCGTCAAGCAGCTCGTAGATGTCCGTCAGAACTGTCTTGATGCCTTTGACATCCTCCGTGGTGACGAAACCTTTGAAGAAACCACGAATCCCTTCAGCGCCCGCACCAAGCAAGTCAGCCGCGAAACCAACAGCGCCAGTAACTGCCCGCTTCCCGAATCGATAGACACTGCCGACTTTATCGACCGCCTTACTAACCACTGACTTAAAGGGTTCACCGTTCACGTCCACTAGTTGGAAATTCGGATCTGCCAACTCACTGGCGCTGATAACCTCATGCCCCTCCCCCGTCACAACTGGACCGCCGATATCGTCTACGTCACGGATGACTTTGCCGGTCTTCTTGTCGAAGTAAAACCCCTTCAGCATCAGGTGGCGTTTCAGACGCGGCTCATCCTCCCCTTTCACGTAAATGTCACCTGACGTGCGGAGACTGTTGAGGACGCCGCCGCCCTGGTCTTTAAGGAACCGAGCTACGTTTTTAGGGATGGAGACAACCCGATTGGCCGCACTACCAACACCGCCACCGACCATCTCGGACAGCTTGCGCCAACCCTGTTTGGTGTAGTAGGTATACTTACTGGCGTTGCGAAGAACCTCCTCGGCAGACAGTACAATGTTGCCATCGCGATCATAAATCGCACCCTTGATGTCTTTAAGGGTTTTGATAACCTTCCCGTCCGCATCAAAATACTGACCCATCTTGAGGATTCGACCAGACAACACGACATTACCCTGATCGTCGTAGATGTCCCGAGTGCCAGTTAAACCACGCCAGGCTGAACCTACAGTGTCAGTCACTGTATCCTTAAGTGCACCAATGGCCTTAAACGGACTGCCGATTTTACTCTTAAGCCAGTCTTTTCCTTTACCTAACTTCTCCCTGCCCCAAGTATAACCCGACACCACCTTGTCAACGGTTTTGTCCTTGGTACCCCTCAAGTGCTGTCCGAACTTCCCAAAGTAGCCAGGTTTTTCACCTTCTGGTTGTTCGTACGTACCGATACCTGAAATAGCCATGTGCTCGATCAGGTCAAGGATAGCATCGACCTGTGGGGAAATGTCGTTGGCCACCAGTTGCGCATGAATACGTTCTACAACGCTCTCTAACGCACCACGATCGCTTTGATCATTCCCCTTTGCTAATTCCCCACATGCGGTAGCGATCACCGTATAAAGGTTATTAGGCCGGTCTCTGTCGTATAACACGTCAGATAGGACACTGTACATGTTCGGGTCGCTATAGTACAGTGCATCGCGGACCCCTGTGTAGATCTCAGCAGTGTAGTCCCGGTCCTCCTCCGTCTTGGGTTGAGCTACCGACACGACGGTGCTGGCCAGCGGGGTACTGGGCGGACGGTGGGCCAACATGGCGTCCTTGAGCACCATGTACAGGTTGGGCTCACTCTGGTACAGTGCGTCCTTGACACCTTGGTACACGTCCGCGGTGACGTCGCGGATATTGACTTCGACAGTTGGGTCCAGGATAACCTTGCCGACTTCTTCCACCACCTTAGCTACCCGAGCGCGAGCTTCTGGCGATGCCGGGTGAATGTCCGCCACATTACTGTACGAGTCCACCATGGCCTTGTTGAGCGACAGATCTTGATCCAGCACGCCGGAGTTAGCCACGGCATTGTGGCCGTACAAACCGGTCATCTCATCGACGGCCGCTTGTACTGGCGTAATCGACTCCCGCAAGCGCCGCAACTCGTCGGAGATCTCAATGTTGAGCTTCTCCTGATGCGGCTTGTCGTACTCGATCTGACCAAAGTGGGTCATCAGATCCATGACGTCATGGTTATAACCTGCGCTACCGTACGCGTCGTAGCTGTTGGCCAAATCGCGAACGTCGAATGACTCCACTTTACGGATCTTCTCATCCAACACCCGGCCCAGCACTGTACGGTCTTGTGCAGACAGTTCCTTGTCCGGATCGATGATGTCGACCAGCCGATCGATTTCTTGACGTACGTACTCTCGTGTCTCCTGGTCACCTACCGTGTCGCGGATACGATTGCGAATCACGTCAGTTGAAACGAACTGCTTGGTAGTATGATCGTATTGCTCATCCACCCCAGTCAGGGCACCGTGGATCTTGGACAGCCAGCCAGGTAACACTTCGTTCAGGGTCAAGTCACTGCGCCGCGACCACGGCACAGCGCGTTCCAACTCTTCCCCGGTTACGTCAGTGACGCCCACGGTATCGCCGTCGTACGACGGCATGATATCCTGAAGCAATGCAGCCAGTGACCCCAACCACCCATGCTGCCCCTCGTAGTTGTTGTCCTTGGCGTACGTGTTCAGGATCTCCGGCAAGTTAGTGAGATTATAACGTGCGCGACGACCAAAGCTAGCCAGCGCTTCATTACCCTCACCCTGCTCGCGCAGCTTCTCCTGAATCTTGCGAATATGTGGCTGGATATATTTCCTGGCAAGCATGCCGCCAGCCATACCAGCGCCGGTTTGTGCTGCCTTAAGTCGTTTCTGGGCAGGTGACAAATGTGAATCGTCTTCTGACGAGTCATCCCCCATCATTCCGACCACACCACCCACCATGCTGATGTTGTCCCGCACACCACTGCCGAAATCACTGAGGGCGCGGCGGGCATTAGTGCCGAGTTGCGACAGGTAGGATCTCGCAAACTCAGCCGGCGACAATGCAGACAGTATCTTCCGCTTCAGCATTGCTTGACCAATTTCCAAGAACTCTTCCTTGGCATAGTCAGGCAATGCGGTGTTGCGTACGATTGATTCTGAGGCCGGGACCAGCTTCTCCATACTGGATTTGGTGATGTCCAGCAGATCCGTCAAGGCGTAGTACTGCCGGTAGTTGATTTCCAGCATCTTCCTGCGGTAGTTGGTGGTGACAGTCTGGTACCCCACCATTGCATCCGTGTTGGCATGTACGCCGGCCAGCGATTCATGCAGACGGTTTTGCCGCAAGATGTCTGCTGACTCTTTCAGCTCATCCTCGGCCCGCTCTTTCAGTTTTTCCTTACGGGCCTCCTCTGACTTGACCTGGAAGGTGTCGCTAAGTGCGGCATCAATTGCCGCTTGACGCTCATCGACATGTGCATAGTTGCCAGTGCTGCTGTCGTCTTTGGTCCATTTTTCTACCCGCTTGGTGAGCGATTCCGGCAGGTACTGTTTGAGCATCGGCAGCGCTTCCCGCCCTGCCTTTTTCAGCTCTATCTTGGTCTGACGGAGTTGATCCTTCGCCTCCCGATACACCGCGGTGCCTTCGCTGGCGATGTTATCATATGCATCCGCCGCCACCGTGTAATCTTTGGGAAGTGAGTCCAGGATCAGCTTCCGACGTTTGCCCTCACCAGCAATCGTCGAGGCAGCACTCGTCACCGCCTTGGCGGGGATGGACATGACGGCTTCGCGACCGGACGGTGGCGCCATTGACGGGGGCTCGAAGTCCGCATCGAAATCTAACTCATCGTCGAGATCCCAATCGTCGAGCTCCAAATCTTCTTTTTTTGCCATAACTACCTCGGAAAAAATTAATATGGATTGGTTAACGTTTTATCTGCTCAATGTGGATAAGTCGGTAGTGTCTAAACTCCGGCCAGTGACCACCCTCGACACCTTCGAAGGTGCCACGAAAAACTTTCATTCAGAAGGTCTCTACTCCACCACCACTTTTGGTCCTGTAGGTAGCGAGCAGCGCGACCTGACATACTCGTACATCGATGTTAACATCGACATTATCTCTCCGGCGATTGCCTTGACGCTGTTCGAACTGAAGCGCCTGTATAAAGAGGTGATGAGTGGGAAACGGTACGCGGTGTGGGACGAAAAAGAAAAGGACTTCCACCCGGCCGCCCCAGGCGACGCGGGGGCGGGGACAGGGTACAGTTTCTTTATCAGTAAATTTCACGACCTCACACCGAAGGAAACCGCCAGCAACGACCGTAAGGAGTCGATTAACCTCCTTAACAAATTCCGATCGATCGCACTCGGCCGATACGTATTGGTAATGCCAGCCGGCTTGCGTGATTTGGAAGTTAAGCCAGACGGACAAGAACAAGAATACGACATCAACCCGTTGTATCGTAAACTGCTCTCTGTCAGTAAAACCATCCCCAATGTCGGTAACAAAAACAACCCCCTGCTAGATAACGCCCGGTGGCGTCTGCAGGAAACGTTTTGTGAGATCTATAAGTACTTCTTCGAGTACCTGGATGGTAAGAAGGGCGGCATTCGTGGCAAGATGACCTCACGACGTATCTTTAACGGTACGAGAAACGTGATCTCCTCCATGGATGCCTCTAGTCCCGTGATGGACCGGGAAGACGAGATTCGTCCCACCGACACCCTGATGGGGATGTATCAGGGGATGAAGTCGTTGCTACCGGTGGCGATACACGCGGTCCGTACTCGCTACCTGCCACCAGTCGACGCAGGTAACGGGGCACTATACCTTATCGACCCGAAATCACTAAAACGCGACATGGTGATGGTGTCGCCGGAAGACTACGACCTGTACACCACCGACGAGGGGGTGGAGAAGCTCATCACTGACTTCCACCACACAGAAGACAAACATCAACCGTTGAAGGTTGACGGCAGATACATCGCCCTGATCTACGATGATGGTAAACAGTTCCGGGTATTTCACGATATTCAGGAATTCCCGGAGACACTTGATCGTTCGAAAGTGAGCGGCATCACGTACGCTGAGTTGCTGTATTTGAGCGGCTACGATAAGTGGAATGACTATTTCACCATGGTCACCCGCTACCCCGTAACTGGTCAGGGCAGTACGTACTCCTCTACTATAAGATTGACCACCACTGCCAGAACCAAGATGAAGTGGGAGCTGGATGCGGACTGGGAAACACGAAAGACAAAACCGGCCATCGATTTCCCAGATCGTACCGTAACTGAATTTGTTACCTCTATGGCACCACACCCGAGCAACCTGGTGGAACTCGGTGCTGATTAACTGTATCTGTAAAAGATGCCCTAGTCCCACTGGGGAGTAATTCCTAGTTGGTAACCTCCTTAATTGCTGGAAGATGCTAAAGTCCAACACACAACAACGTGGTCCGAAAGGGCGAGCGTGATTGTAGCCGAAAGGCGGAAAAAAGTCAAACGTCTCGCCTTGGAGACGGGTTGGAATGACCTACGCTAACACATAACAAGCGACGGCTGAGAAGTCCTCGCGCTAAGGGTCGATGCAATGCTTAAATCAGCAGCTGATTCCCTAACGTCTATTGACCACGGGACGAGTTCAACGACTAACCGGTAGCGCGGTGTAGAGCAGCAAGCCAATGGCTGTTCGAAATAGGAGGCCCCTCACCGAGGGTGATAAGATAGTCTAGTATCCACCTGTAATGGGTGGGAAGTTCGGGTCGTTGGGAAACGACTGTCGAGAACTGTGTCGGGGCTGCGTCCGACATGAATGCACGTTCGATGGTGACACTGGATCTGGTGATTCCGTCTACACCGACGAAGCACTGGAAGAAAACCGCAAACAAATGCAAAAGGCATCGTTCTGGGTGAATGGTGACCGTCTAAAGATTGATGTCAACACCGACTTGATTGAACGTACCATGTTTAACCTGTTGGCTGACCCTGAATAATTCTTACCGATAGGCAAGGAAGGACAGAATGTTACTTCGCAACTTTAACCGACAGTTTTCAGTGATTCGGGTCGAACAGTTCGGCAATCCACGTATCGCATCACTGTCGAAGCTCGAACTACCCAGGGGTAGTATTCTGCACTACATCCCGACCGATGGGGTGTCTGAAATTGGCCCGCCGCAGAATCACCCGATTTTGGAGAAGGCGGAAAAACTGATTCAGGTTAACCACGTACTGCACCTGGCCGAACATGGCACTGTCGGCCGACCCCGTCGTGTGGAGACCGCCATTGCTCGCGACGTGATTCAATATCATCGGATCAACAAACGTCTGCGGATGATGCACAATACCAAATTGGTGGAGCGTGACGATCGGGTCATGATGGTGGAGAACTATGCTCCGTTGCGTCGGGTTTATCGTTACCCCGAAACGTTGATGTCGTGGTATGAGCGCTGGTACAACTTGTTCCTAACTGTGGTTACCCAGCTGGGCCACGACAGCTCTACTTTCCAACGACAGAACTACCTACTGTTGACCATTCCGACCAAGTTGCCGTCCATTGCTAAGTTGCGTAAGGCGGAGAAGCGACGCGACCTCAACACCCTCGACAGTATGCGTGACGATAACGTACTGTTCTTCCTGGAACTATGGACTTGGTTTGGTCCTAACCGTGACCGCGGCATGTTGGGTAAACTCACGGCAGAGCAACTCAAGCGGATCAACGTGATCGTGTCGTTCAATGATCGATTCATCAACATGAACTTGGGTGAGTTGGATTTCTGGCGTAAAGGCGACACCGGTGGACGCATTGATCCTATCCAAATGCAGCGGCGTCTGTACAAGTCCATCATCCAACTAGCAACGGAGCAATTACCGGAAGAGGTGAAGTCCACCCAACCGGTGTCTGTACGTGAGGATGCTGATGGCGAGATCGTCGAGACCGAGCTGCTGGAAGACAGTGGTGAATTCGATCCGCCTGAACTTACTGATGGTGACGATCGCTCGGTTGAAGAGGAGATTGAAGCGTTTGATGAGCAGGTTGACCTTGACGAAGAGGAAGATTTTGAGATAGTCCAGACTACCGATGAGGTCGAGGTGGAGGATGTCAAACACACCACTATCACTATTGACAACGGCATCAAGCGAGAAAGCCTGCGTTATATCGAGGCCGGCCAACTGACCACCAAGGAATACCAGCGGATGCTGGATCAGTCAGAAAGCTACAAGGCCATCCCTAACCCGTTTGGCGAGGGGACGCTGGCTGATATGCTGGAGGTCACGTCCGAGGAAGTGGCGTTGGAGGAAGAGTTGTTGCTCGAGGATCCGGTATTGTTGGATCCTGGTCTAGCGAAGAGTACAGTCACGAACCTCAACCGCAAATACATACAGAAAGTGCTGCCGAAAGACATTTGTAGTTCAATCATGGCTGTGCAGAAAATGGGCATAGTTGTCAATGACTACAAAGCCGAGGAAGTAGTGGACGCTGCCAACGGTCTGGTATACCACACCCTCAAAATCACTCCGGTGAAGGGTGAGTCGTCCACGATCCATTTCCCCACACCACTATTTGATGATGAAGGGTATTGGACAGCGAACGACGTGCGCTACACCATGAGGAGGCAGCGGGTCGACCTCCCTATTCGAAAGACTGCGCCAGACACCGTCGCACTCACTACATTCTACAATAAGAACTTCATTCGGCGTAGTGACAAGGTGGTGAATGATTGGCCCAAGTGGCTGACCAACAACATCATCACTGCAGGCATTGATGCCAGTAACCTGAGCGTGAGCGATTTGCGGTTTGCTAATGTTTTCGACCCTACTGTGGAGTTACCACGCGACTACACTTCCGTATCGCAGCGACTCTCCGGTTTCACCTCACAAGGCATCGTGTTTAACTTCGATTACAGCACGGTGGATAAAACCTTCGGTGTGGAGAAGGTGGCCGAACTGAAAGAGCAGAAGCTGGTACCTGTCGGTAAATCACGTGGCGCCACTTACGTCATGGATCCGTTTAACATGATGTACAAGGAAGACGGCAAAGGCCTGACCGAAGTGGGGACTCTCGCAGAAGTGCTTGGCTTCGATATCAGCAAGGCGCCGAAAGAACACAGTGAACTGTCGATGATGGGGAAGGCAATTCCAACCGGGCTCGTGATTGCGTACTACTACGGGCTGGAGAGTGCGCTGAAGGAGTTCGGCGTCGACTATCGTCTGGCGGAAGCAGGTGAGCGTGTCAAGGCCGATGAAGGCGATCTGATAATTCCCTGCAGAGACGGTAAATACGTTATCACCTACGCAAACCAGGAGCAAGCACTGATCTTCAATGGTCTGCGTCATTACGTCAAGATCACGCGCGACTTCTCCATGGAAGACCTGAACCGTCAAGACGTGTATCTGAACCTGATTCAGAAAGACGGGTTGACGGTTAGGTATCTGCTGGAGCTGGATCAGATGGACGCCATGTACGTGGATCCAATCAGTGAACGCATCTTGAAAAAGATGGGCGAACCGACCACGTTTAGGGGACTTATCCGACGTGCGAACGAAATGTTGACCTATGACCAACATCCGCACGAGACCGATATGGACAGCATGCATATCTACGGACATCAGCGCATTGCTGGGGCAGTGTATGGGCAGTTGGTTAAAGCAATTCGAGACTCCCGCAATAAACCAGGTAGTCGGAAGAAGATCATCTTACCGCCCAACCAAATCTGGAGCGCGATTGCACAAGACCCGTCGGTAATGCCGGCATCCGACTCCAACCCAATTCAGTCTATCAAAGAAGCTGATGTCGTGACTTTCGGCGGGACCGGCGGACGCTCTCGCAGATCGATGGTGAAGAGGACGCGGGTGTTCGGTAAGAACAACCTGGGAGTGATCTCCGGCGACAACGTTGACAGTGGTGACGTTGGCATTACCGAGTACCTGACTAACAACCCCATCTTTGATGATGTTGATGGGTTGATTAAACCGCTGGACCGTGACAACTTGGAGGTGAACCAATACCTGTCATTTTCTAACCAGTTAGCACCGGGCATTATGCACGACGATGGACATAAACGTCGCCTCTACGAGTGATTGTGGAGTGATAACTTTCTTAATTGCTGGAACACCCTAAAGCTCAACTCGCTACAGCATGGTCCGAAAGGACGAGTGCGATACGCGGTCGAAAGACAGAAAAAAGTCAAAGGCTTCCTGAGGAGGCCAGTTGAGATGCCCTACGCTTAAAGGAGTGCCTGTCGGGAGACGCGCCGCTAAGGGGTTATGCAATGGACAATCGAGCAGCGAAGCTCCTACCGGCGTCGGGAGACGCACCAAGGAGAACGTTCAACGACTAGAGGGGTCGCCCTCGTACTGGCCAAGTGGCTAGGAAAGAGAAAGCTCTCATCGTAGCGCATTAGGTGCGCTTGTTAAGGTGAGATGATAATATAGTCTGGACATCTGGGGAAACCCCAGAGCAGCGTCGCCGACCGGGAGGTCCGTGATAGCGGGAGTGATTAACGACCACTCTGAACATTTCGGGAAAACGAGCAAGCTTTGTTGGAATTCAGCATGGCTCAGGCATGTCTGCCAACGGATATGAAGTCACCGCATTCCGTACTGGGGCGGAGAAGTTAGTGGCCCACCGTACGGGGAGCAGTCAGGCAGTAGTGGCTGCAGAGTCCGGTAAAGTCGTCGAGATGGATGAGTATGGTATTACCGTGGAATACGACACCAAGCCCAAGACCACTAAGTCATACCCTGTCGGAAAAACCTTCGGTCGACATGAGGGCGGGGTCTTCCCGCATGTGTTGGTTCCTAATGTTAAGGTTGGTCAGAAGTTCGCCAAGGGTGATGTACTGACCTACAACGAGAAGTTCTTCGAGGTCGATCCTGTTACGCCTAACCAGGTCAACTGGAAAGCGGGAGTGATGGCTAACGTTGTCCTACTGGAAGGCACCGACACCCTTGAAGACTCCAGCGCGATCTCGCCAGCTTTGTCGGAGAAGCTAACCACACAGATCTCCAAGGTGAAACATATCACGGTGCGTTTCGATCAAGCCATACATGACATGGTGAAGGAAGGTAAGAAGCTGACCCCCGACACTGTACTCTGCGTGATCGAAGATGCGGTCTCTGCTGGTATGCAAGGCTTCAGCGATAAATCCATTGAAACGCTACGTAAGTTGGCAGCTAAGGCACCTCGCGCCAAGCTCAACGGGGTGGTGGATCGTATCGAGATCTTCTACCACGGCGATTATGAAGACATGTCGGAATCCGTTCGGGCACTAGCAGAGTGGGGCGATCGTAAGCGTAGGCGGGAAGCCAAACGCAGTCCCAAACGGCTGGCGGAGCATGGTCGGGTTGACAGCTCTCTGCGGATTGAAGGTAATCCTGTAGAGCTGGAGACTATGGTCATCCGTCTGTATATGACGCAGGAAGTGCCGGCCATTGGTGGCGACAAGGCCGTGTTTGCCAACCAGTTGAAATCAACCTTTCGACGCGTCATGGTTGGCGTTAATGAAACCGAAACGGGTCTACCTATTGACGCCATCTTTGGACGCAAATCGGTCGATGCGCGGATCGTGTTGTCAGTGTACCAGATCGGCACCACGAACAAGGTTTGTCAACTGATCTCTGAGGGCGCACAAGCGATTCTGAAAGAGGGCGGTTGATTCCTTATTGCACTACGTGGGGTGGGTCGCTCCCACCCCTCTAACTTTAAAACACTCCGGAGAATGACATGCACGTTTCAAATGAACGGCGTAATACCATTACCCTGGCCAATGCTGTAGAATTGGCCGTACGTGCTCAGATGCACACCATGCGACAGCATGGCAACAAGACCTCGGGCGGTAACAAACTGACCCGCCAAATCCTGGCTGACGCCACCGTCGCCAAATTCCGTGTCCGGCTTGACGACCACCTGCGAGGCTAATACCCATGATCAGTATTGAAGTTCTTACCGCCATTCACCCCTTGGCAGATCAGATCAACCAAGCCTGTTATCGACTGGCGACCACCGAACAGTCCCCAGTTGGTGCGTTGAACAGCGCCAGTTTCACTCCGCTGATTGACACTTATGAAGGCGACTCCGGTTTCATTGAGGCCTGGCAACACACCCTGACACGACACCCGGTCACTGGCGGCACTGAACCGGTGACTGATGACGCCGACGGCGACGAGATCGTACTACTGCCACAATCACTCCATTCTCTGTCCATGGATGAAGCGGTGTCATTCGTGGCCACGGGCGCCATGAACGCCCGAAGTCATGCCCAGAACGTGGCTAAGCCGGTGATCAACTCCATGCTGGACAAGATGGAGACTTATATCGATCACAGCACTGCCATCGTGGAACCGTTCGAGCTGGTAGAAGTTGGTCTGTTGGATGCCTGGACCAACCCCATCGTACGCACTGCGTTGGACAACCATCCGTTCCGCGGTCGACTGAGTCCGGTGGAACGCGCCGCTATTCCGCGGATTCCGGTGCCCGCCAACGTTGATTCACTGGTTGTCACCGGTTCGTCCAACATCGACGGTGTCTTTGCGGCCCTGCTGCGCGAGACCGGCATGTCTGCAACTGATGTGTTCAACCTGATCTTCAATGGTCGTCAGGATGCCGGCAGACTCACTCACCCGGTGTACCTGACTCGCAACGAATCGCTGTTGTGCTACCTGTTTGCGAACGTGCTGTTGGACAACCCGGTGGAAGGCAGCGGTCTGGAATTGCAGACTTGGGAAACATTGCTGCACAAACTGGTGACGGCGTATGCCGATGCCTGCAACATGATCCTGAGCATCTACGAGACCGAACTGAAAAGCCGAATCGTGTTCCATGGCATCAGTGACGATGGACGTATCCTGTATTTGAACAGTCCGGTGTACGATCAGTGGTTGGATGCCGGCGGCAGTCCGGAAATACTCTTCGGCGCCCACATGAACCGCAAGTCGTCTGGCGATATGAACTTCCAAGTCATGCTCGACAATGCGCAGGTTAATCAGACCGCCTGGTCCAACTACCACAACAGTCAAAAGCGCCTGCAAGAGACCGAACGGCTGCGCAAGGTCAAGGACGCGATGTACTCCTGCGTCCGGTCTGAAATCGACGACCTGGACCCACGCTACTACCCGCCCGGAATGGAAAAGGTCAAGGTGATTGCGCGTGCCAAAGACGTGCTGGCAGATATTCGCCCGACCGATCTTAACGACGTGGGCGCGATCTGCATGAAGTACGTGTGCGATGTGCTGTTCCCACACACCAACGCGTACCGCTTCCTGTCTGAGATCAGTCGTAAGGTTGAAATGGGAATGGACGTTGAGGAAGCAGCCACGGAAGTCACCAACGAGTACATCACCGACTGGATTATCTCTGGTCTGTTAATTTACAAAGGGTAATTGAGCAATGGATATCTCCAAACTCACCAGAAATGCGAACACCATTCACCAAAACCTGGTCAGCAAGGACGGGCAGGTGCTCACCAAAGCAGCATGCAAGATTTCAATCCCGGCGAACTACACCAACTATTCGTTGGCGCTGCTGTCGGCGGAGATATCCATTCTTGGCGTTTATGCCATCGTCATTGGCAATCACTACGGGGTATCCTCAGCATCGGGCATGCTGACGTTAGGACCTTGTAGCATCGACAATGTCCAAATTGAAGGTGAGGATTACTTGGAGTTCTCGTTTCAACCTGGAGACGTGGTCATCAAGAACACATCCGTGGTTAAGAACAAAAAGTTCGTCAACGAAATCATGAACTATTTTGTTGACTACGCACGGGTCCCCTGGTTCATGGACATGGTGGACCATGCGGAGCTGTTTAAGAATGCCAAGTACTTTAATGACCTGTCGATGGCGCGCAGTCAAGCGATTTTGGATATCATTACCGCCAAGCTGTGTCGCGATCCGGCTAACGTGAAGCGATTGTATCGTTACACACTTAAGTCGGATAGTGACGTACGCACCCAACCGAATATCATTCCACTGCGAGACATTCCCAACAACACGGCGTCTAACCTGGCTCGGATCAACGGCTCCGAACTCCAGGTCGGGATCCGTACCGCTATGTTGGCTGAACCGACGCGGAAGGATATGCTTGAAGAGTTATTTATGGAGTAACGATCATGACGTTAAAATACGCCTGTTCTGCGTTGGTGGGCACCAACAAAGAAGGCATCATTAAACCTGACGCCAATGGCTACTATCGGCTGTGCATTGGTGCGCTCAACATCTACAACTCGGCTGGGATCTGGTACGATTACGAAGCCAGTAAACATCTGTTTGACAATTCTGCCAGTTTCATGCGGCGGATGTCGGCAGGCAATTTGTACTCTGAAGAAGATCACCCGCAGTGGCCCATCGGTGGGAAGTTCGAGGATTACGTCGCCCGTATCAAGCGCATCGATCCGAAGAACATCTGTGCCCACATCCGTGACATTGAAATCGTTCCGGGCGAGATCATTGCCGGCAAGCAGGTGATGCTGATCTATGCGTCGGTCAAGCCAGACCGGGAACGCGGACATCTTCTGAAGGCAGCGCTGGACAACCCCGACCAAAACGTGTGTTTCAGTATCCGCGCCCTGTGCGACGACCAATACATCGGTGGCCGCGTAGTGCGTACTCTGACCGATGTGGTGACGTTCGACTGGGTGGTAGAGCCCGGTATCAGCAAGGCGCACAAGTACAACTCTCCGGCATTGGAGGCGCATAGCGACATCGCTATCCCCGTCGAAGCGGTGATGAATGTGATCAACACCGCCACCGCACACCGTGGGTACGGGCTGGAGTCAGCAGACATCGACGGTCTGCGTGAGGTCGTGGCACGCTATCAGCGACCAGCCACTAGCCTGACACGGCCTGGAGCCATGCAATGGTAAGGGGACAATATGTCGCGGCTAACCACGTGGATTAGCAAACAAAACCCAACAGCAGCGAAGGGTATGACTGCACTGAAGGACATCGACGCTCTTCACATCAGCACCAATCCCCGGCTTGGCACTTTAGTGCCCCGCATCGGTAGTCGTCAGACCAAAACCGAAGACCGCACCATTCCCCGCATCTGCTGTTCCGAAACGGTGGTAGGTTGCATCTATGGTCACTCTACCGTGCGAGACGTCAGTGTCGAAAAGGAGGTGTTTACCGGAACTGAATGGCAAGATCTACAATGCCCGGTGTTTTACATCTACCGGCTAAATGTGGAGGAGCTCGTTCGTCCTAGTAAAAAGTTAGTGATGGATGCGGTACGTACGCGGGAGCTGTGGGTGGTACCATACGCGCCGGAAGCCTGCGCGGTTAAGCCGGAACGTGTGGGTCAGCTTTTACTACGTAAAGCAGTGGATGTACACGACCAAGGGCGCCATTACCAGCTCAACACCTTTGTAATGAAAGTGGTTAAACCAATCAAGCTTGAAGATGAGTTGCTTCACCCTGGTCATTATCAGTTTGACTTACACGGCTCTCTTTCGGTGGTGGGTGGCGGAACCACAAGTCCCGTTGAAAAGTTAAAGGTCATCTCCGGTGCTGAATTCCAAACCATTGTTGATAATCACGCCAAAACGTAGTCATTCACAGCAGGTATTCTCGGTGTGCGCCGTTATATTTGATCTGTGAAGCAATTTAATGAGGCGTGCCATGGTTGTAACGCACAACGTAGAAATACCGCTGACCATACAACGTCTTGGCAACGCGGACGTCGAAGACCTGATCATTACCGGGTTAGAGCGACCGATTAGTCGAGATGATGTACATTGGTTGCTGGAGCGAAGGTATCCCAACCGACGTCGGGCCGCAAGGGCTGTGTTACGCATTGTGACCGACGAAGACTTGGATACTTTCAACGATGAATTGGATATGCTGCGGGCTAGTGGCGTCACACGGAGAACGAAGTTCACCATGCGAACGTCTTATGCACGTGGTATTTGTACTATCCGTGTCCTAGGAGGATAATTGAGTGAGCACGACGATATGTTACGTGGATCTGGACGGCGTGGGTGCCAACTGGCAAAGCTATGTTATTTCTCGGCATTTTAAAGGAATGTCAATTGACGAGCTGAACCAACATCCAGACCGTTTACAGTTGCTGCGGCAGATGTACAAGCGCGAACCCAGACTGTTTCTTAACCTGCCAGTTATTCCGCAGTACGGTCAGTTTCTGGATGCGTTGACTGCCCGTGACATTCCGTGGAAAATACTGACTGCTGCCGGGGATGATCATCCGGTGTATGAGACTGTGAAAAACGATAAGTTGCTGTGGTTGAAGCAGCGCTTTGGGATCGAAGAAGACCGGGTGATCATTACGCAGGCATCAAGTGACAAACACCAGTATGCGCACGAGCAGGCTGTATTGGTAGATGACTTCGTGTCTAACTGCAGACAGTGGGAAGCGGCAGGTGGCATCGCTGTACATGTCGATCGTGTTTGGTATTGTCCAATTGGATTGGCGGATCAGGTGGCTGCCAAGTTGCCAGCGATGGCCTAAACCGTAGGGGTCCATGGACCCCTATCTTTTTTTTGCGTTGGTGTGGAATATGTTGATTATATTACGTTACTTGTTTATCGTAGTTGTAGTTGTCGGTGGGGCGAAAGTGTTCGCTGAAACCAAACTGGCCGTCTCTAGTAATAAATGCCACGATATCACATCGCCTTATTACTCGAATGTACAGCACTACATTAGCTACGATAGTCTGGATGCATGTGCTAGTAACATTGGCTACGGCACGGTCGACGACTGTGTCGCTGCCGGCATGTGTTATGTCCGTGATGTCAACACAACGAACTACGACCGAGAGGGTAACTTTGGGCGGTGGACTGATGAAGACAGCAACTGCCTGAACACCCGACACCAGTTGCTGGCAATCGCTTCTCGAGGAAACGTCATTATTCGAGATTGTAAAGTGGTAGGCGGGTTGTGGATGTCACCATTTACCAACAACCACATCACCGACCCGTCGGTGTTGGAGATAGACCACATCGTGCCCTTAAAACACGCATGGATGCACGGAGCGGACCAGTGGGATCACACAACGCGCGTCCAGTTCGCCAACGACACCGATAACTTATGGCCAGTTGAAGGTAACTTGAATAGTCAAAAATCGGATCAGGGGCTGGAATGGTTGCCGCCGCAGAACCAATGTCAGTATATCCTTAAGTTCCTATCAGTAGCACACAAGTACCGCCTGACGTACACGCCTGAGGAGAAAACCAAACAGCAAGCTTTGCGACAGCGCCACTGCCGGTTTTAACGCGTCTGGGTAGGCGAACTTACCCAGACCCTTGCTTGTGTGTTTAAAATAATTCAGAGGTATATGTTATTGGGTGAGGCTTCGTCACTCATTGGAATAAAGGAGTACCTCATGGCTGTAATTTACACAGTAACTATGGATGACCATCAGACGAGTGTTGTAAAGCGGGGGCGCAGGGCAACCTCACTCAAGAGAATGGATGAAGGAGTAACGCGTTCACGTTCCGTAATGTTGGGGAGGACATCCAAAGAACCGCTCTGTCCGCCATTCGCATGCAAGTTCATTTATTCGGGGACGGCGTTCAATGCGGGTGAAACCACTATACACTTCAAGGAGTAGCTGTTATGAACAATTGCAACATCCACTCAGACCAACATCAAGTCTCCCTATCCATCGTAGGTGAAAAAACCTATCCCTTGGAGACAGTTCGAAACGGTGCCAACTTCGTCACTAAGTTGCTGATTCACGATGTGAAGGCGGACCCGCTGAACGATAACTACGATTGTCCTGCACCAGACAGCATCCTGGCACAAGGCATCATAGAAGAGCTTAACGACGCATGTGAAGGTGAGCAACATGGCCACGTTTGATATAGGTAAGGGGCGACATCAGCTCGCAATGACTATTCGCGATATTGATGCGCACAGTCTCGAAGAAACTAAGGATGCGATGGACCTCATGTCTGAGATATCGTCATCGATAGACAACGACGACTTCGATGACTTTCAGGACATGATGCACTGCTACGACGACAGTGTACTTGACGACATCGTCGAAGAGGTGTTGGGGATTGGCGGAGACCTCTTCCGGCCAAGCCTGCGGCTGCACCTGATTAAGTAGCCTTTAATCAAAAGCAAAACAAGTATATTTTATCGAAGTGACGTAGCCGGTAAAATCTTATCAGCACGATCTATTATCTGAACCAACAAACCCAATAAGGAAATCAGTACAATGGCTAATACTAACAAATCCGCTGAAGCTCAAGCCACCGCCATGATCGAGCGCCTGCGTGCCAATACCAAGGCCAATGAAAAGAACGCAGTGGACATGCCGGACGGCTTCGACGTGTTCAAGGACACTCTACCGAAGGGTGTGACCACTGAACTGCTGGAGAGCATTGCCGAACACCACCGTCAATTCGATGTGGCCTACCAGACCGAGGCCGGTGAAACCTGCATCAACCACATGAAGTCCAACAAGGACGTGGCCAATATGGAACACCGCCTCCACACTCCGCTGATCGATTTCGGCTTCAGTGTGGCCCGTCTGGACCTCAAGGATGGTCAGAAGCCGACCCGTGAACAAGCACGCTCTTCCTTCGCGTTCCGCCACGAAGTGAAGCTGTCCGACCAACTGTCTGGTGTTGAAGAACAACTGCTCAGCCTGTATGACCTGGCTGACTAACAAGAAACAAAAACAATAACAACGATGGGGATTCGTCCCCATCTTTTTTTTGGGACTGTTTGTACCATGAGTAAATTGGATTTAACGATTGCCCGCGACATCGTTTTCACAGCTATGTCTGACCTAGAAGCAGGCAAGACTGAGATGGATGGCGTGGTTAAACAACGACTAACTGGAACCATCGCTACCATACACCAACTCGACGAGGAAGAGTCTCAAGCACTGCTTGACAAAACTTACCGGCGGGCCAGGCAATCGGTGGGGTGGTTCTACTAACCTATACGGTAGGACAAAACGCCATGAATAAGCAACCGGAGTATCTAACTGAGTCTTGGTCCGACAACCATCAGACCTCAGTTTGCGTTCGCTCTAAAAACAGAACTTTCAGTCATGACGATATGGAAAGACTGATCAAACACACGGAACCGTTTCAGTATGTCGCATCAAACGGGCTTATGGGCGCCATCTCTCGACGGGCGGACAGAACACATTGACACAAAAAACAGAGACCGGCAAGTGCCGGTCTCTGGATTCTTTTTTTTTTGTCTTAGCCGACAACAGAAGCCGCTTTTTCTGCCGCACCGTCGTTCCAACCACCCTTAGTGGCCTGGACGTCTGCATCAATGGCAGACCGTACAGAACGCTGTGCAATGGAGTTGAAACCACCACGGTTGGTCTGATCAAGCAGTTCCTGCGCCCACAGTTTCACACCGTAGCTGGTCTGCTGCAGACCGGTGAACTGAATCGGCAGCTCCACTGACTCGCCGGAAGACTCGGGGTCTTTACGGTAGTCGTCAGGACCGGCGCTTTCCGGCGCCATATTGGTCACCAAAAACGCGTCTTGCACATAGCGGTGCAGCGGGTCCGGCTCAAAGTAGATCACTGAGCAGGAGTAGAGGTCCGGCAGGGCATCGGTCACTTCAGGGTTGAAGATCGACACCAGCGGCACGCCACTCAGGTGATCACCCATACCAAAGCGGAGCCAGTGCTCGAACAGGGTACGGAAGTACCGGCCGTACTTTTCCACCGCAGTGTGCGTGATCACGGACTGCGCTTCCACGGTCTTGGCGAAGTCGGCCTGCTGGTGACCAGACGGACCGATCGGAGTACGAACGAATTCCGCGGTCAGGGCCTTGTTGAGACCATCAACCTTGGTCTGGGTTTCAAACCAGGATTTGATGGCTTCCCGGTAAGGCTGCGGGTTGGGCATGTAGGAAATCCACTTGGGATACTCCACAACACGTACCATTACGTTCTTGCGAACATAGTGCGCGTTCTGGACGTACTTGCCCACGTCGATGAGGGAGCCCATCTGGGCTCCCGGCACGGCGTTTACCATCGGTGCAGTGGCGAACTGGCTGTAGTTCGGATCCACCAACCGATCACGAAGAGAAGTTGACATCGATTAGCCCTCCAGGTTGCGGTGTGCAACCACAGTTGTTTTCATTACGGTCTTCATGACGGCACCATACAAGTGCAGGTCCACGGAGATACTGTATCCATTGGACTTGTCCTCCGGAGTGAAGTACGCATCCGGCACGATGGTAACAACGCCGTCGTAAATACCTTCGGTCTTCTCGGTCAGCTTCCGGTTTACCATGGCCACCACTTCACCATCGGTCATGTCACTGACACCGGTGATCTCAGCCCAGGTTTGTTGTGCCAGGTAGTTCAAGTGGGCCACGATCAGGGCCACCAGGAAGTTGTTACACACGGAACGGTCGTTCTCGTACACAGTGTACAGGGCCGGGAAGTGGTAGCGGTACTGGTCATAGGACCGGATACTGATCAGGCCAGTTTCCCAGTCGGAGCTGTACACTTCGTGCGGCTTGTACCGCAGGTTCAGATCGAAGCCTTCGTCAATGATTGCCAGCTCGCCGCGGGAGAACTTGTACTCGGACTTAAAGCGACCCTGTCCGGCACCGGCGTAGGAAGCGACCTTGGCGGCCAGTGAGTACGAGGCTGGCACATAGTGCTTGTAACCGTTGTTGTGCAGGCGCATGCTGTGGCCGACGACCACGCCACGCATGGTGCCAGTACCATAGCGCACGGACTCAGGATGGGCGCGCGCCATGGCAGCCACGGCCACCTTCATGGACTCTTCTTCCTGCATGGTGTTGGGACCATGACCATGGATGTGGGTGGACCAGCACACGTTGGTGGTTTTCAGGCGACCGATGAAGTTACCGATGGCTTCTTTGGTTTCGATACTGAAGCCAGTATCCCAGAAGAAGTTACAGGGGTATTTCAGGATGTTCAGGTAGTTAACCTTACCTTCGCCGAACTCCAGCATTTCCCGACGCACTAACGCATCGAACGTTTCGGCGTTCATGGTACCATCGCTACCACCAATCAGGTAGTGGACATGGCGCTCGTTCAGGATCTCGCCATCGTTCGCACCGTCGTCCACGACCACACCATTATATGGATTGCCATAGACATCGAGACCACTGAAGATATCGACCATATACGGGTCGGTCAGTTCCGGATCTGCGATTGCAGTGAGTGCCAGGTTAGCGATCAGCTCGAGGTTGTCACGGTAGACGTAGAAGTCTTTAACCGGACCCAGTTCCGGAGTGTAACCCGTATCCGGATTCATTTTCCGGTAGTTGGCCATGACTACGTCGTCTGCATCCAGTTCCATCCGCATTGGCGCGTAGTACGCACCTGGCTTGAACGAGAAGTTCACGGAGGTCTGACCAGACAGCGTACGAATGATAGACGGAGACTGACCTTTGACTCGCTGATCGTAGAACTGGATGGTCATGACCCGAGCACCAATGGACGACACGATGTCAGCATTCACCGGCACGGTCGACTTGATGTTGGGACAGGACAGGGAGAAACCGAAGTCGGACGGTTTGGCACCAACGTACGGGGCCGGCATATCCAGAATCGGGTAGATCTTGGATACGCCGCCGGACGCATTGGTCAGGGTGCCATCAAACACTTTGCCGGCACGGAACAGGCCAGACAGCTCGTTGATTTCACCAGCACGCCAGACGATCAACACACCGTCAACTTCGCCTGATTGTTTGGGTTGGCCTTGCGCATCATACTCGATGGAACCGTCCGGATTGCGGAGGTAATTCGGTACTTTGGTTTCCAACACCTCTGCAAACAGACGAAACGAGGCGGTGGTGGCGTCATCCGCCACCAGTCGCTGAATCATCATTTCGTTCGCTTTACGATTGAACAGTTCAATGTAAGGGGTGTTGATGGTCGCGTACGGGGACTTAGGATCCAGGATCTCATCGCCGAACATTTTTTTCATGGCATCGCCAGAAACGACGTATGCTTCGCCCGGATCACCTTTGGCGCTGAAGGTAAACATCAGCGGCAGGTGGATCGGGGTACCGGCACGATTTGCCACCAGCGGGGGGATCGAGCGATCATCCACGCCGTACATCACGTGCTGTGGTGTACCGTTCTTAACTATAGACATGTCTAAAGTCTCCTAATAGTGTTCAAAAACGACATATCGTCATATGTATTTGTTAATTTAAACCAGAGGTTTAATATGAGCTTAGCCCACGCGTACGATTCGAAGCTGACGAAAGGCTTTAAAGTGTCCGACATCTTGCTGGAAATTTCCAAAAGTCAGCTTAAAATGTCCGGCGACCCGCAACGTGATATTCAGCAAATCACTGAACAGTTTGACGTGTCTCCTTTTTTTTACCCTCTTTACGATAAAGAGCACGATCGTGTGCACGTTGACATTCGCCCGTTCAGTTCTTTACAACGCGACGGGTCGGTCAAAATCACCAACAGCCTCGATGAAGAGTTGTACCAACTGCTGGCCAGACTGGAGTTGGTGTGGAACCGCACCGACCGTCCCGACCAAGTATACAGCTCCCTGATGTTTGCCAACGAGATCTTCATTCGTTGGCTGTCCGACACCATCGGACGTCGCCATGGTCTCACGCCATATCAATCCAGTCGCCTGACTGCCCTTTGTGGCATGTACTGCATTGGCCTTTATCAAAATAACCTGGATGATGAACTGGCCATCGATCGTCACCTCCAGAACCTGACTCGCCACGTACCCGTGGACTTCCAGGTCATGAAAGAAGTGGCTGAGCGTGTTGAGAACCACTTCCCGCGCGACATCGACGAATTCGTCGAGGCGGTACGTAAGCTTGACCTCGGCCCTCGGCTGAAAGACTTCAACAGCACCATTCTTTATAACTTGTTGAATGGTAGCTGGTGGGCCAACGTCAACTCGCCGCAACTGGTAGCGTTGGGGCTTGAATACCCTCCCGCCTTTGCTGGCATGGTATACATGGCGACGCGACACAGCTTTTATAAGCGGACAGCCATCGGCGATCGCACAGACCGTGCGAACCGGGGCTCCAACTACACCAACTTCCACCGGGCACTGAAACTGCTGATTGAGAAGTACACCACGGAGTAACCACATGAAGAACTGGTTAGTCGCACACGCCCACGAACACATCTGGTGTCACCCGTACAACGACCAGTTGTATCTGGTGGAACCGCGCCGGCTATCTGCCACTCACGGCGAGATGTTCGGCATGATGGTGACTGAGTACAGCATTCGCTTGCCGAAGAAGCTGACTTGGTTCCATGTGTTTCAACTGGGCAACATTGATCCAGAAGCACTCGGCATTGCACTGGACAACCGGTGGCGTAACCTGAGCGACCTGGTGAATGCTACCGGAACCCTGTTTAAGCTGTACAACGAAGTGGGTCGGACGCTACCGCTTGGTTACGCCTGGCTGCGTCAATTACCTAACCGCAACGTCATCATCGCAGTAGAGATGGTAGAGCAACAAGCAGACTTCTCACATGATCAGCTGTTTATCAGCGTTTATGGTGGTTTCTACCGACAAACCAACAGCTACGACGTGCAATTTAACGCCACGGTGAAGGGCGATATTGTTCGTAATCCCGCAGACCGGTTCGCCATGGTTCAGTATTATCAACAACAGCGTATGTTGAGTGGACACACTGCCGCTTACATCAACGGTCATTACACCGACAGCCTCAAAGAAACCGACATTACCTTGTGGGATTATGTTGAGGTAGTTCGCGACGGTACTGTCAGGGCGGCGCATTATTTTAATGTGAATGAACTGCGTACGTTCCACAGCCAGTTGGATGGTCGGCGAAAGTACTTGCTTCACCTGCCAAAGCAAATTACAGACATCCATTTCAGTAACGATCTGGAGCTGTACGTTCTCAATAACAATACCGGCCGCATCTACCATCAGCATCGGGCAGACTCATTGCGGCAGGTGACGCACAATGACTACGCCATCAGCGTGGCGCGGGTCATGGATTATATCCATCAACTCGACGACTGGCACAACTTGGACGATCTGGACATCCTGGTACTGGTCCGTCATAGTGGATTGGAACGACCACTGACGCATGAAGCTCACCGCATTCGCGAGCTATATAAACTGTCAGACGAGCAAATCGTCGAGGCCTTGGTCGGCATGAATGCACAAGTGCCAGAATGGCAGGCGGCCACGTTAGAACGATCGGCCTATAACCGCATCATGGCGGCTCGGTACACCACCATCACTAACGAGTTGGCGACCGAAGCTTATGGCTATAACGCAGTCAGTCGGTATGCGGGCGATACACCACAGCGTCCAGAATTGTTAGGTGGGGTGCTACAAGTCAAGCTTTCGCCGTTGCTCGCAAAGGTCTGTACCGTTTATGAATACGATGTACAAGGACGTCTACTGGGTTACTATAACCACACATCCGACGTGTCTGACTATTACGTGTGTGCCAATGACGACACTGCTCTGGTTGAAGTCATTCAAGGTGAGGGCGGTCAGACGCTAGACATTCGCGAAGGTGCTGACTCTACTGTCCTGGATCGTGCGAACAACTACCGGTTCTATCTGAACAAATTGTCCAGCGGCACCCCTACCCAGGTTTACGAGGACGTAACGGGATCTGACGCTTACACGCTGTTGGATGACGGTACCTTAAGCTGGTCGGTGGACCTGACACGCCGGTTACCTACAGTGGTCAGCGACCTCAAATTCCTCACGTACGGGTTTGAGGCTGATCTGCGCAATGGTTTGATTCGATTCACAGTCACACACCTGGTCACGCCCACACTGGCGATGCCGATGCCGTTTGTTCCGGAAACGGTGGAGTTGTGGATGAATGGACATGCCTTGATCCAAGACATCGATTACCACATTGAGTGGCCTGAGATCATCGTTTACAACAAGACCTACCTAGAGGATGGTAACATGCAATACCGTCCATGGATTGACGTGCGATGTCGTGGTCTTGCTGACACCATCCGTAAGGCAGAAACCGGGTTTGTGGTGAATGGCTTACTGAGTAACAACACCGAGTATGATTTGCGCGACGACAAGGTGGTGCGGGTTACCGTAGGTGGCGGCGTGTTCCATCGCGACAACCTCCAGTTCCGTGAGGATCATCTGGTGGGTATCGACAGCAACCTCAACGGTCTTCCTTACTCTGTAGACGACCCAACAGTTCCGCTACGTGGGCTAGTATCGGCAGACACCTACCAATACCGTGACGTTAGTCGCGAGCTCGATAAACGGGTAGCAGAGTACATGTCCAACTACTACCCTACGCCGCCAGGGATCGAACACAACCCCATTGCCAAAAAGCACTGTGTGTTCAGCCCAATCCTGAACGCAGTGATTCGGCAGATGATCAACGGCTGGCTAGTGCCGGTACAGGACAGCGAAACGCACTACATCAGTACGATGCAGTTTGATGCGATCATGGCAGATTACCACGAGCTGCTCAAATTCGACCCGTTATTCAACGGGTTCAATCCTGAGTACACTGATATCCACCCGTATGACGGCATGGATTATCTGGAACTTTCGCCGTTGCAGTACTCGATCGTCGAGCGCATCAATCATCGCTACCTCAACAACAAAGTGGTTTTGAACAAACTGCTCAAGATAAAGGTAAACCAACATGGCTAGTACTCTGCCTTACGGCACACCGTTGGTGGACAAAGCGCGACGCTTCACCGTGTGGCGCATTGAAGAACTGTACACCGGTCCAACTGGCGAAGGGCAAGTGTTCCCCAATAACGACGACTTGGTCATCGATTACACCACCGGTCAATTCCTGCGGGTGATTGATGCTGACTACACCAACTACTCGTACCGGTTCAAAAACTTCACCCCCACCAGCACCGAAAACGAAACTGAGATCACCGGCAGTTGCGGGTACTTCTCTCCGGACACCTTCCGGGTGTATGTCGACGACTCCAAACATCCGGCGACACTCCACACCGACGCGTCGCTACGGTGGCCTGGCTCAGATAACGATTGCATCCGTATCTTTAAAGGGGTAGACATCTCAACCGACAATGCCGTGGTTATTTCCGGGTACTACGTCAACGGTCGGTTGGTGAGTGACACCATCCCATTGACACTGGCGGCGGTAAACAACGTCACCAATGTCACAATCAAGTCGCCACTGCCCGGCGTCTGCACCAAACCCATCGACGATGGTGAACTGGTGACTGTGGTGGTGTACACCGACGCAGGCGTACCGTCCCTGATTCGGCGCTGTCATGTGGTGAAGACCAACTTGGTCATGGCGTTAGAAAACCCCAGTCGTCAGATCACCGATGTGAAACTGATCAGCCCGTTCATTTCACCGGAAGATGATCGGTTACTGGTACTGCCAACTAACATCCCGCTGGAAGACATCCCGCTGCATGCGGAGGTGCGTTACACCGATGGCAGTCGTCGGGTCACTATCGACGGTACACGGGCAATATTGCACGGCCTGCGCAACTCCGGTTCGCACGACACTTTCTACATCAGTTCGAATGTCGGGCAGACCATGCCGCTGACGCTGTCGTATCACATGGGTCGTAATGAAACCTATGCGGGTGATGACGTTGTGGATGGGGTGATCAATAAGGCTTATGGGGCCACCACCCTGGAAGTGGATGGCGCATACAGCGTGAAACTGTACGTGGTGCCGCAATGGCTGGATGTGGAACGCGGTTACCGCCTGCACTATTACCTGTACAGTCTGGAGCGAGGTAACGTGTTTGACGCAACACCGTACGTTTACCCTGCCGTTAACTCTCCAGTGTTTGACCCGAAACTGTACGGCGTGAAACAGCGACTGGCTGTGAACGTGGACTTGTCGAAAGTCAGTCCGACGTACAACGCACATATCCACCCGCAGTCGTTCCACATCTCGCTGTTATCACCTGGGTATGCGCAGCAGGATAACTTCATCATCCACTACGTGCACGACCAACCAGGCGTGGGCGACGATTGCTTTGCCCTGTTCCACTACGACAACGTCACGCATTGGATGCTGGACGTGACCTGTGGGGCTAAGGACAAGGCGGAATGGCTTCAGCGCCTGTATACGCAGGCATACCCGCTGTACGATCGCCGTACCGAGGCAACACCGCCCGAACCTACCCACTTCGAAGTCATTGTTGGGGGCAAGTCTTACCTCAAACTGATCAACGAGTGGGTGGCGCCGTTCCATGTCGACTTCCAAGTTAACGAGGCCGACACCGTTATTCTCCGTTGGATCCGTCGTACACCCAACGACGACCTGCAACTGGGACTTACACCAATGCTGGCACACCAACGGCCATAACTCGAGTAGGGTGGGCAACCACCCTACTCTTTTTATTCATTGTGAGCATGCGCTATGATTTTACGAAAATCTGACTGGGGACTACCAGGTCACGAAGACGCGATCATCCACTACTCTACCAAAAACGAATCGTTCCTGAAACTGGCGTATATCCATCGCGAGATGAAGATCGAACATTGGTACTGTTGTTTGGCGTTGATCAACCCTGACTTGGAACATGTTGACCCCCACGACCCTAATTTAGACATGGCAACCAAAAACGCCGTGGTCTATGAAATGTTCATCAACCCTTGGTATTACTTCCGGGAGTTTGTGCGAGTGCCGCAGGATGGCGCTGACCCCGTGCCGTTTAAAATCCACCGGGGCTCGTTCGCGCTGATATGGACATTCTTCAACAACATCGATATCGCACTACTGTTGATTCGTCAGCAAGGGAAAACCGTGGTGGTGGCATCTCTGCTGGTGTATTTGATTCGTATCCTGAAAGGGAGTCGGACCATTCTGCTAACGAAGGACAGCACCCTGCGGACTGAGACCATCTCTAAGATGAAACAGATCCGTGATGCGCTACCGCCATACAGTTGGAATGCGCAAAACGACGCAGACAACACGGAGATCTTCACCTACAACTCGCGCGGTAACCGTCTGGTGACTTGCATCGCACAGAACAGTAAAGAGGCCGCATTGGGTGCTGGTCGGGGTTTGACCACTGCCCGTCTGTTCAGTGACGAAACTGCATTTACCAAGTTCATACGTATCATGTTACCTGCGGCCCTGGCTGCCGGAACCACCGCTCGACGCATTGCCGAAGAAGCCGGCATTCCTTACGGTAACGTGTTCACAACCACGCCCGGTAAGCGCGATGAAGAAGATGGTAAGATGGTGTACAAGATGTTCCACGATGGTTACTATTGGGATGAGAACCTCCTGGACGTACCGACACGTGCAGAACTGATTGACTTGATTACCAAAGCATCGAAGGGTGACCGGGTGCTGATACATGCCCCTTTCACCCACCGTCAGCTGGGCCTAACTGACATCGACTTGTATAAGGCTATGGCCAACGCCGGCGGTACCCGAGAAGAACAGGAACGGGACTTTGGTTTGAAATGGACTGCAGGTTCATTGTCCTCGCCACTGTCAGTGGAAGAAGCCGAAATGGTCAGCGGGAGCGTGATTGCCCCAGCGAAACACATCGAAGTGTTCCCGAACAATTACACCATCAAGTGGTATTACGAGCGGAACGAGATGGCACACCGCTTGGATAAGATGCACATCATCGGACTGGATACTTCCGACGCCGTGGGCCGAGACAACATCGCCATGGTGATCACGCACTCAGAAACCATGGGTGTGGCAGGGACTGGCTTGGTCAACGAAAGTAACTTGGTGGTGTTCTCGAATTGGCTGTCAGATATCATGACCAAGTACCCGAAAACCGTGCTGGTGATCGAGCGTAAGTCGTCCGCCCCAACCATTATCGATTCGCTACTGATTACCTTGCCGGCACGTGGCATCGAAGCCAGCCGACGGATCTTTAACCGCATCATCCAGGATCGTGATGCCGATGACCTTGATTTAAAGGAGTTTCGCAAATCGGCAAGTCCTCGCAGTGAAGCATTCTATGAGACCTACCGCAAGCACTTTGGCTTTAACACCACTGGCACCTCACGGAAGCTTCTTTATGGGGAGGTACTACAGACGGCAGTTCGCATGGCCGGCGATAAGATCCACGATCGTCAGTTAGCCGACGAGCTATTGAGTCTGGTGGTGAAAGATGGGCGCGTGGATCACAAAGCCAGCGGTAACGACGATATGGTGGTGGCTTGGTTGTTGGCATGTTGGTTCATGCTGTTTGGCCGCCGACTGGAACATTACGGGGTTTCTAACCGCATGCTGATGCGAAGGAACGCTGCGAATCCGAACGACGTGGAGTTTGATGAGCGTCAGTTCGAACAGGAGCAGGCTGAACAGGAGGCGCTTACTGAGCAGATTGATGAGTTGTGTTCAAAGATTGCCAGGAACCGCAATCCCTTCATCAAGACCACGCTGGATCGTGAATTGCGAGTATTGTTGTCCGAGCTCAAATTAGATACGTCACAAGCGGCAACTGTGGGGGAATTGCAAGAGTTAATTCGAAACGAACGGCTTCAGTCGAGGTATTTGAAATGAGTATAGGCTTAGCAGTGGTGCTGACCATCATTAATTTTGTCGGGATATTGTTGATTTGGCATGTGTTTAAACAAGTGCGTTCCTATTATTCTGTATTGGGAAATCCTCTTAGAATTCAATTGGTTGCATTTGCCACGTTACTGCTGTTTAGCGGTGCCGTGGCGGCGAACACATTCATAAGTGCAGTGTCAAAAACACTACCCTGATAAAAAAAAAATACCAAAGGTGTCTATCCTGTGCTAGGAGGTGCTATGATCGGAACCATTCTGGCGTGGATGCGTTACATTGGTCCTGTGGAACACATCTGGAGGATAGCCTGCGCCATGATCGCGCATGACGGAGCACCCACACGCAACGATCGCCACACTGAGCAATTGTTCGGAGTGATGCTGTCGGGGTGCATAGGACCACACCACTGCAGGCGGTGCGTGTGCGGAGGACCATATGAGACCGGTTACCCAGAGGGAGCTTCGGCTCCCTCTGGAGGCCTTTTTTTTTGTTTATTGAATAAAAATAATCTCAGATATATATCATCCTAGTGAATTCACATACGTAAAGTGAATATCATTGCAGGCTAGGGTGCCTGCCTTCTATGTCAACAGTGTGAGGTGGGTATCATGGGCATTATCGAACGTATCAAAGACGCGATCAATCCGAAGTCTGCAATGGAATGTAAACGTGAGATTCTGCGCGAGTTGAAAAAGCGCGGTTACCGGTTGGACCTGGCAAAGCGCGGTGAACGCGCCCGCTGGTGGAACATGCTCGTCATCGACGGTCAGCGTTACCACGTAGTGGGTTGTCAGGAAGATGAATTCAAGGTCATTGTGGCTGATATTCGCAGCCGCTATAACGCAGAACGAATTGGACTGTTCGGCGAACTGGCGTCGCCCAGCTTCCGTTCCGTTCGCATTTAACTTAAATATTATCTTGGAGCTACTGCTATGCCTTACACCTTTAATTACACCAACGACGACCAACAAGCCTTCAACATAGTGGTGACTGAAGGGAGTTTGGAAAAAGCCAAAGTCACCATTACAAAACACGTACTGAAAGGGTGGTATACGCGGCCTTGGGGCGACGGTACCAGAACTGCATACTTCAATGACGAGTCAGATTTGGGCGAATTCAAAAGCCGCATGAGCTTAACCGTGGTCGAATTCGATGAACTCAAATCGCTCATTGAATGCGGCAAACAGTTAACACGCAGTAATCTACTTGTTAGTAGAAACAGAAACAGTGCCGATGTCGTCTATCAATACCAGCAGCTGTTAATTACTGTTAGGCTCGACCTGGAGGTTGTTAACGGGGGCCTACGTTCGGTTACTGTGAGTGGCTATATGGTATCGAGTGAAGATGTTGCATCGCAATGGGGCTTGCGCCACGACACGCGGTCGGGCATGGAACGTTACCATGAGAAAAACAACCAACATTGCCTATCGGGCGACGTGCTGAATACAGGAAAGTCTTACATGGAAGGCCCTACGCATCCCAACGACATAGCCTCGGTATTTTCGTATGCCGGGCTGGGGCAACTCGTAATTGGTGAAGCGGTGGCTATTGTTAATCAGGAACTCGAGCAGTACGGCACATTCCCGATCAGACACGGTCAGTTAGATCGTGTTATCATGAGCGGGGATGTTGTAATTCACTGCTATGCTAATCACGGCCTGTTGTCGATTAATGCAACACGCGGACATCTCTCATTTGACATGTCATGGGAGTATGATAACAACGACAGCGTTTGGATTTCAGGAACCTTTACGCCGGATATTGTGGCTGGTGCAACCGTGCTGGAGAAAATCAAAGACGTGTTTATGAAAGTTTTCGATGCGGAACTCGTACCTGCAGCAGTGGTACGGCTGGCGCTCTTCTGCGATCTTGAGGAAGATCATGTCGGTGACCAAGGTCCAGTGGTTGCATTGCCAACGTTACCATGGATCCATAATCAGTCTGGTATTGAGTTCCAGGTTGAAGGGTTCATCGTCTCAGAAGGGCATCTCGACGGCGACCCGTATGCGGTTGCGGTAGGTGTTGGTGGTATCGGTAATCTCATTAATCGTACGCATGGAAGCGACCGGGACGACGATGGCCACGACGACAGGTACGATCGCTGGCAGCGAGCAGCACGCAGACGGAGAAGTGGGAACCACTACAAATACTACATCGCGGCTTACAATATACGTGGTGAGGTCGAGCTGACAGAGCTCGACTTTTAAAGACAAAAAAAGAGGGCCTCGGTCCTCTTTTTTTTTGCGATAATTCAATTAAAGCTATAAAATAAATTTACCCAGACCTAGCTTAAGCGGGATATTGTGGGCCCTAGATACATCTCGGAGAACTACATGTCTTATATTGTCGATACCCTAAAACCACCAATAACGTTATTGCGAGAGCTGTTCAATTACGCAAACAACACCACGTACACCGAAGGTGAGTTGCACATTTCAGACGGTCCAGTGTCTGGCACGTATGGTAATTACAATAGCCGCATTACTTTGGCGGTGGATGAGCCAGGACCACAGGTCGATGTTCCCACCGCGACAGTTTACTACAACCGTATTGATTTATCAACGCTATTCAGTGAAGTGGGGTGCCATCTTAACCATACTGATGATGTGGTGACTGGAGATCCCGATCTGGGAAGGGTGCGTGCAGAGCTTGCGCGGCGGTATGCTGTTGCTGAAGATCATAACTTGCTTATTACCAAGATAGCCAACGATTGGCACGTGGTTGCGGAAAGCGGTCATCCAGCGATGGTGGGCGGCATTCCCTTTACGAATGCGCGACGCATGTCGAATTTGTGGCAATTGGAAACTGATGCGATCGACTCGATTGATACTGCCGATTTCATCGTGTCGGGTGCAGTACCTGCGGTTATTGATGGACGGTCTTGTTTTCGTGTTGGTGGCTCAAAGTACCTTGAAAGCCCGTGGTTGGAACACAGTGGTGCGTGGTCTTATAGCATGCATTATTACCCCATTAATTTCATAGGGTATACGCACCTGTTCTCAGCCTACCCAACGCAAGCAGTCTTTGCTCTTAAAATCACCAGCACGGGAGTCAGTGAAGCGAGGCCATATTTCCACAGCTCCTCCACTGGTAGTCAATATGGAAGTAGCACCATCAACACCAACGCCTGGCACCATCTTGTATTTACCTACGACGGCAATGGCCGGTTGCGAGTTTACATTAATGGCACGCTAGCGCATGAGTTAAACGGTACTGCTTTCTCCACCGCAGGCAGCATTTATCGAGTGGGGCAAGGTTACAAGGATGAACACGCTGAGGGTTACATTGCAGGCATCCGACGTTACAACGTCGAATTAACGGCGGACGAGGTTACCCTACTAAAAAATAACGCATAAAAGAGGAGGGCGAGCGCCCTCCTCGACTATTTGCTGTATACGTTGGCTGACAAAGCTCTCAGTAGGACATATAACATCACTGCGGTGCGCACCGATGCTAACGCGCTTGATGCTCGCAGATGGGTGTGTTGTCTAGCGTACTTCTCTAAGCGTTCACGAAGGCTGTGCAAACGCGGGTCATCCGACTTGGATGAAGTGATCATCGCTCGCATTTTACTGAGGATGTACCCCACGTCTGTGAATCGAATACGGTGCTTGGCAATGTACTCGAAACAATACAGCAAGGTATCGTCTAGGATCGATTCTACGACATCCCGCTTCTTACCGGTAGGTGTCCTTGCCACCGATACCAAAACGTCCAGCAGGGCTTGTTTAGAGGCTGTGGACATCACGTCGAGTACCACATCGACCAATTCCAGCTTAATGAAGCTCGATTCGTTCCCCGCCACGTCCAGCAGGTAGTACTTTGCAGTGCTGTACGCGTTCACGGTATCACGGATGATCTTCTCACCGTCAATCTCGATACTGTTCGAGGTGGTCTGAATGCGTAGGTTACCAGAACGGATCCGATCGAGGATTGCATACTGGTCTTTGATCATCTTACGGATTCGAGTGGAAATGTCTGTCACCACGTACATTACGGCAGCGTCATCTTCAAACTTCTGCAGTGTGCGAGCGTGGGTACTGTCCTTCGACAGATACGATTCAGCACGCCACCGTAACACCGCCCCCCAGGAACCTAACTGACGAATACGGAACTTCATGCTGGAGGCGGCATACGTGGCTTCTGCCGCCGCCTCATCCACAGGTTGGGCGAAGAAGTTGGTATAAGCAGATGTGATCAGCCGGAACTGCAGCATGATCAACGCCTCCACCATCGCTTCATATGCGGTTTTATCCCGGAGGCCGATGTCGTTGATGGCCCGATGTACGAACCAAATCACGCTCAGGTTGAATGCATCGCCTGCCACCTTCCAGTCTTTATCCACTGCAGGGACTGCATGAATACACTCTTGCAGGTAAGCTTCGTCGATTTGTAGGACCTCATCGAACCACCGATCGCGATCTGTTGAGTAAAAGCGGATACGGTCCGTCCCCAACAAGTTCCCGCCGAAGTAGGTAATGTTCTCTGTCCGGTTGGCGATAGACTTGCTGTAATTAATCACTCTCTTGCACATTGCTATAGTGGCGGTGGTGTTATCCGCCCCAGCCACGAAGGCATCCTTTAACGAACTGATCTCGCCCCACGTCGGGTCAGCCCTCGCCTCCAAGGCTATTCCTGTGGTGTTAGGAATACTCTGGAACGTTGCAAGGATGTCGTCTTTGTTCAATTGCACCGACATACGAACTCCTTCATTGATTTTTGTTTAACCCTCTTGCCAAAGGATGTTCAAGTCCTAGCAAAAACATTCACAGGCATATATTATCCATATGCTACAACATCACGAATAACCTTGGAGTCTTAATCATGATCTTAAAGCGCGGCGATTTCTATCGACATTACAACAACGGACAGCTGCGGCTGGTCAACAACACCATCACGGCTTACTCTAAGCCGACTGGAGCGTTGTGTGAGGTGAGACGCACTGGCGACACCACCAGTCTGATGAACGGTGAGTACCGGTTCGTTAACAGTGAGCTGAGTGAATACCTGAGTGGGTTGGGGATTGAAGGTGAGGTGTTGATTCATCACCTTACCAACTCTCGTAACGTGCCGAAATGGTTGACGTACCACCATCACCATTCTGACTTTGTCGACTGGAGCAAAGAAATCAAAATCTTCCTATTCGGCCAAACACCGAAGAAAGTCGGCCACATCCCCATTGAAACTCTCCATCCGCTAGAGATCAATGTGGATGACTTGCGCCAGGTGATCGACAAACTGTCCACCGATAACAACTTCGATGGTCTGCTGATCGAGGCGGAAACCATCGAAGGCATGCAGCGCTACCACATGGTCCCGACGCGCTACTGCGACGGCGTTATCAGCAGCGTCACCGACGATGGTGAGCGTACTAAGCTCGTGGTGGATATCGAGCACAACGGCATGACGTACACCACTGCCGTGACCAGCATGACCACCACCTTGCAAGGCATGGTGGAGCAAGACCATGACAGCATCATCGGCCGACGGATGAAAATACAATACACCACCTTTGTGCCTGGCGATCGACTGAAGAACTTTTCTTCCCCAGTTGGTCTGTTTATTCTCGATCGATAAGGAGTATTACCATGGATTTACCAGTGAGCCGCATTAGTCGTTCTAAAGTTATTGTTGAGGCCAATCAAGATATTCGCATCTACGACGATGTGTTTGGCAATGATCTGTTAACCCTGACCGATAACGTCCGTCATGGACGCTACGTGGTCTGTGTCACGCTGGACGATATCTCCGAAGGACACGTGCACAAACTGATGGCCCTCCAGTCCAAGTACGACTTCGAGACCCTGAGTCGCAGACCGTTACTCCGTGATCTGTCGGCACGACTGCGGGATGAAGGGTACGTTATCACCCACCTGGGACTCTACCATCATCGGGATGGTCGTGACTACATCGGACGGGACCCGGTCATCACGTACGTTGACGACCACACGCAGGAGACCATGTACGTGATGCCGAGCGCTGCATGATCGACTACGTTATTCCACTGCTACTCTCGATGTGTATTTTAGTATTGCACAGCGAAGAGCAAACCAACAACCACATCAACTCGCCAGGGCTGATGTGGTTCCTGCTAATATGCACAGCGTTCTCTGTCGCATCCGTCGTGGTGTATGCATTAATGGTAGCGCGTAACGGACCTCGCGATGTCATCAAACCTCTACGCTGTCATTTCGATTGGCCGATCATGTGCATGATGTCGATACCACACGTTATATGGATGCCAACATGAATGTACTTAACTTATCAGGAAAGGCCCTCAGCGGCGATCTGAGGCCGGTCAGTGTCCCACCCGACACGTTGGATGAGATACATACTGCGATTCAATCTGGAGCGATTGGGAGGCTCTCAGACCTGATGCTACGTTGCCAGATCGAGAAGCTGGTTTTCAAGAACAAAGACAGTATCCCCATGGACCTGATGACTGCCTGGCCAGACGTCGTTATCGTGGTCAATTAAGACTCTGGGACCTGCGGGTCCCTGGTCTTTTTTTTGTGTTTTTTGTTTCCTGTTATTTTTTACAGGCTTTGTATACTTATGTAAATATGCTCCCTTCCCTCGATGGGGAAGGGGGGATTGGGGGGTAGGGGAGAGAGGACGAGCGGGAGGGACCCGCGGAGCGGAAGAGAAGACCCCCCCCCCAAGGGGGGTGAGAGTGAGAAGAGAAGAGCGAAGCGGAGGGACGAGGAAAAGGGTGCGTCAGCACAAGCATTTTAAGAGTATTTTTAAGTAGTTTTAGTTTTATTTTTTGTATTTATTGGTTCTATAAGAGTTATTATAGCCTTATAAGTTTTTATATTTAGAAAGTTTAAAGTTTAAACAATAGACACCTTAAGACCTGCCTTTAGACACTTTAAGAAGCTTTGTTTAATGTTAGTCTTAAGGCAGAACGGGAGCCAGCCGCGCCACGGCCCACGTTGATGCAACCAAACCCCCAGGAAGGCCACAGAACGCGTTCTAGCGTGTTCTGTGAGGTGTTATTGTAGGTTGGTGGGCATTCGGTCGCTATCAGCTGGATCCCTTTCTAGCATCGCTATAGGTGGCTTACATCGGTTCAGTCTAGGTAACGACGGTTGACTGCCTATCTAACTAGCGTACCTTGGATGGTTGTGTGCATATAGAACAGGAACTATCCGCCAAGTTGGGTGGTAGTTTGGTTTGGTTTTTGGGGTGGTTTTGAAGGCTTTTTAACAATCTGTTATTTTTTACACCCGTAATATATATGTATGAGATGTGACTCCTTCCCGGTTGGGGAAGGGGGGGAAAGGGGGGGTAGGGGAACATCGAGAGAACAAAAGAGAAGAATAAAAGAGAATAAATAGATAATATATATAAATATAATAAATATATTAAGTATATAAGTTATATAGATAATATAAATAAAATAAGATAAAGAAAAGAAATGAATAATATAAATTATATAAATATAATCTATATTAACTATATAGAAACATAAAGAAAAAAGAAAAAAGATAAGTAAAGTTAGTAAGTACGAAGTACAAGTTGAGTAGTTGTATGATTAGATAGCTTATGGAATAAGGGTAGGATTAAGTATCCGTAAGTATCTCAAGGTTACCTTGAAGAGGTTAACTATAGTTAAGGGTAATTGAAGGTTACTTCAGTAGTCCTTAGAGAAGCTTTAAGGAGTAAGTTAGTTTAAAGGTTTTAGTTTAGATAAAATCACTAACTTTTGTAAGAACTAAGAAAACCAATAGACACCTTAAGACCTGCCTTTAGACATTTGAAAATCAGCCTTAGATGTGTGTATGAGGGGCCGCCGGCGCGGCATCCTATGCTTGAGGTTGAGAGGGAGTGAGACATGCGGCTGTTGATTGCATTAGACATAGACGGGGTATTGAACAGTGGAGCGGACAATGCTCGGCTGTATGAGTTAGTGACAGAGCAGGGACTGACGTATCAAGACATCCACAATGACCCACAGTTGCCGTACCGGTTCATTGATCGAGGTAACTTTGTGAACACCAACACCTTGAAACAGTTCCAGGTGCTGGTGGAGGAACTGGATGGGGATGTGGTGGGGATCTCCAGCTGGTTTGGGTCACGGCATGACGTGTGGCGGATTGCGGAGTTCTTGGGTGTGCGGATCCTGGATAAAGTAAAAGACACTGGCGGCGGTGAGGGACGAGTGCGAGCTTTGGGTGATTACATCACCATCATGCTGCCTGAGCGGTTGCTGGTGCTAGATGATCAGTGGAGCAGCTACCGTGAGTATGGGATGATGCCGCATCACGTACAACCCACCGTAGGGCTCACAGACGCCGACTTTAAACGGGCCCGTGAGATTGCCAGTCTGCCTATCGATCATGAGCGTATGGCGCTGTTGCGGCGCGTAAACGACCTGCGCAGAACGGGAATTAGGAATACTGAATGAAAACACAGATGATGACGTTAACCCCCAGCGAGTTCATGTCGGGCTACTTGCTGGGAGATTATGGTAAGAACCATTTGATCGGCGATGATCGGGTGACTGAATTGCTACGTGAGTTAGCCGTAGAAGAAGTACACAACGAAGCCAAGCCGGTGCGGATCCGCCGACCTAGTATTACGCTGACGATAGCGCCTGCGGCCATTAGCTGGGCGGAATTACTGCGGATCTCAGAGCACCAGGTACTGTCAGACATACCTGTGGTTGACGTGATGACGTACTTGATCAAGCATCATTTTGAAACCACGCTGGTGGCACCAACGCAAAACGCCGGACCCTTGTTGAATCTGTTTGACTTCATGGTAGAGCGATTGTTGGGGTTGGAGAAAGCCAATCAGCTGAAATGGGATAATGGGAGAGTGCATTAATGGTATCGTGGAAAGAGATCCTGCTGGGGTCCGCTAAAGGGCTGCAGCAGCTCAGCAGCATCGACACAGAAGACGTGCGTAGTGCTTGCATAAAACGTGCAGTAGGCACCATGCTCCATTTAAATGGGAATGACCAAGCGTTGCAGAACGCGTTCCATCGGGGCGGGACAGTACTGGAATGGGATGTTATCCGCGTGCCCATCGAACCAGCTCTCGGCCACTTGTGCGAGTCATTGATTGATCGCCATCGGTTGGTGACACGACAGATGGAGTCGGTGGTGATGCGCACGTTCCACTTGGAACATGACGTGTTAGTGAAGGTCGCAAACGAGCATGCAGAGCAGGAAGTGAATGAATTCATTCGACGTTTGGTGGTGGGGCTCACTGATCCGGTTTTTTGTTATGCCAGGGCGAATCATACGTAAGCAAGATACCCTTACGTGTCACCGACCTTTAGGCGGAGGCGTGGCTTCCGCCATCCTTCGCTTTTTTTTTTGCGTCGTCGTATTTTGTTTCAGATATATATCATCCTAAAGACATTAACGTTAATCTATCTTGGAGTCTATTATGATCAATCCATCTGCCCACATTACCAAGAAACTGAACAGTCTGAATGAGTTGATGCTTGAACATTTCATCAACGGCTTTGAGGTCCACTTCACTCAGGGTAAGATCACTTACATGAGGTTTGTGGCGATCGACCCACGGTTTAAATCAATTGTGGTGTTTAACGCCTTCCGTCAGGCCTTGGAGAAACATTTTAAGACTGACGGGCTGGTCATTCAGCGTGTGGTGGCAACCATGCACGAGGGCGCCATCATCAATTACATCCATGATGATGTCGTGACTTCCTTTGCCATGGAACACACCAGCATCTCTGGCCATGTCCTCTATGACATGAAATACTCGCCAGGACGTTACGGTGATTTGGAGCGGTTGTTGATTTCCACAGTGCACCCGATGGACATACCGGTGAAATCAATCGACGAATAAAAAAGCCAGTCGGAGGAGGGGACTCCCCTCCTCTTTTTTTTTGCCTTAGTAACGAATACTGCCCGCGCGGATGATGTGTTTCTGTTTACGGTTCTGATCGTTGAGTAATAGTAGCTTGGCCCATTTTTCATCTAACAAGTCGTTGTACATCTGGTTGGCATCACGGTACTCATCCACGATTTCTTTGTAACGACCGAAGTCACGACCACCTTCCAGCCGTGTGCGGTCCAGCTTCAATGACAGCTCTTTGTAGATGTACGCTTTAACTGCCAATACCACCAACTGAGAGAAGTCACGGAAGTAAGGCCGTTTAAGCTCAGACAGTTCCTTGGTGTAGCTGATCAGACATTCCAGGGAGATGTCCGTGGTAAAGTTTTGATAGTCGTTGATCTTGAAGGTATTGTCACCCAACATCTCCACTTCCGCGTTCGAGATGTTCGGAATGGGGTTGTGGGACGCCACCACCGACTGGATCGATCGTTCTACCGGCGATATTTGGAAACTGGCGGACGACTGACCAGGTATCCGCTCCTGGTAGTTGGACGTGACGTTCATGCCGACCCGCAGCACTTGGGAGATGGTACGACCCATGGTCTTGGAGCGTGGGATAGTGTAGATACGCTCGTAATTGGACAGCTTTTCATACGGCACTCCGTTAAGGTCGATGACCACCATCACTCCACCCAGGTTATCCAAGTCGGGTTTGATACGGCGATCGATGATGGTTTCGCGGATAGCAGCATCGAGGCTTTGGGGGCGCCGCATGTAACGTGAGCGGCGATCGATAAAAGCATCGTTCAAGATCTCTTCCGGGATCTCGTATTTAACATCGTTGATGGCGTGCGTGACAGCATCCATAGGGACCTCCTAATGGGTAAGTACAGGGTAGACATAACATCGCCGTAAAGTCGCTTATTTTTAACCTGAGCGGTATTCCTATAGGGCTCTGCCCTTTAGAATGAAATGTCACAGAGATATATTTTATCAGGATGACACGAGCTTTTTGGAGACGGTTAAGATGCGACCTACGGTATTGATTATGTCATTAGACATTCAGCCATTTCGCACTTCCTTCATACGCCAATTTAAGAACTATTCCGAGTACGTCGAAACCAACGAGTTCGCAATCCAGGTCATGTATGAGTTGCTGATCAGCCAGATAGAAGCGGTGGTTGGCTACGGTTACTTCGCACACAACGGGCTACTTAGACCGTACGTGCGGTCGGCAGTCAATGAAGTGACGCAACGTCGGTCATACTTCCGACCGTTGAATCGCACATTCATCAATGCCGTTGATTACCAAGTGGATGAGATCAGGTATCGACGTAGCGGTAACCGGTTCGTAATTAAGGGGACGTACGAGTGACGATCGTAAGAGGTGTCATGTGAACAATAAACAAACGGAGTTGCGACAGCAACGGCTGGTGTATGACTTTCGGTGGGTGCGTGAACAGGTGGCGGCATTCATTATAGAGCATGCCGACATTATCAACGTACATGCGATCACGGACAGTGAAGACCGTGTGTATCGATTGTCCGAAGCAATACAGACAGTGCGTCAACGCGGTAATCCCGAGCGGGTTGAGGAAATCGTTGCCATGTTAACCGAGCAGCTATCCCAAAACCTGCTCTGCGGCGCCATGGTCCGTCATTTTAAATCAGTGCCTGCATATTACGACAACTGTCTGTTTGACTATGGGGCAAGGTTGTTAATACGGGAAGAGCCGCAGTGGCGTAACGAAGCAGAGCTGGCATTGGTGATGATGCGACATCAGCCCCTCAATGAGGTACTGACGGGGTGGTTCGATGGCCTAATTCGTCACTACTGCCGAACGTTCTTCAGACACATCGATGAATGGCGGACTGTGGATGCCTCACTGAAAGGTGATCGGTTGACGGTGACAGTCGGCGAGGATTTACGACATGTCGTATTTCGACAGACCTACGGAGACGAACGTTGGAATGGACCTTATGTTCTTCCCGACGGAGAGGCGATACCGTAAGGTCATCATTGATTTAACGTGGTCCGTGGACCGAGTGCTGGCTGAGTTGGAAGAATTGGGCCACACGTCAACCTTTACGGACGTGGTAGAAACGGTAGTGGATTTAGTCGAGCTCTTCCTAAGTGCTTGCACCAAAGAAGCTACCTTCGGCGGATATGACACGCGCGCTGCTGAACTAATCGTGTCCCGCATCGTCCCGGATAATCCAACCGACCGATGGGTTGTGCGCAGACATCGCCATCAGGTGGTGTCTGCGGTGCATCAGTTTTATTCGCGTTCATTGAAACGTACCGAGTTTAGACTGATTGACGATTATGCTATCCACTACCCTCGGCTACAGTTAGGTGGGTATTGTAACTAGGAGCTTAGTATGAAGTGGATTTTCTCAGACGTGACATACACGGATTTGTTGGATAAGTTAAACGAAACCGATGTGGTGAATTTGGTTCGCGCACCTATTGGCAACGACGATGTGATCCGTGAGTTGGTTACCCAACTGTTAGCACATCACAACGATCTGACCGAGACATCGCGGGAATTGGCCGCTTGGTTTGATGATTGCGACATCACGCCTGGATATAGCGGCCACGACCTGACCTTGTTGGTGATGGAATGTGGTATTGATACGCTGTTGCAAGACACCGCCCGCATCTTACAGCGAATGGGCAAGCAGCGACTCAGACTCGATGCTATTGTCCTTGGTCCGGTGAGCTACACCATTGAAGTCACCCCAATAGGGTGAAAGTGGTATGGATATCACCGTAGACATCCGTCGGTGGAGTTGGGAGATTGCCGAATACGTTGCCCTGCACTTACATCACATCTGCTCCGAATCCGAACATGATACCGAGGATAGCTTTTTTAACCCAACACAAACGCTGGTGTTTAATGAGCTAGTCGGATGCCTGTTCTTACCGGGCGATGTCGAATGCCACACCAACGATACGGTGACTGCCATCTACATGGCACTATATCCCAAATTCCCAGACATCGGCATTTTTGAATTGACCACTATGGTGGAGGAGGTGGTGACGTCCGAACGGTTCGTTGGGTTGAGCAGTGCAGTTGACCGCGCGCTGTCGAGTATTGACTGCGGTCGCCATCAGGTAGTCGATTACCATGTGAGGAATCGCCTATCGACTCTGAAACTTAAAGTAGAACCTTGGAGTTAATATGAAAATCATTGTAGAGTTACACAATTTCCACGAGTTGTTCATGGAAATGTTGCCTTGGACTGATAACTTCGACGAAGCGGGATTGGTGCGCTCACTGATTGACGATCTTAACGGCATCCTCAATCTCACCGTAGATATTGCGGAACAGCGACCAGTTGATTACGGCAAGATATCCAACACCATGGATTACCTCTGCACTGAATCGTCGATCACCAATCATCTGTCACAGGCTGGCCTGCATGACATGAAACTGGCCGTGGTCAATGCCTTGATCAAAATGTTTAAGGAATTGAGCCGAATCGACGGCTGGGTTAATAATCGTTATCGTCTGGTCAATTACAGCTTCCGGCCGCGTGCGAGTCGCGAGCACCTGCATTTAGTGTTGGAGGTAGTGGTGGCCAGTGATTATCCTCGACACATTCAACGGCTGATGATAGAATCGGCCAACCGCGCCCTGGAGGCATTTTGTGATTGGGACAGTCGTAGCACCAGTCGCTGATTTTGTGGAGTTGTTTGCAAAGCATGTTGAGTGTAGTGAACTGACCACGTTTGAACGGCGATTGGTCGTCACTGCACTGATGGAGCGGGCGTTAGGGTGTAGTGTCGGGGAGGACACACTTTACGCCCTTATCGATGCTGGACTGGTCAATGCGAATGCCGCCATTCATTATGGCGGTATCTGCAGTCGACTTGAAATGCAGCGCCTGCAGCAACACTTCCACGAAAAGGTGACAGACATTGCATGGGGTTGTTACAGAAATACCAACATGGTCTATAGTGTGTCTGTTACGTCAGGCAAGGTTTTAATCAGCACGAGGCCATCATGTCAAACGTTATCATTCCGGCCAGGAGGTCGATAGAGTTGGCTGAGAACATTGCCGACGATGTTGTCAGCAAAGTACTCGATGTTCCAAGCTTGTTGTACCCGGCAGTGGTAATTGCAGTGTTTGCTGCCGCATGGACACAGTCCTGGCGGGATGAGGAAGTGTGGGAGCAAATCCACCATGCAGTCTGCGATTATTTGGAGTTGGTCTTTGACGCCAACATTGAAATTGATGAAGACACCGACCAAGTGAAGTGGGTGTCGGACAACCTCCCGACAATTTTTGACACGGTCGCAGAAATGGAAGTCATCATCACCCACTTGGCCGAGACCATCATTGATGCCTTGGCAGAGTATGGGTTGGAATCCAATGATGATTGGTTTGCCCTGATCAATGAGCAACGGCGTAACCGTCGTGGTCTGACCATGCGTATTCTTGGTTCGAGGGATATCCCAGAAGTAAATCTGCGCCGAAAAACCATCAAAGTACATTATGCACCGAGTATCGAGTTACGATAGGAGATTACCATGCGGTCAATTATAGGCCTACCGTCAGAGACCGCAGCCACTATTCGCGCAGGCTGGCAGTGGATCGATGACCAAATTGGTGTCAACGGACTACCCGAAGAGATTCTCATCCCATTTCGCTTGTGTTACCAAAGCGCAGTGTGTGAGATGATCTGTCGCCACTACATCGAAGGACTCACGCAGGATGCGTTTCTGCGAAGCTTCGATGACAGACATATTGAGGAGATGGTGGCGGCCATCTTTGAAAGTGACGAGGATCGCAGCCTGAACGACTGGTTCATGGACATGGTGGAAGAATGGGCGTGTGAATCCACCCCATTCTGGGCCGTGGTGTTGACCAATTACCTTCGACATTCAGCATCGATCGAGTTGGCTGTAGACGTTGACCCGGAGGCGTCACGGCGGGAACGCCGCTGGCGACATGAAATGGTTAACATGGCAATGTCGATTGCACACGGCATCGGCTTCATGATCACTTCAACAATGGAGTCGTTCGATTACCTGTCGCAATTGCCACGGCTACCAAGACATCTGGACGTTGATAATGTGGAGGTCGATTTAAAGACCAAACGTATCGTCATATGGGAGTTAAAGAATGTCAACCGTGTATGAATTGCGCAACGGCCAAACTGTCACGTTTAAGTTGCATACCAAACTGCTGCCTGACATTTACAGTCGAGTTACAGTACTAGGGGTAGTTGCTCATAGCCTGGCCGCTGCGATGTCTGGCGATGATGTAGATGCGATCCATAGCAATATTTACAGCACCCTGCCGTCCGGTACCCCGAAGAACGCTACCGATTACGATTACCTTATCGTGCGGACAGCCACCGGGGAACGTAAAGCGGTGGGGGTGCCGTGGATTATTGAACCAGTAACTGTGGTGGATCAGCAGGGACTGCGGATCATCATTCCGAAAGCTTCCAGTGCTGACGCTGAGATGATCGTTCGTGACCTGAATAGCCGCGGTATCACTGACTTCAGCATTGAAACCATCTAACGTCGCGGACCTTCGGGTCCGTGGCTTTTTTTTGTCTTGTAAAAAATGATGTGGAGGTACCTCATATGACAGTGACACAAACACAATAACAAGGTATCTAACATGTCCACCTTTTTGCGTCCAATCAACGAGTACAAGCGCGAGATTAACGTTATTGATGGGTACATGGAACAAACTGCCATCTACCTGCACAAATCCACCGGCAAGCCAATGGAGGTGGTGCGAGAGTGGTTGAAGAAAGAATTCAAGAAAGGCGGTCGGTTTGAATTTAAAGCTCCGATTGCTAACGTGAACGTGCGCGACCCGGAGACCGGAGACCGCCGCGCCACCAGGGTGGATATGGCCACCCTACTGCGCACTGTCCATGATAAGAACATCATCAATTCACCATCTTTGACGTTTTATCTGCCGCCGTCTGTAAAACGGTCCGTGTTGTCTATTTTCATTGATGAGAACATCGCTAAGCGGGCCGCAGTAAAACAGGAGATGTTTACTGCGATTGCTAATAACGATGAGGTGTTGGCTGCCAACAAAAAGAACGAACAGAACTCAGTAAAGACGTTGAACAATGCAGCGTCAGGTGCCCACTCGTCCCCTTACACCATTCTGTATAATAAATCCACCCACTCATCACTGACCTCCACGTGTCGCTCTGCCACCAGTTATGGTAACGCCAACAACGAAAAAGTCCTGGCTGGCAGTCGTCATTATTGGCTGCCTGGCATTGTAGTGAATAATATCCTGTCCACCCTACACTTGACCAATTTCGCGGCATTCAAACAGTGTATGGACCTATACGATCTCCATTACCCATCCGTAGAAGAAACCATGGAGGTGATTAGGTACTCAACCAAACTGTTCTGGCGTAACGGAAAGGCCATGGCTACCATTCGCGACCTGGTGGAGAAAATCGAGCCGTTGGAACGGGCCGCGTTTGTGTACATTGGCGATCTGTACCATCTGCGTAAATTCAACGACCGCGTCATGCGGAATTTTATCGCAAAAATGGTAACTCCGCAGGACACCTTGACGGTGCCCCCGGAGGAAGTTGAGAAGTTGTTGGATGGCGACTTAGTAGCGCTGTGTAGTCTGCTGCGTGCGGACGTGGTGGGTCCTTACGGCAATAGTAAAGAGCTAAAGAAAAAGGACGTTGCAGGGTATCATAAGTTCTTAGCCACGGCGTATCAGGTGGTGTCCGCTACCCGCGAGTACGATGTACTGATCCGCGAAATACTCACCACACGCAACGTGCCGGCGTCCATTGCTCGACTGCCCGATACCATTCGTCGCGTGAGTCTGGTATCAGATACTGACTCAACCATGGCCACTGTGCAGGAATGGGCCGAATGGCACACAGGCGAGATGACCGGCAAAGCGGCCGACGACGTCTCAGACGTCATGATTTACATCGCTACCCAGAACATTGCGCACATGATGGGACGGATGTCAGCGAACATGGGGGTTGAAGAATCCAACATCCACCGTTACTCCATGAAGAACGAATTTAAGTTCAGTGCTTTTGCATTGACCAATAAAGCCAAGCATTATTTCTCGTTGATCACATCCCAAGAGGGCGTGCTGCGTGAAGATCCAGAGTTGGAAGTTAAGGGGGTGGCGCTACGCACCTCCAACATCCCTGACATCATCATGAAGGAGTTTCGCACAACCATTCAGGACATGTGTGCTAAAGTCATGGCTGGTGACAAGATCCGCATCATTCCTCATCTGGAACGAATTGCTCAAATCGAACTGGACATCGTTCAGAATGTGGTGGATGGTGGATTCCAATACCTTAAAACTGGCCAGGTCAAAAACAAGGAGGCGTACAGCATCCCGGAATCATCCAATTACTTCTACCATGAAATGTGGGCAGAGACGTTTGGTCCCAAGTATGGTGCCTCAGGCGACCCAACTTACAACGTGGTGAAGATCGCCGTGAACCTGGAGAACAAGACCGCCATCAATAAATGGATAGCGGAAATGAAAGACCGGGAGCTGGCAAGTCGGATTAAGGCCTGGTCAGCTAAGTACCCCAAGCGGACGTTTGTCAACTTACTGTTGCCGGAGGCGGTGGTGTCTGCCACAGGAATCCCTAAGGAGATCTTGGATGTGGCCGACTTCCGCCGCATTATCTTCGCATCAGTGGAGCCGTACTACCATGTGCTGGAGTGTTTCAACATCTGCATGATCGACAAAAACCGAACACTGTTGGTGTCGGATTACTTCGGTGGACTGAATGCAAAGACCACTAGCGAAGTCGCGCAATCAATTCCCGAGTTGGTTCAATAAAGTTACCCATTATATGGAGAGATAGGTGCTTTGGCACTTTATCCAATGTGCGTGTATTTGTGAATGCGACCAAATCGCGATCCATATTGCTGAGTATGCCCTGATTGACGTTGTAGCCAGACATGCTGGATATGGTTAGTCCGTAGTGCAGCATTGGTAACAAGGTCGCGTAATCCCACCAACGCACTGCGTTAGTGCGCGGTACTCTAGGTCGCTGAAACCGATCCAACGCACTCTCCGTGAAGAAGCCGGCGGTGGAGTACAAGGTCTGTCCTATGCTCTTACCGCCCGTTAGAAGTTGGTTGACCACTTTCAGCGCAGACTTGTCAACCGCATCCTCATGACTGATGAAGGGCCATTGTGGCGTCTTTCGGTCTTCGGGGATAGCGGCGTCTGTGAGCTGGTAGTAGTGTCTATTCAGCAGACTGACATCCATGTAAGACTTGACTGCATTAAACAGTGGATACTTGGTGATGAACTGACGGATGCTTTCATCCACGTCTGCGCCGTTGCGCCAACGGGTCCAATGGTATAGCTGCATTGCCAACATCGGCACGTTAACTTCAACAAATGCATAACTGGCTTCATCACCACACCCCAATAGATAGTTAATGTTGGTATTGGTGTGGTAACGGAACACCACAGGCTCTAAATTGTACCATGGTATGTCAGCATCAAAACGATCGCTGTGGAGCAAGACCGATGTGTGTCCCGCATCCATGAAGTCGCCGATATTCCCCTCGCCGGGACTGACCGGGGACGTTAGTCGTAATGACTGCGCTATTTGATTGGTCAAGGCTTCTGCCCGCAGCTCTATGTCTCTGGGCGTCATGCTGACCGTCAGGGCTAGACCAGACAATAGTTTAAGTAGTACATGGGTTGGTTTCACCGCCATGGAACTATTCAGGTATTGGGCACGGATGCGACGGTGGTTTTTATTTACACCACGTGCTATGTTTATGAAGGAGGGGTCTGTGACCCTTCCTCGCGACAGCGCCAACTGCTTATTGACGAATTCAATCATGAGCGGTACCCCGATTCCAAGATATTTTAAGCATATTTCATCTGAGTGAGTTAAGCTAGCAATTAACTTCTCACAAACATTTTGGCCAACATAAGAAGGAAAGAAGATATGGGATTCCATGTTAACAAAGACAACGGCACCGAAGAAAACATCAACGCTGAAGCGCAGCGTGATGAGCGTCGTGAGCGTCGTGAGCGCAGCGATCGCGGTGACCGCGAAGAACGTCGTGAGCGTACCGAACGCAGCGAACGTTCCAACTACCGCCAGACCGTTGACCGGACTTTCTCCCCGGTTACTGGCGAGCAGGGTCGCGCCAGTACCTTCCTGTCCACCTATCGTGAAATCCTGGAAGATATGGGCGCCAAGCCTACCTGCCAGTTGATGGAGCCGGATGGTGAGCTGATGAAGGAAATGAACCAGGAGCAGGGTTTCCTGGTCATGGCTGAACAAATCGCAGGCAACGTATACTGGCACCTGCTGATCTTCGAAGGTCAGATCAACCCAGTAGTGACTTACCCAGTCCATGACCGTAACCGTAGCCGTCGTGATGACGAAGTACTGCGGTTCGTGTCCAGCATCGACTCCGTGGATGATGAACTGGTGACCCGTTTCGAAGACTGGCTGCGTGACAATGCCGCCTCCGACGGCGATTACGTGTTCACCAACGCCACCATCATTCCCAGCGAAGTGGACGTGTCCAACAAGCAGGTGGTTCAGTCCCTGGCGTTCGACGCCGAAGATGCCAACATCCTGATCTCCGGCGCCAGCGTGCCGTTCAGCGCCGACCGCCTGCGCCGCAATGCTCGGGTACGTAGCAAGATCCAGTTCTCACCCAAGCCCAATGCCCTGGACCTGACTGGCATGCCGCTGCGCTCCGATTTCCAAATCGCCGTGGAAGAAACCTTCCGCGACAAAGTGCAGTCCACCCTGCTGGCCTCTTCCGGTGGCACCACTCTGGTTAGCCTGGATGGTTACGTCAACGCCCGCTTCCTGGGTTACGAAGTCCACCCGGACCAAGTGCGCGACCCCCGTGACATCGATATGGGTGTGTTCGTACCTGAAGTTATCGTGTCCCAAGTGAACACCACTCACAAGGGCATCAGCGACGGTAACTTCGAGCGGATGATGCTGGGTCTGTCCCAACTGCCCTACATCAAGGACAACGATCTGTGGATGCGTCAGTTCGAGCAAGCGTTCCATGGTGCCAATGGTCGCATCTCCGGCTTCGCCTACGGTATGGAATGGCCGCGCGGTGAGCTGCCGGACGACCTGGCCGAGCTGGATGAAGATCCGAAGCGTGGCGATGCCTGGCTGCAGAACATCTTCAACCGCGACGACCGTGGTCGTATCCCGGTAGAGTTCGTGGTCATGATTCGCGAAGGCGGTGTGAACTTCACTACCTCCAAGCTGCTGCTGGACCTGGCCGACAACGACCAGGATGCGTTCGAGCACCTGATGAACAGCCTGGATGATCTGACCAATGGCGAGTGGAGTGCCATCTCCAAAGCCAAGAAAGCCAGCGACGTCATTTCTGGCGCCGTGCGTGTGCCGACTGGTTACTACGTGACCAGCGAAGGTCGTCGTCCGATCGAGGACATGGACACTCTGGCGATCCTGAATCGCCTGAAGACCAACTACCCCGATCTGGTAGCCGACCTGTACGACTGCATGGCGGTGGACGAGCGTTACTTCAACTACGATGAAGCCATGACCAAACTGAACGCTCTGTTCAAGTTCGTCACTGACGGTGAATTCGTGCTGAAGGGTTTCGCCACCAAGCTGTACCTCAACCCGACCTTCCTGGCCGATCTGTTCGAAGCCGTCGAAAGCTCCGACCTGGATCTGGAAGTCGATGCGGCGTCTGACCTGGCCTACGGCCGGACTCGCCGTCGTTCCTACCACGGTACCAACTACGGTCTGGCTGACAACCTGACCAACCGTCGTCGCCGTACCCACAGTGGTCGTGGTCGTGGTTCCGTCCACACCCGCTACCGTCGGTAAGCGATAACAGCATAGTAGGAGGGGTTCGCCCCTCCTATTTTTTTCTCTTCATTAATATTGGAGGTTCCCGAATGTTGCCAGCGAAGAAACTGGTGGCGGAGATTGTTGAAGACGTTGTGGACCTGGGCAATGGCATCAGTCTGGATTTGATCAGTCTGGAAGAGCAATTTGCCAACCTGAAGATTCGACCCATTATCGTGAACGATGTGGCTGATGAGTTCAGTGTCGGGAAAACTGTGGACGTCATCAACGACCTCATCCGCACCCATTTCGACGAGGATGAACTGAACACAGTGCCGTCATGTGATCATGGCTGTACAGTAGGTGGGTTTAACTTGGGGGAAACGTGCCATGAGTGTGGGACTGAGGTGGTGCGTTCAATCGAACGTCCGCTGGAGTCCCAGCTGTGGATGCGGGTCCCAGATCAAGTGACCGCGTTTGTACATCCGCGGTTTTGGCGCCACTTTGAAGTGACGTTTAGCACCAGTTCATTCAGCCTGATCGAGTACCTTACCAACCCCACGTACAAGGTCCCAGTGATCAACGGGAAGCGAGGTGGCAACAAGCACATTGAACGGGTCTTGGATATTCTGGCTGAAGAGAAGATCGAGCGTGGCATCAACTTCTTTTGTCGTCATTTCGATCGCATCATGGACGTTATCCTTGAACCAAAACGGTTCTTGATGTACCGGTTCAATAACCCAGCCCAGCGCGTGCGTGAGGCCATCCGTTTCCGGGCATACATAAACGAGTTTCGGGATTGTATCTTCACTCGGTACTTACCATTCCCGTCCAAACTGATCATGGTGTCTGAGCGTGGCGGAACCATGAGTTTCATCGACAAGACGATGACGGATGCGTTTGATGCGCCGAAAACCATCGCCTCGATTGAAAACTCACCTTTCCGGCTGTCAGACAAAGTGGTGCAGTCACGTGTAGTCAAGACCATCAAACTGATGTCGTCCTACTACCAGAATTACTATACCGTCACGTGTAGTAAAAAGAGTGGGATGTTCCGGCGCCAGTTGGGCAGTACCCGATCACCGTTTACTGGCCGTGCAGTTATTGCACCGTTACCGTATGGCCATGCGTACGATGAGGTACATTCGCCGTGGGCCTGGACGGTAACGCTGCTGAGGGTACATATCCTCAACAAGCTGTTGCGACTGGAGTACATGACACCACCGAGGGCGTTTCGCCTGATCGATGAAGCCACCGTCAAGTACAACCGACTGATCCACGACATCATCAATGAGCTTATTGACGAATGTCCGGAAGGCGGTATTCCGATCGCCATGCTGCGTAACCCGACGCTCGAACGGTTGTCGGATCAATATTTCCGTATCACCAAAGTACTGACCGACGTTAACGAAAACGCCATCTTGATTTCCAATCTGGTGATCAAGGGTAGTAACGCGGACTACGATGGTGACCAATTGCAAGTTAAGCTGCTATTGGGTGCCGATGAAAAGCGTCGCTTCGAACGCCTACGGTCCCACCTTGGCTTGATGGATACCGACCGCGCATTCCGCGTGAAGGGGATTGCTACATTGTTCCCCGAAGTCGCCACCATGGCCAACAATTTCCTCAACCACTACAGGAGGTCACGTCGTAATGGCTGAGATTATATCAGGATATGATGAAGGAGGAATACGGGATTTCCTGTATTCGCGCCCCACGCGGTTGATGGAGCGCTACCTCGATGAACAGTTGAACGATGAGCGAGTGAGTAGTAGGTTTACCGACAGCTTTCTGGAACGAGCACGCGACGTGCGCCGTCGTCTGGAAGACTCCCGCGCCTACCGTGCAACATTGGCAACTACCCGTCGCTTGAAGAATCGTGGCAGGATTGACAAAGTGCAGCAGTTGTTGGACATTGGTGGTCTGCAACATGCACCACGCGCCATGCAGCGGTATCTTATGGCTAACCGAAAAGTTCGCTCACTGTGGCAACGTCGCCAGCTAGAGGGGTATCGTGATGATTATGATCAGGACGCCGTGAACCGTAACGCCATTGGCGATACGCATGACGTGTACCGGATGGTAAGAAGTGGGGTAACGCGCAAAGATGACGACGGTTATCGTGCGGTCACTTACTACCTTACCAAGGAAGAACAAGCCGAACTCAGCAGTGCCGACAAGCTCGATATCGAGATCTCGTGGGCCGCAGCAGAGCAGGCAATCTGGAACATGGTAGACGATCCGACATCACAATACAACGCAAGTCTGTAGTGGGGTAAATGTCGACATACTCTATTCAGACATAACTACAGTGAGGGGGTTTCGGCCCTCTCACTGCCGTCTTTTTTTTTTGCAACTGTGGAGGTAATCTATGCGTGTGGTTCCAACCTTTACGCTTTCCGGGTGGGTTAAAACTCCCGAGGAGCGAATAGATCGCATCATCCTGTACTACACCAACACCAACCCATCTCAGACCCTGCGCTACAACGGTCATGTGGTGTCGCTCCAGTCTGCCATTTTCAGGGCCGGCGACTCCATGGATCAATTGGCTCGGATAGTGGCCAAAGACCTGACGTTTGTTTTTACCAACAATTTCCCAGAAGGTGCTACAGTCACCGTGGAGGCGCATGCTATCGACGACAGTGGCCGTCACAACCTGGAGATCGAAGTGGTGGTGACAGATAATGGCAAGCAATATAACGCGGCGCAGACCTTGACGCGGATCGACTCTGATTATGTCAAGTATCGTCGAGTGGAAGTGTTGCGAGGTTAATTTTTACTGCCAGCATGATGGTATGTTGCATCCTAATCTGAGGAGAGTTTGTTATGGTTTCTGAAGTACAGCGCAGAATGGTAATGGCCGAATTGGCCGACGCCGAACGGGTTTTGTCGCAGGACGTCAACGTGGTAGCGATGTCGTATAGCGACTTCCTGACTTATGGCCTGCCGGTGTTGGCTACCGTTCAGTCAGGCGATTTCAACGCACAGAACTGGATTCGGATTTCTGGCCATCCGTCGCAGGAAGTTTCTGTGGTAGACGACATCACCGGCGAGGAGAAATACCGGATCCCCGCCTTGCTGGGACACACTGACCTGCAAGAAGTGGAAGAGTTCAAACTGGCCAGGGTGGCTGATCATGCCGCAATTATCCGGCAAGAGGCGCCCGGTGCTGCTGACCAGCAGCTTTACGATCACCTTTCCCTGTTGCGGCCAGTCGAAGGACAACTGCCAAAATACCGGGAGCGTATCGTCACTGCATTGAATCAAGTGTTCCGTGACCATTCGCTGCCGTTGATCGAGACCGAACAAACGGCAGACGCTCCAAAGCCTGCCATCGATGAACCCGAAATTATAGGATATGATTTGGCATGACCTTTACTGTTGATACGGTAGTATACGAAGAGCTACCCCTGCGCCCAAAGGACGCTTTTCGGTTTGCCGTTATCAGCGATGTACATCTGGGCCATCGGCGCACCGCAACCAGGTACATCATTGATAACCTGAATCGTTATGTGACCCGTGCGTCATTTATGGCCCAGCTGGACTGCCTGTTCATCTCGGGGGATCTATTCGACGATATCGTGACGCTGGCCTCAAGAGACTCTGAATTAATCTTTGATTGGATGGATCGCTTGCTGAAGCTGGCAGTCTCAACCAAAACTGCCATTCGTGTGCTGGAAGGCACGCCCAGTCATGATTGGGAGCAGCCACGACACCTGCATGAGAAAAACCAACAGCGGGAAATTAAGGCTGATCTGCAATACATCGATGATTTGTCAATTGTGGACGATAAGTCTTTGGGGATGGTGATTGGTTACGTGCCTGACGAATGTCGCGAGCACTGTGACCAGATTACCCATGAGTGGCGGGAATTGATGGCTACTCATGGGTACGACCAGGTGGATTTGTTGATCATGCATGGCATGTTCGGATTCCAAATACCAAAGGCGGCAGCAAAGTCCGTATCTACCTTTAACGAAGACGAATGGAGCCAGTGGTCACGTTATGGCATTTACATCGGTCACGATCATAGGTTCAAGCACCATTACAACATCGTGGTGCCCAGTTCGTTCGAGCGGCTGGCTCACGGTGAAGAGGAAAGGAAAGGGTTTCTGGTGGTTGACATCGTCGCCAATCATGTACACAACTACCACGTTGAAAACATACACGCAATGAAGTATATCACCGTTAATGGTGAAGGACTTGACGATGTGACACTGATCAACAACGTCGAGGCGCAACTTGCCAGATTTGGTGAACTTGGGGACGAGTTCACAGTAGGTCGGTTGCGAGTTCAGTACTCGGCTGAGTATGACATCGGTGCGGTATTGAAAGAGTGGCGGGCGCAGTACCCGACTATCGTCATTGAAAGTGAGCGCATTAGCGACGGAAAGCATTTGACGATGGGTGCAGATGAGTCATTCCACCTGAAAGGTGAGACCATCAACATCACCGCCGAGAACATCGAGGGGATTATCTTACGGGAGTTGGGCGACGAAGTCCCGTCGGACATGTCTGCCTTGTTGAATGAAATCCAATACATCCAAGATATGGTGGCGTAAATGGCAGATCCGTTAGACAGAACGGTGGGGCTGTATCAGTGTTCAATCGGTACCTCGTTGGCGATCGAGGGTGCAGCCCATACCGGTGAGCGAGCCGACCTTAAAGGTCGGCCACCCATTAATGATTTCGAGAGCGTTTGGTTTAACCTGCGCACCTTGATACGTAACGCTCACAATGCGTTTGAGCGGGACGATCAGACCATGTTGACCTCGGAGGTGTTGATTCAAACCGTAGAGGATGACTGGGATGCTGCGAGTATCGCCATCCAGACCCACAACCCGCAATGTGAAGTGGACCTTTACTTATGTACCTATGAAGGTATCAGTAAGCAACTGCCACATGCAAACTTCAAAAATAGTACCACCGGTAAGCAGATGGTCTATGAGGCTTTGGAAAAAGACGTTATTCGCCACTTCATGGCTGAACATAAAGACACCCTAAAAGTATTCAAACGAGAGCTCAGTGGGAGCAAACGGTGCGTCCTCGTGACGCACCTACCTTTGGATATGGTGTCTTCGTCAAAATTCCCCGACCTCAAACTACTGGAGTCGCATACTGGCGCTTTAAAAGGTCCGAAACAATGGTGGACCAAACTCAACGTGAAGCGAGACGGTCCCGTGATCCCATTCAACCTGATGATGTTGCAGATCTTCGGCGATAGTAGCACTTTCAGCCCACAGCCATTGAAAATCCGCAAGGCGCTGCTCAACATCAGTGAGAAACGACACTGGCATCCCCTCACCACCGTTAGCAAAATCATGCAGGATGTGAGCTTGGAACACGAACCGCATCTCCTTGCATTTCTCCGCCAGTACCAGTAATGACGGGGCCTGGCGTTATTTTTTACTCTACACGTATCAGTATGTACGTACAAAAATCTAAGGATAAAGACCATGTCTGAAGTACTCAAAGAACGCTCACTCCAGCTCGGCACTCGCCCCGACGGCTCTGGCCGTTCCGGCCGTCTGCAAATCAACCCGAACCGGTTTAACCGGGTGTCGCTGTCTGCTCGTAGCGGCGAAAAGTGGATCAATGCCGACCTGACCATCGATGCCTGGGATGACCTGTTGGCGTCGGTTAAAATGGCAGCCGCATCCAAAGAGACCTATCGCCATGATATCGCCTGTAAGAAGCGTGATCAAGTGGTCTCCACAGTCATGGTTGGTCGCGATAACGATGGCCTGGTATTCCTGGCGCTGGGCTCACCCGACACTCCGGCAGTGCGGTTTGAATTCCTGCCACTGAAACAATACGCACACGCTCTCAATGGACAGCCGATGCCGGAATCTGAGATGTCTCGCCGCCGCGCCATTAACTGGGTGAATCGCGTAGGCGAAATCGTTGCTCGCGAGTGGGAAAAGAACTATATGCCAGAACAGCGTCAGGACACCAATAAAGGCTTTGGCGGTAATAAGAGCTACGGCGGTAATGGTGGCGGTAACCGCAACTACGGCGGCGGCGGCAATAACTTCAATAGTAACAACAATCGTCCGCCGGCGGCTGACGGAGACTTCGACGACTTCATCAACATCTAACTTCAGTTTTTTAGGCGGGCTGATGGCCCGTCTAAAAACTTTCAAGTATATTTTATCATAGCGAACAAAGGAGGTCAGTATGATCATTTATGTAGAGGCCGACGAACAACGGACGCTATGTGTGAAGTTGGAGAAGTCGGACTTTGAGCCGAAGGACCCAACCGCCAGAGAAGACGTGCTCGATTTCGAGAAGTTCAAACCTAACTTGAACCGACAGAACCTCACGGCAAAAGAACGAAAGTCGTTTGACAGTATCCGCAAACAGTATACGGAAGCCATCTTCAAAGAGCTGAATGGGTACTGGGCTACCTTACCTGCGCAAAGTAGACGCGAGCTGTTTGAGCTGTATGAGCGGGTGGTGGAAGATTACCCTGCCATCCCCAATCCGGCAGAGCGGGCTGCGATGCTGGAAGAGGTGGTGCGCACCGTCGTGGACAAATACCATCCCTTCGATGCAGTGGCTGAGTTCATGAAAACCCAGCACATCGACTATCCGGACACGGTCAAGGATAAGTTCGAGAGTCAGTACAACTCCAAAGACCGAGTGACCACGTACCTGACACATGAATACTTCGACTTAGCAGTGTTGGCGGTGATCTTCCGTTCAGTGTATCCGATCTGGATGAAAGCACTGCGGTGTAATAACAGTACCGACACCAAACGCAAGGCGTTCTTTGAATACGACTTGCTGCGGACTCTGCGCAAGACGGAACTGATTAAGCACCCGGCCACTGAGCGGCTGTTTGAGTTCGTGGAAGCGGTGTGTCACAAAGTCAAAGCGCATGAAAGTCTGGGGTCGGTGGTAGCAGGCTTCGGTTCGGCAGACATCCCGTATTACTTGTTTGCGACAGCTATTATTGACAAACTAGCCATCCGGGAAATCAACGCCTTCGCAGACCGCGGCAACCTTATCTCCACCATCTACACTCGGGTGGAGTCGGAAGCCAGCAAGCTAGGCGATAAATTCCAACCGCTGCGCGAGCGGGTGAGTCGTGGCGGTGGCGCCGACGAAGATAAGATTGGGTACCTTGAAACGTACTCGGTTAGGCAGTCTGTCAGCGACGACGTATATCTGACCAACCAAGTGTATCTTTACGACTACCGTAAAGTGCGCCGGCAGTTGGATGAGACCATCCCTTCGTCGTTGGTAAAAACCTGCATCGAGTCGTTTCACGAGTATTCGCCTCGTCCTATCCGGCCGGACCACGTGGCGGCAGTGCAGTGGGTGTTGGGTAACCTCATCATGCCGCGGGCAATCCCCTACATTGATCGAGAAGCCATGATCAATGCCATGGGTCTAACACAGGCAGCGTTGATCCACTGGCGGTTTCGTGCCCTGGCGCCATTGCTCAGCGCTAGACCGGTGGAAACGGATTACTACGCACCGATCATCGCCACCCCGTTTGAAACCCCGTCGCTAGACTTGCGGGAGAAGTTGCGGGAGATTTATCCGTACTACCGCCACACACGGGACTCGTCTGATCCGAAAGCACTGTGTCCTGGATTCGTGGCCATTGGTGAGTTCGCTAAGCTCTACGCGGACCGTCAATGGGAACTGCATTGCAGTAAGAAAGTAGCCGAGCACCTCCAACAAGACTTTGGCACTTTTAAACCGGCCAGCACATTAAAGTGTGACCTGGCAGAACTCCTGATTAAACTAAATCGCAACCGTTAACATCGTAGTAATTGGAGATCATCAATGAGACTGACTAAACTGACCCTGATCGAAGTGGCTGACCTGGAAGAGCAGTACCGTCACCCCTTCGAGTTTAACGTTGGGGGTGATGTGTTGCAGTCGATCGAATCGCTGGTTCGCAGTAACCATGGCAACCTATCACCTGACCTGTTTATTGGCACTGCCTCTGAAGCACTGCGACTGTCCAGTGAAGCCGAAGAAGTGGGCATTGCTGGCCGCACTGGTCGACGGGCGTGGCGTGAGAATCGCTACCGGTTTATCGCGGAAGTGGAAATCGAAGGCTTCGCCCGCCACCGTAACTCTGCTACCCGCGCGTTCGTGGTCGGTTACACGGACCGTGTGGATTTGTCGCACGAAAACACCGTAGCGCCTGACTTGGAGATGTACGTTAACAGCGTGGTGCTTATTCGGGATATCGAGAAGAAGGACCGCCGCGGTCGTACCTATATCTCCAGCAAGGTGTTGGACTCCCAACAAACCATGCTCGGTGACATCGACATCACTGGCAGGTCTGGCGGTTCCGAATACCTGATGCGTCCTTACGACTTGTTTAATACCGTAGACACCCACAAAGAAACCGGCCGGCACGATGACAGTATTGACCTGCGCAATACCTTTCAGTATGGCGTGGAGATGAACCGCCGCGATTCTAACGACAGCAACCGCTACTTGGCACAGGTGGTGGCGGCCGACCGCCAGGGTCTCGGTAACCTCAGAACCTACTCCAACGACATCATGGACATGTCACGGGAAAGTGAAGCGGCGGACATCCTGCGACCGCAACGTGTGGATAGTAACCTGTTCCTGAAAGCCATTGCTTCACGGAGTAACTACGCGGAGGATAACTTCTTCGAGTACCGTGACCTGGTACCTTTCACAGACCGTCGGTCCTTGCAGGATTTGGATGAGGTGACCAAGATTGCCCCCATCGCCCACAACATATTCTCGTTTGAGTCAGAAGTGTGGTATGGGGCCAGTCCGGAAACCATGGCAGCGGCCCAAGTCTGTCACGCTATTCCGATCATCATGCTAGGGTGTCTGTTCAGCTTCGTGCAGTTCCGAATCAACAACCTGCGGACATACGACCGTGAACCGCAATTCATTCTGGAGGACTCTGCCAGTTATATCGGTGAAGACTTCGATGACATCTCAGTCATTGACACCTTCAAAGGTCGGGTAATTCGCGAGGTGTTCAACGTCATCAGTAATAATGGCTACTTCGACGTGGATCTGTCGGTGAGTTCCGAGGAGGGTGGTTTCACCCGCGTGGAGATTTCCATCGACGACAACCCCACGGTTCCTTACGTATTCCCGTCATTCGCCGACGCCATGCTGACTCCAGTAGTGACGCGCAACAAAAGCCTCATCGACGACAACGCTGAGCGCTACGTCGACCTGCGGAAGAAAGTAGATGAAGCCATCGATGATTTCGTCGGTGGGAAGGGGCGTATTGATACCACCAGTCGCATTCGTGACGGTAAAGTAGAAGACACCAACCGCCGCCGTAACAGCGGCCTCGACCTGCTGGACTTGGATCTGCCGTCTTCGTCCCGGCGCCGTCGTTAACAAATGCATGGAGGGTGGAATCCACCCTCCCCATAACCTTCAGAGGCCTTACTAATGAAAGTACAAAAGTTTTATCAAGATATCCTGGAGTCCCTGGGCGCGGTGGTGACCGATGCTGGTGTGGTGCTGAATCCAGTCAGTCAAGTACCGTACAAAATAGGCGACAAGGATGTGGTTATTCCAACCAAAGCGTACCTGGACGCCAATGACTGGTCCGAGGTGTGGCCGTTTCATCCACTGTGTGAAGACGCCATGATGGGTCAGTCGGAAACCTACCACTTTATGCTGCGGCTGTGGCGAGCCCACACCACGATCATGTACAGTAACCTGATCACCGCCATCTTGACGGTGGCGGCTGACCCCAAGTTGGCCAAGGATGTGAAGAATCCCCTGTTCGCCAAGCTGCCGATTCCTAATGCAAAAGAAACCACCGTCAAAGCGTGGAAGAAACTGCAAGGCCGGTTCGCCAAAGAACACTTCCTCAAACTGTACGTCAGTCGTTCTAGCGACCTTGATGGAACCAAAGTGCAGCGCCGGGCTGACTTGTCAATTCCGCTGCTGGAAACTGAAGGTGGTAAGCCGTTCGGGTTGCCGATCTCTGTCCAGGATGCCAACACTATTCGGGAGCTGGTGAAGTGCCTGTTTGAGCCTGTGCTGACCCCCCATGGTTCTAACCACGCCACACCTTATCTCGATGTTCTGCTGCAAGTGGTCCGCGACAGTGTCCAACAGTACAATAAGTACGCGGAAGTGTTGTCCAAGGTAAATCCCGTACCGCTGGTGCCGCTGGAGTGGTTGACCGAATACGATGACATGGATAAGTTCCGTCGCCACATTCCGAAACTCCCCGGTAACGAGGGCACTAAACTGGAAACTACGGGCCGTAATGCAGGCATTGAACCGGAAGCCGCGATGTACGACCAGGCGAACGTGACAGTGCGCAAGCGAGACGACGATGACGAACCGCCGTTTGAACCGGATGTGCCCCGTCGCCGTCGCGATGATGACGCTCGCGACGAACGCCGCGACAGTCGAAGTGGTAGCGGTCGTGTAAGCGTGTCTGACATGCTACGTGACCCTCGTGACCTGGAAGATCGCCGGGACCGCTATGATGATCGTTACGACGATCGTTACGACGATCGTCGTAGTCGTCGGCGCGGACCGCTGGACTTGTCAGACCGTAATAGCCGCCGTTACGATGACCGTCGCGATGACCGTCGCGATCGACGTCGTGATGACCGTGACGGTGGTGGGCGGTTTAGCCTGAGCCGTCTGGGTATTTAATCAACACAAATAAAAAAAAAACGAGGGCCTTGGGCCCTCTTTTTTTATCACAAACCTGCTTCTGCGATGATGGTTTCCACCAACACCAAGTCCGGAATCACCAATTCCATCGTGCTGCTGTCGAACTGTTCGGGATTCATTAGGTCCGACAGCAACATGACACAGTAGTGCACCTCGCGCGCAATGCCAACGTTGTGTAAGTACGCGAACAGGTTATAATAGAACGGGGCAGCCTTTTCATGATCGACCACCATTCTTCGTGTGTCGGGATGCGTCTTTAGATAATGATAGTGCGTGCCAAGTAGCCGACGGATAGCAACGTCCGTTTGACTCCGATGTGGCTTGTACGTGACCAGTCGAGAGAGCGGCGACATAAAAAACACTCCAATAAAAGTGGGATATATTTTATCTCCACGAAGTTCTATACCTAGGAGATCATAGGATGCAAATTAACAACCTCAAGCCCGGCTCAATCCGGCTGGACTATGTTGGATGTACAACGAACTTGCAGATCTTTCCGCAGGGTTCGTCTGGCGCACGGGTGGCCATGCAGGGCACCCACTACCCGCAGACGGTGCAGTGCGTAGGGGCGGAGCTGCGCAAGATCTTCGCAGGTCCTGAGCGCGACTACGCCAATTACATGTTCAACGTGGTGGTGGAGCACACTTGCCGGGTACTGCGAACCATTGAACGGGTAGAACGGCCTGGTTTGCGTACACCCATGGAAACCACGGTGTTTGTTGAGCTCATCAATCCCGACGGCGGCCGTTCGGAAATTGACATCATCATCATTCCGAAATACATGTCCAACCACCAAACTTTTGGTTACAATCTGGAGTTGACTGACATTGGTCGCAAGTTAAAGCCTGGAATGGTGCTGAAGAAGGGCACCGTACTGGCAGAAACGCCATCGGTCATCGAGGGGGAATGGTCGGTAGGGGTTCACGCGAACGCCATTTTGGTGTCGCATCCCATGGTGATTGAGGACTCGTGCCTGATCTCTCGTAGCTTCGCCGAGAAGATGCTGACGTACGGCTACAAAACTTTTACCATGGATGTTGGCAAGAAAGAATACCCTCTGATGATCTACGGCGAAGGTGATGATCGGCGGATGTTTCCAAAAGTAGGGGAGAAGATACGCGACGACGGTATTTTGTTTGCTAAACGTCCGTACGATCCCCTACTGGCCGCAGTGGAAATGTCTGTGGGGGCGATCTCCACGCCTTGCGGCCACTACGATATCTGCACATTCGTGGATCCGGAGAGCGTGGTGGTGGATATCAAAATCCATCGCGACGACACTAAGCCGAGGGAACGTGATGCGGAAGGTCGACGGTTGCCGAGCTCGAAGATGGCCACGCCAGCCGGCATGCAAGAGATCTGTGACGAGTATGCCGAGGCGCTGTCCAAATACCAGGAGGAGATCCGCCTGTTCTATAACGAACAGCGCAAGGAGTTGGGACGTCGCGGTCGACAAGTACCACTCACTCCACGGGCACGTCAGGCTGTGCGGATGGCCATCGCTGACAAACCGGATGCGGTGATTCCAGGAGAGCCTCGACGGGTTAAGCAGTTCAACTACGACATGATCGATAACTACCGTATCGAGATCACTGTCAAGTACCCCATCCCGCTGGCCATGTCTGGTAAAATCACTGACACCATGGGAGGTAAAGGCATCGTCTGCATGGTGGTGGATGATGAAGACATGCCGGTGGATGATTACGGAAACCGCGTCGACATCATGATGTCTGAGAACGCCATGTTGCGGCGAACCAACTTCAACCGAGGCTTTGAGCATTACGTGAATGCTGCGCGTCGCGATGTGCAGAAGCGCACAATGGAGATGTACGAGTCCGATGGTCCAGAGGTGGCGTGGGAGTACTTGATTGGGTTCCTGAATGCCGTTAATCCGATCTGGGCAAATGCGGTAGCACATACCCATCAGACGATAGACAAGATCGTAGAGTTCATCGAGGACCTGCGTGAAGAAGACCTTCGACTGTGGGTGCCATCCAGTAACCCCATTCCGATGGATGAGGTGATGCGCAACATCAAACGGGATTACCCGCCGGTGCGTTCACCGTTGACCTTCCGTGGCCCGTCTGGTGAAATGATTCGTACCAAAGAATCGTTCATCGTCGGCGAGTTGTACATGATCCGATTGGACAAAACCGGTCGCGAATTCTCCGCAGTCAGTGCGGGCAAGTTCCAAAGCTTTGGCACGATTGCCAAGCGTCACAGCGCGGACAAGAACCGTCGACCAGTTAGCGAAAACCCGATCAAGTTCATGGGTGAGTCGGAAGCCCGACACCTGGAAGCCTACGTGGGGGATAATGTCTGTGCGGAAATCCACAGTCGGGCAAATAACCCGGTGGAAGCTGGGGAGATTGTGCGCAACATCCTGATGGCGGAAGTGCCAATGAACCTCGACGTGGTCATCGACCGTGGGAAGTTCCCGCTGGGCCATAACCGCTCAATGGAAATCTTGCGCCACATCATGGCATGCGACGGGCAGAAATTCACCACTCGCCGGCAGGCCACTAACTACCTGATGGATCAAGAGGAAACACGATGATCACTTACCACGCCCGTGATTTACTGGACTACACGGAAGACGAGATATGGGGTCTCGAACTGGATGAGAGTTGTCACCTGGTGTTTGATGATACCACACTCGAAGAAGTGGATATTGCTGATATTCCCGTCAGTTGGTATTTCTGGCAGCTGACTACGCACTACCATGAGATTCCCCTCACTAGCGACTTGTTCTTGAATGGGCGGGCCTTGACCGACGACGTATTCCAGGACATCCTCAACCGGGCCATCCAATCCACTCGCCAGTTTGACCACATTGACAAGGAAGACATCTGGCTGCTGGCGTATTCGGAATGCTACAATGGGTTGTATAACGCACTCGTTACTCGGACCATGGATCACATCTCGAGTACGGACGGCGAAGCGATCCTGGAGATCCTGGATGATCCCGAGATCATGGAAGCGAACCGGCAAGTTACCCCGGCGCTGGCCACGGTTGACCGGGCGTACGATACCATCAAGCGGGTATTCAAATCGGGCAAGTATCCCCATAACCCGATCGTGCGGGCGGTGGAATACAAGACCGTGAAGATGAACCAGATGTTGCCGTCGTTCGGTCCGCGTGGTCGGGTCACTGACATCGACTCGGTTATTTACCGTAACCCGGTGCGTCGTGGCTTTGCCATGGGCTTTACCGACATCACTGACTTTGCCAAAGAGTCGCGCTCAGCGGCCAAGGCACTGTTGTTCAACAAAGACCCGGTGGCGGCAGCTGAGTATTTCAACCGTAAATTGCAGTTCGTCATTGCATACGTGCGCAAAATCTACAAGGGGGACTGTGGGTCTACCGAACCGCATGTCTTCTATAATGTTGGTGAGGAGTTGTTCCGTTCGATGGTCGGACTGACTTACCTCGACGATAAAGGAAAGAAGCGTACGATCCACCCGGAAGACACCCACCTCATTGGTAAGGACATCAGCTTCTTCACCACGGCAACGTGCCGGCTGTTGCCCAAGCAGGGGGTGTGTGAGTCGTGTTATGGAGACGTGGCGTACGCCATCCCCCACGACACCAATCCGGGCCATGTGAGCTGCACCGCCATCAACAAGGTGATTACTCAGCTGATCATCTCCACCAAGCACTTGGATTTCATCATCCACGCGTTTATTGCGCGACTGCGACGCAGTGAGGAGGCGTTCCTGCGCACGGAGGAGAAACGTCCTGATCAGTTGTTCCTGGCTGAGGCACGCGAAGGGGAAAGTATCACCCTGCGCATTCTGAAGGAAGAGGCACCCAGACTGGTAGACGTGAACTATGTGTCCGACATCGACCACATAAACCTGGCACGGGTTAGTGCATTGCAGTACGCCGGCTTCTACCGTAAGGATGCGAATGGGGTGTTGCATGACGGCGCTGACTTTGACATGGTGAAGTACTCGACGCGGGCGTCGTTGTCACCTGCGTTGTTAAAGCATGCCAAACGTAACGGCTGGCGTGAAGACGATCAGTTCTACTACATCGACATCGACGGCTGGAAGGGGCGCAATCCGTTGTTTGTGTACCCACATAAACACGAGAACATGTCCGAGTTTGGTGACCGGGTGGAACGGTTCATTCGTTCGGCGCGGTATGCGGGCGAATCTAAGGTGATTACCAAGGAAAGCGTCACCATGCTGACCCGTTATAAGGAAGTAGACAAAGCATTGTATGATGCCTATTACCTGATTTCGGAAAAGTTGGACGGGGTGTACTTGGGTCACATCGCCACTATTCTGGCCGCCACACGGGTCAAAGATAAGACTCGAGGCGATTGGAGCATGCCTGGATCGATCCATGAAGGAACGTTCCAAACCCACGATGACATCATTGCCAACCGCAGTCTGTCGGTGGCTATGCTGTACGAGGGTCAGGCGGACATCTATGATAACCTTGACAGTTACCTGCTCAAGAATCGCTTGCCGAGCATCATGGATGACTTGATCTATATCCCTGTTGGTGACGACAAACCGTAAATTAACCAGACGGGGCACTGCCCCGTCTTTTTTTCAATGTCCTCGGCATCGTGCACATTGAAAAGAATCAATAAGGAAAAAGTTTCTATGGCGGATGTTTTGATTACGCGTTACCCACGCGGGTTTAGCGTGGACACGTCCGACTACGACGTGAAGCGTGAACTGGAGTTTTACAACGAGAGTTTGATCCAACCGAAGTTGGCCCCGTCTCGTGGACAGATTGAGACAGTGGAAGGCGATCGTTATTTTGTGTATGAGGAAGCATTTGATCGGTACTACTACATCGATGCTTTGTATGACCAACTCATTAACGTGCTAGACAACATCAAAAAACGTCTGGGAGTGTCCCGGACTATGGACATCGTTGTGCGTAAGGTAGAGCCGCATGACGGTGACGTGGTTGAGTTTGACCGACACACCCTGAATATCGTGGAGCCAGAGGACTCACCGTTCGTATACCAGAATGACATAGTACCACATGCCAGTCGTGATGGGTTCCATCACAACATCCTAGAGATCCAGACGGGTCTCGGGAAGACAGCCATGGCAATGAAAACCATTGTCAATATAAAACGGCGCGTGCTATTCATCACCAAAGCCGCATATATTGAAAAATGGATTGGTGACCTCACAGCTAAAAAGTTCTCACTGTCCCTTCGTCCGGGGGAGCTAGTACGTATCAAGAACCTGCAGGACTTTGACAACATCGTTGCCATTGGCGAGGCAGGTCGCTTAGGTAAGGCGCCCGGCGAGCGAGAAGTGAAGATGATCGCCATCTCCAGCCACACGTTAGACAACTGGCTTCAGGAGTCGCTCAAGCGTGATAAGAGCTGCCACTTCACTGATTTGCTCAAGACGTTAGGTGTGGGGTTGGTTCTTTATGATGAGACCCACCAACTGTTCCGTATGAACTATTGGTCGTTTATGCTATTGGGTGCCCCCCGTGTGCTGGACCTCTCCGCCACCTTAGGTGACGAAGGTGACGCGTTCATGGACGCCCGGTATGCTGAGCGGGTACCTAAGGCAGCCAGGTACAACGGCCTGGAATACGACGCGTACATCGACGCATACTCCCTCTACTTCCATACCGAAAACGTCGACTTGATCAACCGAATGAATCGGATGAAGATGTACAACCACACTGAATTCGAAAAAGCCATCATGCGCAAGAAACGGATTCAGCAGGCGTACTTCAAGATGGTGTATGATGTCATGGCCGCTTGGTATCTCAAGGGGCGTCAGCCCGGACAGCGGTGTTTGGTGTTCTTCTCTACCAAGAAAATGTGTACTGAGTTCACCAACTACGTTAAGGGACTGCACCCTGAGTTGGATGTGCAGCGTTACATCCAAGGGGATAACTATGACGTGTTCGTGAACGCGGACATCGGCGTGTCCACTCCAGGCAAGTCTTCTACCGCAGTAGATATCAAAGGGCTGGTTATCAGTATCTGTACGGTAGCGATGGGGAAGGAGAAGGCCAACCTACAGTTGTTGGGTAGGACACGGAAAGTGCGGGACTGGGACTTGACGCCAAGAGTTGTGTACTTCCACTGTAAGCAGATTGCGAAACATAGTGTGTACCTTAACCGACGACAGAAGATGTTCCAAGGTAAGGTGAAGTCATTCCGAACCCTCAACAGTCAATTCTGGATCTGATATGCTGATACCGATTCAATACCGCAATATGGATCTGACGACGTTCTTGGCCACTGTGTTATACGCCTACCCCTCGGTGGAGGCAGGCGTCAACCGGCTGGTCGATGGGATGTCGGATGAATACAAGGCGTTTCACCTCCTTACGCTACGTGAACAGGTCACGACGTTCTGGTTTCGTCAGCGCGGGTATACGTGGCAGGTCAATCGTGCCTCTAATATACGCGGCACGGCCGGCTACGAGCGTTACGTCAAGACTCTGTGGCATCATGACCCTAAACAACCGGATGAGCACAACATCGCTTACAGGACGTTTTCGGACAAATGGTATCCGTGGGTGACCTTGAAGCTCCGCACTTAATCGAAGGGCTTCGGCCCTTCTTTTTTTTTTTCTTACCGGTATACGATAAAGGACAAAAAAATGCAATACAACGTTGATCTAAGTAAACATCCCAATGTGTTGGTTAGGGAGCTCTTTAACTACTTTAACCAGACCGACTTTAGCGAAACCGAATTGGTGGTAGGTGAGAACCTCCCCGTCATAACGTCGATAGGGGATCAATTTAACACCGAATTACGAGTACGTAGAGTAGGCGTCGTGGAGGGGCTAGATGTTCCTTACGCAACGATTTATTTTAATCGTATCGATTTGGCAACTTTATTCAGCGAGGTAATGGTAAAAATTCGTGAAGTCGACGTTAAAGAAGACGGGAGTATTGACCCTGACCTTATCATGCAGGAGATTACTCGTAAGTACAATTTATATACTGACCAGAGCTATTATGTTGTGGTTACTATCGATGGTAGTTTGCAATTTGCCGCAAAAAGCAACAACACGGCTTTCAAGGGTAGCGTACCCATAGTTGTTGAACTATCGCTTGATTCGCGGATAGCTTATCGAGAGTTAAACGGGTTCGAGGTGCCACCGTCGATACTTCCTGGGCAGATTGAATTCACAACCGTTGGCACTCTTAAATGGACAGTGCCCGACGGTTGCCATTTGATTAGTGCGGTTGTAGTTGCCGGCGGGCAGGTGGCGTCAAGTTCCAATAACGGGAATGGTGGATACGGCGGTAATTTGCGCTGGCGTAACGACATCCCAGTGACTCCAGGTGAGGTACTTACTATAGTTTCCGGGGCAGCTAGCAGCGATAACGCTAAGAGAAATAGTTCTATTTCGAACGGCACAGTAACATTGCTATCTACAACTTGGCCTATCGGTCATCAAGAATGTGGCGGTGGTGACGGCGGTCAGGGCGGAATAAACCGGGACAGCGGTGGCGGTGGCGGCGGTGCTGGCGGTTATTACGGAAATGGTGGATACGGTGGTCATGGTGTCCAGGATCCTACTTCATTGGGTTCTACTGTTGTTGGCACTGCTGGTACTTCAAGTAGTGGCGCCGGTGGCGGTGGTGGTTCTGCGGGCGCCATATATCAACCAAGCTACAGGAATGATCGGTATTATTACCCACCGTATTGTGGCGGCGGTGTTGGCATCCTTGGGGCTGGAAGCAGCGGGGTTGGTGGCCCAAAACCTAAGAGTGATGGTTCGGGCGGTAAAGAGGGAACAGCAGGTAGCTCCCCAATAAAAGTTAAATTTGGCGCTGGTGGTGTTAGATTCAGAAGTGGATACACTACTGCATTTACATATGTCGGTCATGGCGCTGGTGCGGTGAGAATTATTTGGGGTAGTGATAGACAATTCCCCCGAACAAATACAGGTAACGTTTAATGCACAAAAAAGTAGGTATGGGCTTAGGCCCATACCTGATGTCCGCTTGTTTGTCACTTCTTACCGAGCTGGCTAGCTAGCCGATTGGCAGTTGCCACCTCACTGTGACTGTCTTGTTCAGCGATGCGGTTCATTGCCTGTATGCGAAACCGTGGTTGGTCTAGGTACTCGTTCAAGGAGATGTTGAATAACGTTGCGATTTGAAACTGTACGAACTTACCCATCCAGTATTCAAACAGCGACCCGCGGGTCGCGTGCTCACTGTCACACATCTCCACCCCGGTTGGACCGGTTTCCAGCCGGAAGTTTTCGTCATAAGCTTCACGCAAGTAGCGCAAACTCTCGGTATACTGAATGCCGTCCTCGACCTGGTGAGTATCGGTGGCCAACAGTTCAGCCACCGCGTCTTGCCCATTCTTATCCCAACGTGTAGAAAACGTTTCCGCAGTTATACGGTCGCCAGATCCATCAAGGCCAAAGTTTTCCGCTGAACATACGTAAAAAACACCCGATCCACCGCGACCGGCACGATACTACGGAATTCACCACCGCGGCCCTTCGGCACATGGTTACACTTGGTACACTTCACGCCAGGATAGCCGACCACTTGTACAGTGTTGGATTCGATGTAGTCCACGGCAGCAGTTTCAAACTCACGGATGTCGGGAGTAATGGCAGTCAGCTCCAGCAGAACCGCATGAATTGCATCGCGATCGACGATCTCATCATACTCACCCTCGACCGCAGACGGAACCATGATCTTACCGACCTGGTGAATGTATTTGTGCATCCGCCGGGCCTGGATTTGCCCATTGAGGTAACGGCGCCGTTCCGCTTCAGTAAAGTAGTTGGTCATGGCCGTGTTGTACTGCTTCTCAATGGCAGAGACCCACTCTTTGGCTTGACGCAGGTACTCGGCCAGAGTAGACCGTTGCCAGTGGACGATCACCCCTGTACTCATGGTGTAGGTGGCGGCCTTGTCAGTAAACTCCTGACGGTACTCAGTCAGTTGGGCGGCGGTGATGTTGTTACTGAACTTGACCAGCATGTTCTGCTGTTTTTCGGTCAGGCCATTGCGGTTCACCCACAACATCCGTGAGAAGTTCACCAGCGCTTCCCGGCGATGTTTACATTCGCCGTTGGTGCAGGCAAACTCCCACGGATGGCCGTTGGCCAAGGTGGTGGCCAACATACCCCAGATTAATGCACCATAGTCGAGCGGATCGATGTAGTCAGCAAGTGCTCGGAAGTTAGTACCCACTTCCTTGAAGTTACACGAGGTGATGTGATCCAGCGCCAAGTTCACCAGGGCTTCACTGAACACACCACTGCGCCCGTTCAGCAGCAGACCGGTGGTGGACAGACCAACTTGAGTGGCAGCACGAGTGAGATCAAACTCGAAATCGATCATCTCGGTTTCTTTGACCGGTGTAACTGTGATTACCAGGCCACTATGGGCCAGTTCGTAGGTCAGGGAGCCGCCAGCGCCAGCCACCCGACGAATTGACTCGATGGCTGCCATGCCTGTCAGGGTACCACCGGTAGAGGCCAGTCTGGGACGACGGGGTCCAATTACCGCACCACCTTCACGACGAATGTGTTGCGACCAGTACGTGTCTGCTTCGGTCAACTTGTCGGTGTGGATCAGTTCCGGCGTGTAGTTACTGACCACTTCAGTGTCGATGTCGGCATTAAGGGTGTATTTAGTTAGCACTTCCATGCCGTAGTTGTAGAACGTCAGTTGTGGCTGGTACTGGAGATTGCCTTTGGCGACACCTTCTTCAACGGCAGGGGCGGTCTGCTCATACGCCACTTCGGCCAGTGCAGGCTCGCTGTCGTCCACCGTTCCCGATGCAGCCGTCTCAACATTGACGGATTCAGCAGGCGGGGTGTTTTCGACTTCGGTCGGCAACGGTTCGTGATTGGCAGGGTGGGTGTGCTGCACTTCTTCGTTAGACATTAATGTATCCTCAGTTAGCGATCGAGTTGATCCATCAGGGAGTTGTAGTTGGCCATATACAGGGTAACGTACTGGTCGCGGAGCAGGTTCAGCGACTCACAGATGGAATGAGTATTCATGGTCCATTCCCAGGCTTCACCTTGCGGGTTATCCATGAAACTTTTGGCCTGTTGTTGCAGCGGCTTGAGCTTGCTGCAGAAATCGTGCAGGTCATCGTTGATAGTGTCGAGGATGGTCACACACTCGTTGTGGTACTCGCCCAGTGCGGTCCGACCATCGCGGTCAATACGTTTAGCAAAGACCTGTAACGTTCCATTGACTTGATCAATAAACTCATCACATGCACGCAATTGAAACATAACCTCACGGTTGTGTGCGCCTTTGCTATCGATGTCCAGTCTTGGCTCAGGACTGCGGTAGCTTTTGTTGCGAGTCTTTCTTGACGGGCGGGGCCTGCGCTGTTCATTTTTTCTCATGGTACACCTTGCGTGTTAGGCCTCGACGTAAAATAACGTATATATGACAAGTCGAGGGTCATTCTATGAAATAGGTACGTATGATGGCCACCGTGCCTAAATTTTAACCATAAAGTGGAATAATGAGATGCTCGAGTTATACCGATCTATATTGGAAGATGGGCGCAGTCCCGAGCGAGTTGAGGTTTTAATGGAACTGACCGAACAGTTGTATGACGTCGGTTACGAAGAGCACTTGAATGAAGTGCTTACGTTAGTGGCGCAAAATGACGCCGTAGCGGACATCATTCTCCCTACCGAAAGTCTGATCTGTGGGGGTGCTGCTGAACTGCTAATGCGATTAGGGGTAACTGTCAGCACTGAGTCTGTGTATGCATCACCACGCGCTGCACTGGAAGTTATCAAAGTGTTGTTGGGCGACTTGGAAGCATTCGACGATTATGAGTCGCTGATGGCTATCTATGAATCGGGCGAACCTGAGTCGATCATGATGGCGAACTTGGTGGCGTTTGTGGTAGGTGGTTTCGACAGCGACTACATTGATATCATCGAAGCAGTGAGTCCGAAACTGATGCGAATTGTTCACAGTATCTTAGTGGCCAAACTGCTTAGCGATACCACCATCGATCATGTGGACGCAGAGGCAGCCACGCGTGCCGCCACCTTCATCGCCACGTATCCAGACAATGTGATCACTGACGTGTTAGATGACGGTGGCTACAGCGCCCCTATGGACGAATTGTTAACGCAGATCGAAATTGACCGGCTGACCTCCGCTAACTACCAAGAGGAGGTGGCGTTAGCAGTTACCGGCCTGCTGTATGTGAAGAACGACACCCTGCTTGCAGCAAGCGAGATGGTTGATCATTACGTCGAATTGCTGTCACATACTGACGACTTGCCTGAGCGTATTGCGATCTCTAAAGCGGTACTGTCCGCCCTCGAGACTTTGTACCAACCTACTGAGGATGTGGAGCATGACACCGCATGAATTGTTTGTCCGCGGCTGCCTGGCTGACCGGTGGAAGTGGCGGGCATGGCGCATCAGCTTATTTTCTGTGTCTCGACTGCCGACCGATCACGAGCTCGAACCGTACGATGTCGACTACCGATCCGACGGTGTGTATTGGTACACGCCAGAGCAGTCATGGGAGAAGCTAGAGGGCATTCCCAGCACGGACCCTATTTTGGATAACCGTGGACTAGCCACCTTTGAGGTTGGCGATCTGCCTAACCACGACAGTAAAATGGAAACAACCTATGGCCGGGCCTTGTTTAACTATATGGTAGTGCACTATGCGTTTGGGAAGAAGCTCCCCTTTCAGCACAAGGTGACGGCCGGTGATTTAGTTAAGCAGTTTATCAATCGCGTGGTCGATGAGCCTGAGCGTGAGGAAGACCGGGCACCTGACAAATTTTACCCCAGTGAGGTGTCTCGGTTTGTTAAGGCCATGTTTGAACTGACCAGCCTGTGTCCGTACATTACCCCGACTGGGTCAACCAAGTCCCTGACCACACACCCTGAAATGGCGAAGCGCCGTGACGAACTCATTGAGAAATACAAGGACCAGTTGAATGATCAGTCGGTCATTGCAAAGATCCAAGATGAATTGGTGGCGCTTGATAAGGAATGGCTTAAAGACGATGACGCCGCCGGCTTCTACCTCAGCGGCAAAGACTACTCGGTTAAGCGAAAGAAAATGTTCGTGATGTCGGGGGTGGAAAGTGCCTTCCGCGAGGATGGTGGATTCACGTTCGTGTCGAAGTCCCTGAACGAGGGTTGGGACATGAAGCACCTGCCGGAACTGTACAACTCCACCCGTGAAGGTTCGTTGGACCGAGGCCTGAACACCGCTAAGGGTGGTGAGAAGGTTACCTTGCTGCAGCGAATGTTCCAAAGTCTACGGGTTATCAAGGGGGACTGTGGCACCAAGCGAGTGCATAAGTTCATCCTCACCAAGGACAATTGGAAGCCATATCAGAACATGAACGTGGTGGTTGGTAGCACCACTGAGCGCCTGACGGAAGAAAGTGCTGAACGTCACTTTAATAAAGTGGTGGGCCTACGTCGCCCTATCTTATGTCAACAGCCAGACGATGACTACTGTTCGGCTTGTGCGGTGGAGGCGCTGGCGCGCGATCCTAGTGCTGCCGCAGCAGAAATCTCTGAACTGGGTTCCGGCATCATGCTCGCGTATATGTCGTCTATGCACGGCATTGAGCTGGCAGTGGCCGAGTATAAACCTGAACTACACATCAGTTAACCGTAAAAGGACGAATAGTCATGAGTGACGATATCGAGAAGATCGAAGAACAGCCCAATCAGGAAGAGCGCAATCAACCTGAGCGTCGTCAGGATCGCCGCCAGGAGCGTGAACGGGAGCAGCAACAGAAAGCCACCCGTTCCGAAAATGCCGCCCCGGCAGGTATGTTCCGCAAACAGGCTGGTGCAGATACCGCCTCTAATCCGGAGCGGGTTAAGATCATCAAGGCTCAAATCGCCGATTATGCTGCCAAGTGCGGCGTGGCTTCCGGCGACACCAAAGATACCCAACTGGCTACCTCCGGCCTGGTCACTGCGGTACGTAACATGTTCACCCTGAACAATGGCGAGCTGCGTGGTATCTTTGATACGCTGGTTAATGCGATCAAGAACGACAAGGCCGGTGCCTTTGCCCCGACGATCCTGTATCGATATGCTAATGGTATCAAAACCACCGCCGACCGGGAAACCTTCGTGGGCGTGCTGGATCTGCTGACCTGTTACGTTCGTCTGGAGGATCCCACCAAGATCCGTGCGATGAAAGACGTTGAGTATGCGCTGCGCCACGTGAAAAACGAAGCGGCAGCCAAAGCATTCGCTGGCTTCTTCCCTAGCAAATAAATAGACGTCCCCTCTAGGAGCCCGCAGGCTCCTAGAGGGTGTTATGTGTCACGAGAACGTGAGCACGTCTTCTTCTGCAGCACTAGTTGGGTTTTTAGACACGTCGTAGACGTTGGCGTAGAGGTGTGCAATAAAGGCCCGGTCTTCTTCCTTGCTGGAGTCTGAGGGGATCAGGTCATCGTACGCGAACGGAATCAAGTCGATAATGTCGCCAAATGCCACCACATCTACTTCCAGCTCCACTTTTGCCCACGCACTGACTTGGTTGTCGTCAGCGACGTGATACAAATCAAACTCCCACTGCAGTGGGCCGTGCTTCTTCATCACCGGCTCACCGTGCTTGTAAACTGGCAGATGAATGCGGCTACGCACGTTAGTGCTGATGCCCAGCTGCATTAGCGAGCGGTAGTTCGCTTCAGACAGCGTGTCGTTGGTCTCCAGTTTGGTCTTGTGCTCACCGTGGTACTCCTTAGTTGTGAGCTCATAAGTAGCAACCCCGTCTTTCTGATAACGCCGCAGTCGCGACGCCAGTCCGTTCTCTGAGGGCAGTTTGGTTTCGGAGAAGGTGCTACCTACGACCGCCCCTTCCATGGCAATGATGTCGTTCAATTGCGCCTGAGTGAGCTTAACGAAGTAACTGTACTCTTTTTCTTCTTCCTTGCCACCGTGGGACTCAATGGCCATCGCTAAAAACGATTTCATACTAATCCTGCCTCAATGTCAGCTTTAAATACGTCCAATACATCGTGGATGTACGGCATGTTCAACAATTCATTACATATCTCGATGGCGTTAGTATTGCCACCCGTGAGGTTGATGCCTTGACGACGCCGGGCTTCTTCCGACACGCCTTCGATCTCACATAATTCGATACAGGTCGTCTCCTTAGAGACGTTCATGATCACTTCCCCAGTAGGGTAAGCCTGTGTGATATCATCGTCAGCAGTCTGTGCCCGAAATGTAGTGGTGAGTTCGGGGATCTCTGCAACGCATTTAAGACCATTGAGTTCCACCATATGGGCAGGTAATGTTACACGAAATGTTCGCTTGAGGCCGCTAACCTCAAACCGCCATCGCGGACCTCCCGGTCGGCGACGCTGCTCTGGGGTTTCCCCAGATGTCCAGACTATATTATCATCCTGCGCATTGTTGTATCGAATACAACCCGCAGGCGGATACCATTTCCCCAGCCGCTTGGCAGGTACTGGCTAGTTAGGCCATAGTCGTTGAACCTTGCCCATAGCGCGTCTCCCGACGTTCCACAGAGCCTTGGCTGCTGATCATCCATTATATCACCCCTTAGCGGCGCGTCTCCCGACGGGCACTCCTTTAAGCATAGGGCATCTCAAGTCTTTTTTCTGCCTTTCGGCAACGGTCACGCTCACCCTTTCGAGTCACGTTGTCGCGTCTTGAGCTTTAGGATGTTCCAGCAATTAGATATCGATCAACCCCCAATCACTCGAGGGTGGGACAGTTGTTACTGAAAACGAGTAATGCGGCAATGGTTACAATACGGCAACCAATACGCTACGCAAAACACGCTTTCATACAGTTTATCCACTGAGTCATAGAGATCACCCCCTCGTCTTCGTCGGTGGTGATGTCTGCCCCCACACATCCAGGAATCAGACCACGGTCACGATAGAAGTAGGTGAGGTTATCTACCAGCCGTTTCGGTAGTGAAGGGAAAATCGCAAAGTCACTAATGCCACACAACACTGGCAGGGTAACTGCCAAGTCGCCGGTACGCTGATCTAGCAGTTCGATGGAGATACAGTCGAACATACAGTAGACAGCATAATCGATCGGGAAATCCCGCTGCATCTCCACGTGCCAGGGTAGGCCCTGTTCGGGGTCGGTCTTACACTCCGGAATCCGCAGTTTACCAATACCCAGGTGTCGCCTTAACACGTTTTCCAGTTTGTAGTCCGGTTCGTTCCCTAACGCGGTCCGTATCTTCTTGAACACTGCCATGGCATCTACGGTGTAGAAGCCTGCCAAACAAAACAACACGTGCCAAAGGTCGGCCGGGTGTTGGGCAATGCTTTTGGAGTTGGTCTCGCGCACGGCTTTGGCTTGCTTATACCACACGCGACGATACCGTTGTGGTACTGACGGATCCACAAACACGTCCTCATACGGGACGTTGTACTTATCTAACATCCGCAACAAGTGCGGTAAGTCGAAGTCGATGTTCCAGATGGCCAAGAAGTCTGGCATCCATTGATGCACTAACTCCATCACCCGACGAAGACCTTCAGCAATATTGCAATCCGCAATGACGGTAATGTCTGACCCGGTCTCTTCCACCAAGTTACGAGTAACGTAGGTGCCTTTCTTTTTGCCGTAGATGGTGACCGCTGACAGGTGGTGTGCGTACCGTTCTTTTAGCCGCCCTTCGAGGTTGTGGACTTTTGCCGCCCACCAATCCGCAAACGCGATGACTTTATGCTTGCCCATGGTCACTGATACCATGATAGGCTCACCAGTCCCGTACAACACATCGGTCTCGATATCGAGTACAGCCACCTTACTCAATGACACCACGTCGGGCCATTTACGTTTGTAGGCGGCTTTCACAATGGTGGTGGAGTTCAGGTCCGCGTTGTAGATATAAGGACTGCGACACACCTCACGCAGCTGCTTCGCGGGATTGGGTACGCTGAAACCCAATGCCCGTTGTAGCGTGGTCGACATGCCTGCCTGGGTGCAATCGTACCGGTCGAGTTTACTTTCTTCTTCGTATTCTTTTTTGTCTTCGTGGTTCCGATAAGGTTTCTTGGTAACGTAAACTGGCCGCTTGAAATTCTCCATCAGCTTAATGCGTGGGATCTGTTGACCATCTTTTGTGTGTACCACTTCCTTTACGAGTAGCATGTCATTTTCCGAGCGGTCGATGGACTGCTGGTATGCCACATGTTTACACTCGATACCTTTGATTTGATCGGGTGGTATTTTGACCATTACACGATACCCCTGACGAGATTATTTTTTTGTCGATTGTCGATAACGTATGATTGGCAACCCTCTTAATTAATTAACGGAGCAAGAGATGACTGAGGATTTTTCTGTCGCGGTCGAGGCGTTTGACTTCGACAAATCGGTGATTGCGGGTGCGTTGGCCCCGCGCATCCAACGAATGCAGCACGTTGGCGTGTGTGTTGAAGACTACGATGTCATCGAAGCCGTGTTACCAGGCGCCCTTAAGCAAGTGGATCGCCGGAAGCTCACCACCTACCCGTCCAAAACCCAACAGACCGTGGCGGTTGAGTCGGTGTTGGAAGCGGTCGGTAAGATCGCTGGCGCGGCAGTGATCGGTGCCGGTGTTGGCTATGCGGTTGGTAAACTGATTGACTGGATCGTGGGTAAACTTTCTGGTGGTGGTAGTGGTGGTGACAGTAAGGTCGGCGGTGGTAACTTGGGCAAGGAGTACCAGAGTGCAGTTAATGACCACTTTAAACTGATGAATGATTATCATGCCAAACTCAGCAAGGCCGTGGCGGACTCTGGCGAGAAGATGCGTAATGCAACACTCAACCCGCGTACCGATGACAAGGACCTCAATAAGGCAGTGGTTGAGTACTTGTTTAATGAGACAGACGTTAACAAGATTGCCCTGATGCAAGTACTGGTTCGCAAGAACGAAAAGATCAGCACCAAGAACTTCAAGAAGGAGTTCGAGACTATCGTAAATGGTCCGATCTACCGCAAGTCACCTCACATGGCTGGAGCCCTGGCGTCCAATCGCCCAGTTTCTGGTGCAGTGATGATTGGGACCGTTTATGGCGATAGGCTCCCTGGTATCCTTCGCGATGTTTCGAGCGTTTTTGATGGGTTGACTGATTGCCTTAAGCAAGCCAGTGACGTACTGAATGCATCGAATGGACAACAGGCCGGCCTGCGTGTGGGTGAGCTCGGTCACAAGGTGGTCGATCTTCGCAAACGGGTTGAACGCATCCAAGGTCTTCGCGGATCTAAGGAGTTCGAGAAGGCAAAGGAGTTGTCTCGACGCAAGTTCAGCTACCGTCCTGGCGATGGGGTAGAAATGCCCGACACTAAACTCGCAGATGTAGATCTGGAGGGTCCAGGAAAACTCGACATCGACAACACCACTATCGTTAGCAAACTGCGCAGTGTCCGCCGTCGCAAAGATGCCAAGAGCGAGTTCTGGAACAAACAGGAATTCAAACACCAAGAACAGTCGTTCAAGGAACACATGAAATCCCTGACGGAAATCTCCAACCAGATTTTGCCGGTGGTGTTGATGGCGGGCCGCTACAGTGATGCGTGTCGTCAACTGATGTCTAGCATCAGTAAAACCAGAATCTTGGGCATCATCACCAACCTTTAAATGGAAACAACTAACATGAAGAAATCATGGGTGGCTGCTGAAGCCATAGACTTTCAATCTTCAGCCAAGCTGTTTGAGCCGCTAGCCGCTATGATCGGCGAGATTCGACGAGCGGGTGAATTCACGGACGCCGTTTTCGCTGAGCGTGGTATGCCTAGCCTTATTGAAGACCACACTGGCATCTCCGTGAAGTTCAACATCATCAATCTGCCGTTCGTTGATGCCAGCGTGCGGGTGCCGCAACTGGATAAGAACCATCCGCTGTGGGCTAACTTTATGCGGATTTATGCTACTAACGACGATCTGGAGTCGGTGCGCAAATTCGTCAAGGGGCGGTTCTCTGGAATCTATGACCGTAAAGACGGCAAGGTGTATGGTGACTTCACTAAACTGACGTCTGTAGTGAATCTGTCGACTGGCCTGCTGAAGAATAACAAGTTCAGTGACCATGAGATCGCTGCCATCATTCTGCATGAGATGGGTCACCTGTCCAGTTATTTTGAGCGCCTCATCGATTTGGTCAGTGCCAATTACGCTATCACGGCAGCGGTCGAACGCATCCTCAAACTGGAGCGGAATGTAGACCGGATCGAGGTGCTGCTCGATTATGACAAGCACATGGGCATCACTGTTCCTGATAAAGAAACAGTAGTTACGTCTGACAATCGCGGTACGTTGCATACCCACCTGGTGTGTGAGACGATGAAGCAGCGTCGCAATGAAGAAGGAGATGAGGTTTACTCGTACCGGGCATTTGAGTTCTCCGCCGACCAGTTTGCAGTGCGCCATGGTGCAGGTAAGTACCTGATCACTTCCCTGGATAAACTGCATCGGAGTCAGTGGCTCAATCCCGCATACATGTCCTGGCCACTGCATGTGACCATCGAACTGCTTAAGACAGTGGCATTCATTGCCAGCACCGCCGTGGCCGCATATGGTAGTCCGCTTACTTTGATCGCTAACATTGGCATGTTGCTGGCCGCCCGGCCGATGGACAAACTCTACGACGACCCCAGGGAGCGGTTCGATCGCATCGACCGAGAGATGGTTAGTGAGCTGAAAAACCGGTCGCTAGCACCGTACCGTCGGGAAGAGATTCTGGCGGACCTGGACGCCATCCGCGCTATCAGTAAAGTAGTGAAGGACAAACCCACCCTGTTTGAAGCCATGTGGTTGTACGTGATCCCTTCCGGCAACGAGTCGCGCAAGCGCATGGAATTCCAACAATCATTAGAGCGTCTGGCAAACAACGACCTGTTTGCTGCCGCCGCCAAGTTTCAATAATGGAGACGAAAACCAATGAGTAATTCAAACATGCGGGAGATCCTGCACAGCTTTCAGGTCAATTCTGGTTTGGTGGGTCCGAACCGGAGCACGGTTCTGGAGAAATGTCTGGCGGCTAGCATCGCGTACTCCGCACCGTGCTTTGCTGGAGAGGTGGGTGGAGACATGGGTTTCTACCGCACGCTGGTGCAAGGGCCTGCCATGAAGCTGATTTCTTCGGTGAATGAAATCTGCTTGGTGCGCACCGATCAAGTACTGGCGGATGTACAAAGACTGTGGCTGGCTCGCTACCACGCTATTAATAACCCACGTGTGGGTCCGTCCACCGACGCCTTTTATACCGACCTGAAGGCAGGTGATGGTCTGACCAGCCATTACGAGTTGTGGGTTGGTAAATTCCACACTGCAATGCAGGCTGCCTTTACCCAGATCACTGGAGGTGAGTGACATGTTCGCCATGGAAGCATTTGAAGAGCAGGAATTGCCGTTTCGATATACGGCCGTGGCGGATAACTTGAAAGTCATTCGCCAACGGATTGCGTTGGAAGGTATGTCGCGCGATGATGCTGCGGTATTGGAAGCCGTGTGTCCGGATATCTTCAGTGACAAAAACATCAAGGCGTTTACGGCATTCCCGTCCAACACCATGCGTAGCCTGGCCTTGGAGCGCATTGACTTTAAACGACTGGGTGTGCTGACAGCGGCGGCGGCGGCCATCATCTTCGTGATTACCAAGGTGATCTCTTGGTTGTCCGATGCCTTCGGTACGCTGGGTGGTAAAGGCGGTGCCATCACTAACACGGACAAAGTAAATCAAGACGTGAAGGAAGCAGCGGAGAAGGTTGTCCCTGTCGCAAAAGAGCCGGCCGCTTCTACCGTAACCACTTCAGCAGCCACCGGCAGTTTTCCTGGTCGTTATCTCACGTCTGAGGATTCCGTACAAAACGGATACCTACATCGGCTGTCTGCATTGATGGAGAAAACCAAGCTGGATGAGCGTCAGGCTAAGGATGCCGCTGCACTGTATGCGGATTCCATACGAAGTGTGTTTCGCCTGACCGACCGCGATACGCGGGAGCATATGGTGCTGGGGGAGATGTTGCTGTCCAAACACGGTGCCATTCCTCAAGTATTGGAAGCGTACGAGTGGGAGGGTAAGGATGGTAAGATCCAGATGACATCAACCCACTTCCTGGCCATGCACAATTGGCTTAGCCGTGCCAGCAGTTTGATTGACGTACTTCGCTCAACTGTGGAGCAGGTCGGTCGAATTCGCGAGCCTGAAAAAGGTTCAGACGGTCAATACGTTGTCGATGGTGACCTCAAGCGTGCAGTGCAGTCTGTCATTCACATGTTAGGTACAGCCAGCCGCGCCATTGACAACAAACGACAGGATCCTGCCCCAATTATCACGTTTGAGACAGACATGCCGTCGGCCACAATGACGGACCGTGGCCTGCGATCGGGTAAGTTCCGTGCTGCCATTGATCCTGAGTTCCGCACCGTGCTGGATGCGATCAACGAACGTAGTGGTAACTACGTGGGGATGTGGGTGGATGGCGATTACCAGAAAGGTAAGGTAATCAGCCCAGCTCGTCATCGTAAGGTGGTGACTGGACTGATGTCAGAGAAAGGGCTGGATCAGCTCGGCCGGTTACACCGGAGTATCTTTGATGAAAAGGGTAAGCCGCGATTTGAGTCAGATTTGTCCGTCCTGCGCAAGCGCATGAGTGATCTGAATGCTTCTATAAAGCTGCTAAAAGGAAAAGCAGGCGAAGGATCGTACCTGACCCAGCCGATCTTGGTAGACATACCTAACTCCGATCAGAAGCAGGAAATCGAGATCATGGATGCCTTGATGTCCACGCTGGATCTGACTAAGGATGTCATGAACGTGGTTCAAATGTCGTTCGCAGCCTTGGGTAAGTTGGCCGAAGGTGCACGCTACGCGGTGGAAATTGTAGACCGTGGCACCAAACGGGTGAGTTGACACACATAAAAGAACTAGGGTGGGGAGATCCCCACCCTAGCGTCTTATGCTGTCACATCATGCCGGTTATAGGCAATTGAGATGTCGTCACGAATCGATACGGACCAGTCCGGATTGACCGACAACTTCTTCCCAATTGCAGGGCGAGCTGACGGGTCCTTCATGCTGAAGATGAAGATATCCTGCCCCTCGCCAATACCGTCCATTTCCACATCGATAATCTCGTCGCCAAGACGACGTCTGATTTCCGCGGTAATGGCCGACGCTGAGATTGTCTGCCCCCGCAAGTTCACCTTAATGGCTGACCGGGTGGTCTCTGCCAACGCGTTGAGGAAGTCGCCGTTCTGACGCGTAGCTCCTGTCAGGTAGTACCTGATGGAGAACCGGGTCTCGGCAGGCAATTTGGTAATATTACCATCGCCCAACAATACATCCAACATGCCCATGGTGGTTTTGGGGAAGAAATACAGTGAGGTCTTTTCCAGTAATCTAGTGTCGACCGAGGGAATGTCAACCAGAATGTACTTGAGCAACTGCTGTTCAACCATCTTCCGGTATTCCTGGGTCTCCTGTGTTTGAGAGATCAGGAATTTGGCGTCCATTAAGAACATCTCCATTCGCCGCAATACCTTACGAGGTTGTGCGATGATGGGCTTACCGTCACTGCCCAGTACCACATCGCCTGCCTGGTGTAGTACTACAGGCTCACCGTTCTTCAATACAGGATCGCCTTTTTTGTGCAGTAGATTACGCTTTACCACAGGTTTGCCATCAACGGTCTCGATGGTGTACTTGTGCGTTCCCAGCACCTCATCCCGTTCATAGACGTCCTCCGCATAGGTGTCATAGACATCCTCTTCATGTCTAACGTAATGGAGCGTGCCTGCCACAGTGCGTGTGTTGGCCCAGAGTGCGCCCAGATGTGACCCCAGGTCAAACCGTAGCTCTTCATGGGTCGCCGCCTTTGCCCCGAAATCACGTGAGCGCAGAATGCGATCAACCTCCACCGCCCGGTAATCAGGAGTGGTGTAATCAGACACACTGTAAATCACATTCATGTTGACATTCAATGGCATGGGGATGGGCGTTACACTATCGCCAACCATGATAAAGTTCGTCACAATCAAGTCGTGATTTCGATCGATATCAAGGTTGGTGTCGAGGATAAACTCAAACACCCGCTCACCGTCCGGATCCGTACCGACATAGGTTCCATCCAGATACGCATACTGGCCAACATAACCCCGTGGAGTGAAGCTGATCTGCACATGACACTGTTCGTTCTTTAAGGAACGATACGTCTTGTCGCTCTTGGTTTTGATCAGTAGCCGATAGCCACGGTCGTGGGGTTCCAGGTTGTATGTGTCAGTTGATACCTCCAACGCCAAGGTCTCGTTGGTGGTGTTGAACCGTTTGTTTGTGATGGCGGGACTGCTGAGATAGTACGGTCGGCTCTCAGCAATCTCCCCATTGATATCCAGCACGTAATGAAACGGCGTGTATAAAAGGGTGTTGGCATTTACTTCCGCCACCAGCTGATTGGCCTCCATTCGCAGGTACTCACCTAACCCACCGACGGTGTCCAACGTAACCTCACCGTTTTGGTAACGGTACAGTGTGGAAGGTAGAATCGTCAGCCGCTTGCCGTTGTCCTTCACGGTATCTAGCGTGGCCAGCGTGGCCACGCTGGCCGTTACGATGCCGTTCATGGTGCCGATGGCGGTAGATAACCCAGGGATGGTGGACTCTGGCATGTCGATGGAAGCCAAGTAGATCCGCTCAGTCACATAGTCAATGCTCTTGACCACACTGAAACCCTCGTCGGCCAGGGCGGTTTCCAGCTGCTTCTCAGACACTGGTAACTTGCGTGCGCCGAATGAGTTATCGATCACCCGGTCCCTGAATTCCATGAAAGTCAGGGCAGGGCGCCCACCACGGAGTTGGTCGGCAGACATCATTGACAGTTGAGAGAACGTGTTCAGTGGTGTGTAGAACTGGCGATCAATGCGTCCACTTAAATCCCGCAGCACGAACTGGTAGTCACTGGCCTCGTACTTGGACAGGTCAAGTTCCACTTTGCCACGCGTGGTGTATATGTCCACCCGAACATCGCCGCGTACCAGTCCCGTGCGAACGTACACGTCCGGGATATGCACCTGCAGTTCATTATTCAGTACTTGCAGTTGGGCAGTGGGCTTAAGGGGATCGATAACCTCAATAGAGTGGGTGGTGCCGATCTCCTTCCAGGTGGTGCGTTCACGTACCCACACACGCGCAGTGAAGTACTGGTCTTCGAACTGATAGCGATGACGCCAACTCACCCCTTCGGTGATAACGTCAGTGAATGGTGTAATGCGGTACTGTAGGACTGGTATCTGCACGATCATGGTGTCGATGGGTCGTCCGTCGTACGGGACGGATGCCATCCGCCAGTCGAGGGTGTTGCTGGACAGTTCGCGGATCGGCGATTGAACGCTGGTGTCGTAAATCACCTGAATGCCGCCATACGGCATGACCCGGAATTCAATCGGGTATTGCAAAGTGAAAGGGTGTCCCGCTACGATGATTTCAGTGTCGGTGGGAATCACCAGTTTTCGCACACCTGAATGATCGCGCGGCATCGCTTTGTTCATCACTTCATCTTTACCGATGAGTAGGGCGATTGTGGTGCGCGCCGGTTGCGCAAACCGACCCAATGTGTCGCGGTCAGACATGTGGCCGTAAAGGTCTTCCCATTCCGTGGCCATGACTGCATTACGCCGCCGCAGGACTTTCTGTCCCTGTTCGATGCTGGCCTGGGCGAGGGTGGCGGCAGCTTCGATAGAAAACACCACCGGGTTATTTGGATCGAGGATCTCAATGTCCTCTCCATCATTCACTGCGGTTAAGGTATCCAGAACCGCATCTTGCAACAGGGAGGGGTTGTACATCACTTTGCGCATGTCTGCCAGTAATGCTCGAATGTGGTTAGCCATTGCCAGTTTCCTCTAGGATACGATGATAGTCTTCGACGTCCACGTACCATTGTAACTCCATGGTTTGTGGATCTATGTACGGGTAGCCGTAGTAGTTGAACGTTGCCAATTCGTCAGGGTAAAGACGTGCCAAGTTCTCCCAGCCAGAAGGTCGGTATACGTCCGCACTGTAATCTTCCGGCACCATGTCTGGATTGAATAGCGCTACGGTGGCGTTGAACTCCTCCACCAAGATCGGGTCGAGGTACTGTGCCCCCACCATCTGGAACTGCACGTTGATCTGGTCATTGGCTTCAGTTAACAGATTGGCTGTGTCGACATTCATGACCGAACCGAGAGTGTCGTTAACAGGGAAGCCGGCAATCCCCGCCCCGATCTTCGTAACGAAGCGGTTGGTGGGGTCCATCAGCAACCGATAAATGCGAGTCTCGTAATTCTTTTCATGCTGGACCATGTTGCGCATCCGGGGAATGAAAGTTCCGTCAAAGTACCCGGACATTAATTCCAGCCAAGTGGATAGTAGTTCGGTGATGATGTCCTTGTCCAGGTTCTGAAACACGGCGTTTAACGTGTAGGCGTTGTTCACCGCGTAGTGTGAGTCGATTAAAGCAAATTGTTCTCGCTTAATACCCTCATTCGACAGGTACACATCCAAGGTATTGTCAGGAAATCCTGACAATGACACCAGGCGGTTGCTTAGGATGGGGAGAAAGGCCTGGCGGTTATCAAACGGGATGTCGGGGTGGCAACGTAGTCCCAGCGCGGTGTTGCCTTTAACCATAGTGGTGAATTCCGACAGGGGGTCTAGCATGGCAATGATTGCCCGCTGAGCACTATTCATGGGCATGTCGACCAACTTCTGGATGCGTCGTGAGGCCCGTGCGGTCTCCCTGGTAATGTGCATGTCAGGGCGGGTAAAAAAGGTGTACCCGACCCGCTCCCGGTTCTTCGGCACCTGTGTCGGCGCCATTCTATGGTTAAACCCCATTAATGTGTTTGTGATAGGCGAGGCCGCATCGCCACGTCCGGTCAGCCGATCTACACGTCGCCGACGGAGCTTGCTAATAAGTTCCAGCGTGGCCGGATCGCTGTAATCTGTGGGGACCTGATTGTCGTGTTCTGACATGTTAAACTTTCCTTCACCGGAGTAATCGAATTATGTTAGCAGAAGAAACCAAAACCCTGCTGTCAGGCATCGTGACGAACCTGCCTGATCTGTTTGCGCAGCGGGGTGATTCCTTGCCGGAATATACCCGGACCACCCGCAACGACTTTTTGACCCTGGTCGAAAACGACTTGCTGTATCTGGATTACCTGCCGGACGTGTTGGACCGGGGTCTGTCCCTGATCTCTGGGTACTTTTTGAGCGCTGCCACGCTGCTGGTGGATGTGCCGGAGATCAACGTCAAACGTGTGCTGGATAAACTGGCTGTAAAACGTGACCCGATCGAATCGATCTTGGGGTCAGGTGCCGCCATCTACAAGTTTGTTGGTACGGAGTCGCTGGAATACGGCTTGCCGTCCAGCGGTCCCGCCTACCACGGTTCTATCGCCGCTGAGTGCTTCGCGCTGGAAGCGGACAAGGTCACCGAAGAACTGAAGCGGGAACAACGCCGGCTGCGTGGCGAACAGATCACCGAAGAAACCGAAGTGAACGTTAACGTCAATCAGAACGTTAATGTCGATAGCGGTAAAGGTGACGGCAAAAAAGGCGGTGGTGGTGGCTTCGGTCGCAATGACCTGAAGACCATCGATGAGCTGTCCAATCTGTCTACAGGTAAAATGCTGGAGCTGACCCTGGAGCGCAATGGTAACAAGATCACTGTGCCACTGACCATCCGTTTGGCCGTAACCAACACCGACCAAGAGTCAATGAAGACCATCGTCTCTGCCGCCGGCGTGGATAACACTTTCAGTACCCGTTGGCGTCGGATGCGCAACGGTGATCTGTCGTTCGTTAAAGACCTGCTGTTCTGCCACGATCTGGTTGCAGAAGCCCGCCGGGCGCGTGTGCGTGACAAATCGGGCTTCTATGAGCATATGATGCGTCGCCGTAATCGTAACTTCCTGTCTGGCCTGTTCTCGCTGTCTCCCTCCATTAATAACGCTTCGGCGTTTCTGGTGATGTCGCAGGAAACCGCCGACGAAGCCGCCTTCCACTTCGGTGACGATCTGGATAACTTCAAAGTGCGGGAGAAAGTCTTTGCCAGCACCGCCGCTATGATCATGGCTGTAGTGGACACCAAGTGGGACACTGTGACCTTCTACCACCGGTCTGTGGATGCGTCCAATACCCTATCCAAGAGTGACCTGAAGCGTGCCTCCAAGGGCGCTAACAACAACGTAGAAGACATTGTAAAGGCCTACCAAGCCGGCAATGCCCCTGTCATCTAAATAAGGAACTGACCATGAGTGTGGTTGAATACATTAAAGGGATGCTGCCGTCGTTTGAGGCATCGTCTCTGCGCGATAGTCTGATGAACCTGGCGGATGAGCTCGACAGTGAGACCATTCCGTCGATGAAAGCACTGGCGGAAGCCCTCCCTGGCAAACGTGACTGGGCATCCGCTGAAGTTAAGCAGTTGAACGACGTGATTGTCACCGGTTATAAAGGCAAGGTACCGTACCGCGATGCCAACAGCCTGGAGTTGATCCACAAAGTGGCCACCAACATGCAGACCACGTTGCCGCTGCTGAAGAACCAGGTGACCAAAGAGTTCGGTGCACGTGTGGTGTCCAGTGGTCTGACCTTTGGCAAAGCCAATTTGCTGCAGCTGGCCGAGGTGGCCGAGTTCTTCGTGAACTACGCACGGCTGTACTTCAACTATGTGTCGGCGGTAGAACTGAACAACCTGTCCGATAGTCGCCGCCCGTTGGATGGCGTCGCGCCAGATGACCAGCAATACCTGATGGCCAATCGTCACTCGTTCGTGATTGCAATGCGTATCATGGATACCGACGCCAAGCAACTGGAAAGCGATCTGGGTAAGATTCCCGACATGTTGATCGATGCCACCGCCGAAGCCGACATGCGGGTCGTGGTGGGGAGTGGTCGCATGGACCCGTTCCACATGGCCAACCTGCCCTTCCCGCTGTCCTTTAGTTACCGTATTGGTATGATCTGGGCGGAGCGTCAGTTGGCCCGCTACGATCAAGCTAAGGCGGACGCTCGTGCTTTGGAGTACCGGACCATCCTGATCAAGCAGCGACTGGAGCAAGGTAAAGGTGATGCGGCATTGGAGCGACGCCTGAAAGACGAAGAAGAACGTCTCAACCTCATCAAGCAGAAGATCGAGAAGATGGAGAAGAAGTATGGTCTCAATCGACCGAGTTAAGGCCTCGATTGTGCAGCTCGATGACCTGTGGACGCTGTTTCAAGCGAACCCGATGCAAGCTCGTCGGTTTGAAACAATCCATAGTGTGATCGAAGTATGTGCAACGTTGATTCCGCTGATGTCTGGCTTTGCAGCCAAACCGCCGGTCACAGGTGCATTGTATGACAGCGACACTGTGCGTCGTTTCTATAATGAGTCTGTGGGTTTCATCCTGGGTGAAGGTCGGCCTATCCGGCTGGAACTGTGGGCTGGTATCATTAACGATATCTATGACACTCCTAAAGAAGGACTGGTCGGTAACAAAGGCAGTATCACCGGACAACAGTTTGCGCGCTTCAAAGGCGACAATCGGGTCACGGCACCATCCTTTGGACAAGGCCATGTGCGTAAAGAGTTACTATCATATGCACACCGAGACATCCTGCATATGTGGTTACTCCGTAAAAACGGCATCGATGATATGCTGCAAACTCTGACAGCGCTGTCGAAGATTTACGCAGTGATGGATCATCGCCCCTCTTTGTGAGGGGCAACCCCCTGTTCACCTTGAACGGGCCCTATTTCCAAATCGACCTATATTGTGTAGGTTTAGTTTGTTGTAATGGTTAACCATAAAAGGAAAATACACATGTCTTATCGTAAAAGCTGGGTTGCGGTTGAAGAGTTCGACGAGAACGTAGAAAACGCCGACCTGATGGAAGTGCCTTCCGAAACTCTGGAAGCCGACCTGGTGGAAATCGAAGGCCAGGACAAGGACATCGAAAGCCTGATCGCTGACGGTGAAGAACTGGAGCATGACCAGGAGCAACTGGACGCCCTGACCGACAACGCCGAAGCTTCTCTGGAAGAAGACGGCATGGATGAAACTGCCGCCCGCGCCACCGAAATCGCCGCCGAAGCCTTCACCGCCAAGTGGGGCGTGAAGCGCCAGAAAGTTGGCCTGGAATCCTTCTCCTCTGCCGATGGCCGTCGTCGTGCCACCCAGGTGGCTGTAGAGTCCCTGAAAGACGCTGCCGCTAACATGTGGGACACTTTCGTTAAGTGGCTGAAAGAGCTGATCGCCAAGGCCAAAGACCAGCTGCTGAAGCTGACCAACGCCGGTAAGTCGCTGAAGAAGCGCGCCGAGAAACTGGAAGCCCGTCTGAACAAGGGTCTGGGCGTGCAGGACAAGAAAGAAGTTGATGGTGGCTGGGTTAAACAGCTTACCGTGGACGAAGCTTTCAACTACGACTTCTGCGTGGGTCTGGGTAAAGACAGCGCCTCGCTGGACAAACTGGCCACCAAAGTTGCAGCTTCTGTTAGCGACGCCAACAAACTGGTTCGCGGTGGCTCTCCCGTGGGCGATGGTGCCAAAACCGCCACTACCGAGTTCGGTAAGAAAGTTTCCAAGAAGCTGGCCATCGTTCCTCAGGGCGCTACCAACCTGAACGTTCGCGCGCTGCCTGGCAATGCTTACGTGGTCGATTACACCCATAACGACATCGCTTACACCCGTTTCGTAGCCGCCCCGGACAAGCCGGCCGGTAAAGAAAAGATCCAGCCCCTGGACGCTGCCAAGTGTAAAGCTGGTGTTGAGGCCCTGTACGCCATCGGCGACGCTCTGGAAACCAAACTGAAAGGTTTCCGTGACGCCAATGCCGCCATGGAAGAGCTGGCCAAGGCAGTGGGTGAAGCTGCCAAGGCTGTTAAAGACGCCAAGAAGGACAGCGACTCTGACAAGGAGCGTAAAGCCAAAGCCGACCTGGCCAAGGCCCGTCAAGTGGTTGGCAACGCCAAGGCCCAAGAGCGTGCTGTGATTACCGGTCTGAAGAACGCCGGTGCCGGTATCGCTGGCTACATCGCCGCGTCTATCGGTGCTTACAAAGCTGCCTAAGGTTACCCTTAGCTAGTTGAATCGACAGCGGGGGCTTCGGCCCCTGCTGTTGGTTTTTTGTGCGTTCTCAGACATCATGTAGGAGGGCTAACAATATGCCAATCAAAATTGTTGAAATTCCGGATGTGAATAACACTATCCAAAAGAACATCCACGACAGTGTGAGTCGCAACTTACTGCGCTATTTGGGGCTGGAGGGTGCCGACATTGTTTACGAGGGCAGTGAGGGTCGCGAGGTGGCGCAGCCTGACTCCACCGTGGGCGAGCAGCGTACGCTGTCCTACGGCAACACCGACCGGGTTGTGATCGACTACGATGAGCAGCGTGATGTCATGAACCGGATAGAGCGGGCTCCCGGTGCTGATTTCGAATTGCCGTTTTTCAAAGACACTGACAACCGTATCTCAATGACGCCCACGCAAGTGCGTTACGACGTGACGGTTACAGTTCGTCGGCGCGCACCATCTCGTGCGATTGTCGCCAACTGGTGTAATGCCATCCAGCGTATTCTCGATCAAGACCGTGCTGTGATGGTTACAGTTTGACTTCCACTACGTCATCCCCCCCGCTTGCCTGAATCTGGCCGCTGCCTGCTACCGTGCGATGGAGACTAACGTTCCATCCGGTAAGTCCCTACTGGAATATCTACGCTGGAACTTCAGCAAAGCCGTTACGTTGATCAGTAACATGGCAGGGCAGGGCCAAGAGTACGCAATGCGCCATACAGCATGTCGGGTGGTGGGGGTGATTACCGGTGATGGTCCGCAGCAGGTCCGCGACGATAACCAAGTCAGTTGGGTGGGGGAATACCAGTACCGCTTTAGTTACACCCGGCCCGAAGCTGTGGTGTTGCGCTACCCGGTGATACTCAATAACACTTTGTTGCCAGAAGAGTGGTGGGTCGACCAAACACACCCAGGCATGAGCTTTGAAGATGATGCCAGTAGTAACGTCCACGTCAACGCCGGTAATCAATTGACGCCGCCTGCTGAGGTTACACTCCCCATTTACGTCCCAGCCTGCGATTACCCTAACTTGAACCTGCCGTCCATTGGCGGGTATGTACCGATCATCATCGGACAGTTGGTGTTTGATAAAGACGAAATCACTAAGCCTGCGTTCCTGTTTCCACTTGACGGAATTCCTGGCGTAGACCTTGATGATAGCACGCTGGCGTATTTGCGCGATGCATACTGCAGTGGGAAGAATGGTAAGTGTTCGGTGATGAAAATCATCGTCTATGAAGACGGTGTACCGCTAGACATGGACCTGGTCGGAGTGGACTGCGCAACCAATGAGGTGTGGCTGGACTACCTGCCTGACTTAACCAAGAACTACCAGTTTGCCATCGCCCTGCAAACTGACTGGACCATCCTCAGTGATTGTCAATACGACAGCATTCGACGACACCCGGAGTTCGTGGATGCTGTGATTGACACTTTCTTCCCGTACCTGCGGCCGGCTATTGAACCGGAGACGGGAAAAACCTACCCCACGCACAATCTCGATAAAGTCATCGACTTGATTGGCGGGAACGGCATCACCAATGCCGGCAATGGCGGATTACGTCCCACCCATCCGAACATGGGTCCTTGGGGCAAATCCATTCGTATCATGATTACGGTGATGAACAGTCGCCTCTTTACTTACCTGGATCCGAGATATGGCACTCGCAGCGCGTAAACCAACCCCCAAGCCACCCGTCGGCAGTAATCCACAGACGTCCTTGGATGGCGTGGTAGAACATAAACCTGTAGTGACTGATGTTGCCGACCGCAAAGCGATAGTGGATACCGAATATGCCCCTGTCAGTCACTTGATCATTCACACCGGCGGCGATGGCTGGACAGTCGATTATTATCGCCAACAATTGGGACTGGACGATGTTTTGCAGCCCTTGCAACGTGGTACTCTCCCAGCTCATCAGCAATACCTGAAAGTAGAAGGGATGGTCATCAAGGTTGACCAGGCACTGGAGCCAGTGCAAGACACTCAGACTAAGGAGTTCACTGTCACTGGTGAGGGAGCGATCGAGTATGGTCTCATCCCGAACACGGGTGACATGTTCGTTGCGGACATTGGCTCTGGCAGAACCGGGTTGTTTCTCATCACCTCCAGTGAGCGACTGATCGACACCAAATCGGCCACCTACCGCATTCGTTATCAGTTGGTGAGTGAATACACCACGGTATGGGAAACTGACCTGGAAGCCAAGGTAGTGGAATCTGTGGTGTTTGAAACCAGCATGGTGGAGCTGCACGACAGTCCGTTCATGTCGAAAGAAGCCCACCGACGGTTGCTGAGCTTGAACGAATATGATGTTCGCATCCGCCAGCAGTTCATGGACCGTTTTTGGTCACGGGCGGTGAACTCTATTGCACTACCCAACTTACCAACGTTGACGTACGATGGGTTCCATGCGGCGTTCTGTCAACACGTGGGGTTAGGTGATGTCTTGCGTCCCATTGACTTGTACCGATACGGTACGGTGGATGCTGAGGACATTCCCACGCTATGGGATGCGTTCCGGGAGATGGCATTCTGGCCCATGATGGATGCTTGTCGGAAACTAGGAGGGACGTCTGTCAAAGCGTTCGGGGGGATTGCCGCGTACCGTGGGGTGACATGGTCGCCTTATAGTCAGGCCATTTACCCAGACGGCGGTGTGCCGGATTACCCGGACGCCATCCGAGTGTGCACTGCATGGGTCGACTTCTCCGACAATGACGCTATTACAACCCCTCAGATGCTCCCTGACGCCCTGGCGGAGAAACATCAACTGATTGATCGGCCCGTGTTCCCGACACTGTCAGGAACGTCCTACGTGCTCTCAAGCGCATTCTACGATGAAGACCCGGTCCAGATGTCAGTGCTGGAGCTGTTGTCGTATCGGATGCTGCAAGGCGAACGTGTCAGTGGTGAGCTCGTACAGTGGCTGTGTGAGTCGATCTTCCTCGAACCGCGCCAACACCAGTATTACTATATGCCGATTCTGCTGGTCCTAATTCATTATTGCCGTCGAGGTGACTAAATGAAAGAAGAACATTCCGCAGCATATAAGCTGTTCCATTACCCTTACATGTTTTACGTCCCACGAAACGAAACGTTTGATGAAAACGACACCGAGTATTTCGGCAGGGTCTCCACTGGTAATGAAGCGTGGGATCTGCAATTGGCATCAGCCATGGAGCCAGTGTACATGACACCTGCGGAAGCAGCAGAGTTCGCTGGCCGGAAAGTGCGGGTTGATATCCACGATCCCAAAGACGCAGTAGTGATTTACCGGATGCTGGCAGATCACCTTAATGATTGGCATCGTGTCGTGACGCAGGGGGCGATTCGTCGCAAGGCGGTGCCGCTGAAAGGGCTGCGGGAGTTCAACGACTTAGCGAGACAAATGGCCAAAATAGGCCGACGTCACGGTTTGGTGGAACTGGAGATCCCCAGCGAGCAGAAGCGACATCACCGGACGTTCTCCTCCGGCTTCGTGGCACCGATCCAGTTGAAGGACTTCGAACATGATGAATCCATCTTTGCCGAAATCCATCAACAGGCCACCATACGTCACCGGTTAGGAGGCAGGTCGTGAGTGTAGATCCGTTCATCAATGCCATCAACCGCCAGCTAACGCGGGCGGTGTCGCTGCCGTCGTTTCGCTATGATGCGGAGGTTTCGGTTTCTGGCATGCGGTTTAAGTCGGTGGCGGTTACCGCCCTGACGGAGCGTCACCTTTATTTGGAGAACTTGTTTGAAGATATTCAAGTGACGGTGGCAATGCAAGCGTCGCATTACACCGAGTTGGTGTTGCACGGCCACGAAGACATGACCATGAAACTGACACAGCGACCTTATGAGGGAGGTACGCCGTACACTAAAGAGTACCATGCGGTGATTATCAGTCACCAAGACGGTAAGCGTGATGGTAACATCACCGACGTCGCAGAGCCTGGCGCGCTGGACTTGACGACGTTCTCAGTGATCACGTTCCAGCTGATCACCTCGGCAGCCTTTGATCTTCGCCTACGGGAAATCGGTGCCATCTATCCAAACTGCTGCGCAGTAGATGTGCTACGGCATTATTTGGCTAAAACCAGGCTACATGACCGACTCAGCCAAACCGAAGCCGTGGCCACAGTTACGGTTGAACCTGGCGCGTCTCAGCGAAAGTTCAATCCGATTAAAATACCGGAAGGGACGCGATTCATGGCGTTCCCTGACTACCTGCAACGTGAGTATGGGATATATGCCCAAGGGCTGGGCTGCTTCCTTCGCGGGCTAGAGTGGCACATCTTTGCGCCGTTCAATATCACCAAGCGTGATTACGACATCCCTCGGTTGGTGGTGTTTAACGCGCCTCCGGCGCGTTATCGGGACGTGCCTAAGAACTTTCATATCGTAGGTAAGACCGTGACAGTGATCGCGACAGGGGAAACCAAGCACCGACGATATAGTGACGAGGATGCGCTGAACGGCGGGACGGGAGTGCGGTATGCGGACATGCGGTCTATTAATGGTAACACATCCACCTCGGACCCTACGGTTGATCCAGAGCGCCTGCCAGAACAATACATGACGGAGTATCGTGGCAGTCGACACCTTAAAGACATTCAGAACACGGTGACGTCATCAACCCGGTTTTCAGACAACCCACTGGTCATTGCGTCAGTAATGGCCCAACGTGGCGGTGAGGTAGTGGACGTGACTTGGTTACATGGAACCTTGGAGCCGTTACGGCCAGGCATGCCCACCACTTTCTATTACGGGGCGAATGGAGTGCTGAAGCAACGTTATGGCACATTGCTTTCGGCAGAGCTGGTTTCGTCGATCCCGCAGAAAGGCTTCATCGAACCAGAGCACCGCAACGTAGTACGTTTGTCGTTATTTTTAAAGGATGATGGCATGATGTGAAATAACCATTACATGCACTAGAAAAGGATACTTTATGTCTTCCAAGATCGTCAACGTTGATCCAACTTTGTACTCACCTGCGTTTAACGAGTATGTGATGCAGCTGCTCGGACAGGCGGTGACCAACCCAACATCGGTGTCCATCAACCCGGTAATGTCCACTGTGACCATCGACAGCAAAGAAGTTACCGTTGAAGCCAAGGTAGAAGAAGACTTGATCAAGGCTGCAATCGGATTGTACACCCTGCCTGCGGTTCTGCGTACTGCCCTACCGTATCAGAGTTGGGAGTTCATCGAGACAGTTGCTACCAAGCTCGGTGTTGCCTTCGGCTGCGGTGAGTTGGAATTGGTCCACGACATTACTCCGGCAATGGTCGAGACTGAGATGGAGCACGTGCCGTTCAGCGCGTACCGTGTTGACCACATCACCCGGTGGCGGGAGCATGGTGTGGTCTGCATGACTGACGTACTGATGGAAGATGCGGTGTGGGTGGGGCCTCAGCCGGTAGAGCGAGTGCCGGTTGTGTACCCGGTGTTAGTGGTAGGGCGTTATCTTGCACTGAATGCCGCGGTTACTGTACCGCATAACGTCACTCGCCAGTCCTTGAAAAAGGACGACGAGTTTGGACCGACAGTGTGTGGGGCAGTTATCTATCGCAGTCTAGGTACTGCGGTGGTGGAGCAGAGCGGTGTTACCGCCACCGTGAGCTACAACGGCGACCGGTATCGGGCCGACGTAATGGGTTGTGTTAAGGCTAACTAAAACAAACCGTTATACTATGTAGACAACCTCTGGGTAAAGTTGCGAACTCTGAGTGTTTACGATGCGTGGGTTACGTTCACCTGTACTTGCGCGGGGTTAGTTGTTGTTAGTCATTGAATCCTGATTTTTGGAGAGGCTTCGGCCTCTCCTCTTTTTTGTGCCGTATAAAAAAATCTTCAGATATATATTATCGAGGTGAACCAACAACCATACTTGGAGTTTAGCATGCTGTACATTCTGAAAGGTCTGGTCACCGAAGTGTCTGTTGGTGGCAAACTGACCACCAAGCCGGTACAATACGTGGTGCCACTGAAACATTTACGTATCTCTGGTGAATATCTCAGTTACGGCGGGATTCCCATTGAAGCGTCCTCACTCATTCGGGTTGAGGATGAGTTAGCAGGCGATGCCGCTTACGTCGACTTCGTGACGCGGGTATCTGACAGCACTCGCGCGATTGCCGCCTGTGTTATCGCTAATAACAAAAGCGCAGACATCATCGAACGTTTCCAGCGTGAGGCTGATGTGTTAATGAAAGAATTCAGGATGACCGTTGCCACTAAAGGTACCGTGGACGTAGATAATCTCCGCGGTAGATTGTACGAGACTGTGCGCGCCTATCAATAAAAATAACAATAATGGAGTTCAGATGAAATACGTTAAGGGTTACCAGATTAACAAAGTTGGTCCATTCTGCGCCAAGGAGTGGTTCGAGGGATTTACCGACGATGTGGTGGTAGATAAAGACACTATCGTGGTTTGTGGTTTGCCACTTCCCCGTGAACAGGTCACTGAGTTGGTGGATGTCAACGTTAGCATTGCGACGCTTGACTTTACTAAGCCAGTGAAGAACAACAAACCCACCTGTAAGCCTGAGGAGGACGAACTCTTAAAGCTGTTCGATCGCGATGCTTTCCTAATGGACTCCTCGGTGTTGTTGGCACTGAGCAAAGCCGAGGGTAAACGGGTGATTCCTGACGTCTGCCGGAAGGAGCTGAAGCAGCAGGTGGCATTCCAACGTGCAGTACTCACCACCGCAGATAATCAGCAAGAGCGCAAGGATGCGTACCAACGCATGCGTCAGCTTTACCTCACCTTCCTGAAAGAAATCAACGCCGCCCCGACGATTAAATCCGTCATGCGGCAAAAAAGAAAATAACTGGGAGGGGCTTAGCCCCTCCTTTTTTTTTTTTGTTTTTTTTTTTATCCGAAGAGGCCGTCCATCTCACCCAGTATAGAGTTGGTGTTCACCGATTTAATGCTGTTGTCTTTATCAAGGTGCACATCCCACGGTAAGGTGCCCATATCGCTGAAAGGGATGACACGGTAGCGGTGTGCCACCGGTGTATCCACCAGTGTCCGGTGCTTGCCACGCTGCACTTCCAGGAACGACTGCTCGTTCACTTCTGTAATACCGAAGTACAGTTCACCGTCAGCCTCGTTATCCACCGTGGTACAGCCGTCGTAGTAGCCCTTACCTGGCAGTAACCGAACGTACTTCATTGGATCAATGGACTTCAGTTCCTTGGCTTTAGGAGACAATTGATGTGGAGCCAACAAGGCACACTTACGAGGCGCGCAAACGTTACGTGCCAGGCGGTACAACTCACGCACGTCACTGCCAATAGTACCATTACCCAGCCCTGCTCGATTAATAGTGCCAAGATAGTCTGCACGACACACCACGATATGGTAGCCCTGTGACTCGTACAGCGCAAAGGTCTCTTCTAGCGCCGAGATCTCAAAAGCCGAGTTGATGTGTCGCTCGAACTTGTATTCCCAACCGCGCTCCCGGAGCTTGTCACAAACGTACTTAGAAGCCTCTGCAGGATCAATGTCTTTGATGTTGACCGGTACCCCTTCCAGGTTCTCCTTGATGGCCTTGTACGCAATCGGCAAGTTAGTTTCCAACTCGTTCTCAAAAGAGAGATCGAGGATCATGGCCTTCTTACCTTCAGGGACGAATGGTGCTGGGTCGTTAAACAATCCCAGGCTCAGCGACAGCATCAGTGAGAACGTGGTCTTGGCGTTGTGGGGGAGCGCTGGCATTAGCCACAGCTCACCAGGGACGATGCCGTTGTTGATGCCCATCATGCGGTTCAGGAACTTCCAGCCGGTCTTAAGGACATTACCTTCAAGCTGACGTTTGGTGTTCTCAAAGATCTTTTCGAACCCTTCCGGGTTGTCTGTCCCAACTGAGGCCACCAAACTAGGTCGTGCCGCATTCCCACCATGGCGATTGAGTTTGGACAGCTCATGCTGGAGTTCTTGCGCCACTTCTTTCAGGTTGGCTTCTGCGTCATTATTCACGGCAAACGATGCTCGTGAGATCAATCTCCGCATTTCACTGCGGTTACTGTACAGGCTCAGCTGCGACGCGTAACTGGCAATGGTTTTCTTAACATCATCTACAGAGTCTTCATCGTCTGACAGCGCATGCTCGATATTTTTGTAAAATGATTGGTCTAAAGAGCAATAAATCCGAATCTTTTGTAGGATCGCTTTGCGATCAAAGACCAGGTCGTCCTCTACCAAGTCCTTAACGATGGACTTAACGCCAGCCAGTGCAGCTTGACTGTCCCCGTCAGCCATCAGTTCGGGGGTTTTAATACTGGCTATGACTTTCTTAATAAGAGCGTTATAGCGGCCGCGCTCACCGAGTTTACTTTCGTGATAGATCAACGCAAGACTATTCACGAGTGCAATTTTCTGTTCCATGCTGCCCCTGAAAAAAATTCAAATGAGGAAATAAGTAATGGCCAAGTTAGTGTTCATTCCCGACTGGCTCCGTGAGGACCTGCAATCCACGGGCACGTCGTTCGCTGTACTTGATGAGAACCTGACGTCGACTATAGTATCTCAAGTTGATGTTATTAATTACCACAAAGCCCAGATAGAGTTCTTTAATTTTTTAACCAGGGGTAAGGAATACGGCCCGGAACTGTATCTTATGTACAACTCGTTGTTTGCCCACCCACTTCCCGATATGCCGGAACTTGAAGCATATTTGCAGCAAGGTCGGGATCGAGAACCGAACCCTGGGTTGTTGGCGTCTGGCGTGGGCGAGTTCGCACAAATCACCTTTACCGTGGACACACAGTCTGAAGGCGCATCCATCTATATTATAGGGGGATGTGGCGAGCATCAGACGCAAGATGGTGTTGACAAACGCTATACTGTGATCACTGATATGTTGGCTGTTATGCATAACCGCTTGCGTATCCAAAATGGGGCGGTGGACAAATCCTCGGTCTTCCGGGACAATCCGTCGCTGACCACATTGTATGTGGAAAGTATTCCGTGCTAACATGTCGCTAGCATCGCGAAATTTGTACTGTTTGTTTTTACATGTAAAACAATTAAGGAAAAGTCACAATGGCAAAACTCAATAAAGGTCAGGCTAGCGTCGGCTTCAGCAAGATGTATTCTGCTGCTGAGAACCTGCTCGCCACCAACGAAACCGAACTGCGCGACGGCAAGGCCGTTGGTAACGTGATCGGCCTGGAATCCCACATGGACGGTGTGAGCATGACTCACCGTGCCAACCTCGAAGAGAAGCTGGGTGACCAACTGGCTCAAGCTATCGCTGCCGAGAGCCATGTCGAACTGACCGAAGCTCAGAAACAAGCCGGTGCTATCATCGCCATGGCCAAAGGTGACCTGGTCGGTTACGCTCATGCCGCCATGCGTACTGATTTCCCTGCGCTGGAATCTGGCGACGTTGATGGCCCTGCCATCCTGGCCGGTGCCCACGGCCTGAGCGACCAAGGTGCTGAAAGCATCGCCCTGGAATACTTCACCGAACAAGCTCTGGACAAGCACCTGGCCGCTTCCTTTACCTTCAACGTACAGGCCGCCCGTCAGGACAACTTCGCTGAAACTATCATGCCCACCGTTGTGGCTGACCCCACTGATGCTGGTCTGCTGATGGAAATCAACAAGTCCATGGTGCACCGCGCCGTACGTCATGCCGTACGCTCCAAAGACAGCGTACCGTTCCAGCGCCGTAACATCCTGGATGCCGTGTCTGACCACACCGTCCTGGAAGACCGTTCCATCGACATCGTTCCCTACATGTTGGAAGATGGCGACAACGCCGAGAACTTCGTTGACGCCAGCCTGGTAACTCCGCACCACGTGATGGTCGGTGACTACAGCGTACGGACCAACCCGCTGGCTTTCTCCGGTAAGAAAAAGAACATGCTGGAGCTGTCTGCTCATCCCAAGCTGGTTACCTCCGGCGTACTGGATGAGTCTGACGAAATCAACGGTCGCGTGGAACTGGCCAAGCTGTACTTCACCGTGAAGAAGAAAGGCGCTGCTGACACCACCCGCCAAGTGCTGGTGATGAACACCGCCAACCTGCCGCGCTCTACCTTCAACAAGAGCCAGGAAGGCGACGGTATGGGCATGGAACTGTCCTTCTCCGGTGCTGCTTTCCTCGTGTCTGGCGACAGCACTGACCGTGCCGGTCAGCCCGTGACTGCGTTCGACGAACTGAAGTCAGCCGGCTACCAGCTGCGCTTCACCATCGACGTGCACAACAAGCTGAACCTGCAGACCGGCGTTGAATCGTCCATGCATTCTCCGGTAGAGTACCTGGAACTGTCCAACGAAGACGGCGACCGCATCGACCACACCAAAGGTGCCGGCAAGACCGTAGTTGATGCGCTGGAAATCGTACCCGTAGGTTACGAGTACAAGATGACCCGTGACAACTCCAACCGTCGTACCAAAGGCCTGCTGCTGGACGGCGTAGTTGAGCGCGAGCGTTACAAGATCCAACTGGGCTCCCCGATCACTTCTCGTAAGCCGATCGGCCGTGAAGACAAGGGCGCTGCTATTGAGCGACTGATCACCGCTTCCCGTATCCGCACCAGCTCTCAGTGTATCACCAAGATCCTGAACGTGACTGACGTGCTGGAAGAAGTGGTGAAGGGTATTACCAAGGAAAACGAATACGACGTACTGCCGATCGAGGGTGTGGGTCGTCACTACGTGCGTCCTTGGTTCGATCGCTTCGAGTTCGACGTGGCCAACCTGGTGTCCACCAAAGACTCTCAGGACGTGGATGAGAACCTGGCTGCCACCATCGTGGGCCTGATCCGCGAGCAAGTGGTTCGTGCCATGCAGGAATCCCGCTTCCAGCCTGCGCTGGAAATGCTGTCCGGTTACACCATGACCAAGCCCAAGGTGATTATCGCGACCGACATCGTGATCGCCAACTGGATTGATCGCAAGTCCAATCGTCCGACCCTGGGTGACCAGTTCGAGTACGAAATCGTGACCACCGCCGACAATCGTTGGAAAGGTCGCATCCAGTGGTTCTTCAACGTGTCCGACGGCACCAACGGCATCAACCCGCTGAACTTCGGTAACCACATCTGGGTACCTGAGCTCATCACCGATACCAACCTGACCCGTAACGAAGGCACCGCCAACGAGATCACCGTGCAGACCCGTAACACCCACGTGGTACACTGCCCGATCACTGGCGTGATCATCCCGCGCGGCCTGCGCGAGTTCATCCAGTCTCGTCCGGTTCAAGGTATGGTATTCACCGGCGAACTGGCCGGCGGTACTGGTAGCGGTGACGACCTGGTAATTGGTGACCTGGTACCCTGATCATTGATAGGTGACAGAACCAAAGCATGAGAGGTGGGCTTCGGCCCACCTCTTTTCTTTTTGTGCGTCGTGAAGAAATGCCCTAAAAAATAATCAAGGCCGTGTTTTTTTACTGCAAGGTCGATGTTATGCATGACCCTTCGAGTGAAAGTTGATAAAGATATATTTTATCAACCTGCACAACGAGGTGATTTATGCTAAAGACGATTAACACACGGGCATCCAGCCCACCACCTGGGAATTTGCGACCCCAACTTACCATGTCGTTGGCATTCATCAATCGCACAGGTCGGACTATTACGGTCGTTTGGAAGAACGGTCAGAATGCCGTCCTGCACCCGATGCTTGATACTAACGCCAGCGGCATCTTTACAGTATTGGTCACCTATACCTTTAACAGCGACACGCATTTCAACAGTCTGCCGCAAACCTTTGAGTTTGACGGGACAGAACGTCGGTTGTTTGAGGAGGCGATGGCACGAGGCACTAGAAAAGGCAACACCCTAACGGTGGCGTATCAGATTCCTTTCGAGGAATTGGAAGGCTGTCGTGGGGTGTATCATGACGTGCTGGATCTGGTGTTCACCGAGAAACGTAATGAGGAGGTTCCGAAACACCCGCGCTCAAGCACCAGTGTGACCGAAGCGCTGATTCCTGAAGCTCAGACCGGGATGATCAATTACCGCATCGTGGTGGTAGACAAACACCATCTGTTCGGACGACGATACATCAACCTAGGCGGGGAGGTGATCGAAGTTCCAACCGTGCAGTCACCGATCATGCCAGACGGGGTCTATGTGGCGTACTCCACGGCCAAGGTCGCAGACGCGACCCGATATGAGCTGGATAGTGACAATTGCCCTATACGGTTCTGGTACTCGCGCAGTGAGGCTGCGGCTCATGGCGATGAGTTGGAGGTTGCGAAACATGACTTTGAGATGCGCAAGCATGCACTGAAGCTACAAGAATTGGAGCTGTCGGCAGGGAAAAGTCAAATGGAAGTCGAGCACAAGCGAGAGATCCAATTGCTCGAAGCGGGTAACAAACGCATGGAGGCACAGTTGGCAGAACGCGAGAAGGAGTTGGAGCACCTGCGTAAGGTGAAAGAAACCAACCACAAAATCAGGGAGGCTGACATCAAACACCAATACGAAGAACAGTCTGCCGTTCGGAAGAACACCTCCGAGTGGCTTAAGATCGTCCCTTCCATTCTGGGGTTTGCCGGGTTAGCTTTTGGCATGTACAAAGCAAAGGCATAAAGTAATGCAGAGAGATGCTCTTGATTTTATCTACGAGAGTGGCGCGATTCCAAAGATCAATCCAATCATCGGGGAGGGGTTCAGTTACCATCAGTTAGTCAACCTGCATAAAAAGATTGATCAGCTGATGCGCATTTTGCTGCGGCGTGAAAACAACCCGCGCCTGCCTGAGGGGTTTGACTACGTCGGGATGGAGTTAATCCCGGTGGAAGAGGAATATCGCGTACAAGCCGATGGTAAAGTACGGCGCCAACCTTCGGATAAAAGTGCGGGGTATCAACACTCCATCACGGACACCTACCTGGTGAAGTACAACTTCGTCAACGGTGGGGAAGAGTTTCCCAAATACATCGAGATCCCATTCGTACGTCGCGGTGGCGTCATGCACATCCGCAACGTGAAATACTCCATCATGCCAGTGATCAAGACCAAAGGCCTGTCGGTTACACCGAAAGGGTATTTCGTCGAATTCCCCAGTAACCGGGTGAACTTTGAACGGACGCCTCGCAGCTTCCTGGTTAACGGTAACACTGAGCATGTGTACATTCCCGTTACTACGGAACTGCATCGTGGCAAGAAAGACGGCAACGCCAAGTTCAAACCGCCACTGATCGGATGGCTGTTTGCACGGTACGGCATCACCAATACTTTTGCACAGTTCTTTAACATTGACGTGCAGGTGTACCACGACAACGATCCAAAGTTGCAGACGTTGGACACGAATGAGTTTGCGGTGTGTCGGGCTCCCTTGCCATATAAGAAGGAAACGCGGTCACAGTTCGCAGTGGTACTGCCGAAGGAACAGCTGACACCCACCGCCATGATCTTTATCGGGACCATGTTCTACGTGGCCAGCTTCTTCGGTAACCGCTTGGTGAAGGAATACCTGGACGATCCCTCGTTGTGGATGATCATGTTAGGCTACTCCATCTTTGGCAGTGGTAAGCATGGTGACCAGCACATCATCGCAGAGATCGATACCCACCTGGGTAACGTGGAACAGATGATCGATGACGTGTTCCGCCAAGAGTTGTTGATGGAAGGGATCGAGTGTGGTGATATCTACGAGTTCCTGTTCTACATCGCAGACCAGACCACTCGCATGGATGAAAGTCGCACAGCTAACCTAGCGAACCTCTGGGGCCGTTATCTGACGTGTTCTGAGTACGTAACTGCACAAATCCGTTACGGCATTCAGAAAGCTGCATGGGACCTGATACGGGCAGGGATGGATGGCAACAAACGGGCAGTTGGGCTACCTGTCTCCCGACAGAAGGTGTCGTCCATTATCCACCGGAACATTCACACAGACACCATTCAACGTATCGTGACCAACCACGGAGAAGTAACACCG